TTATTCTGATAATTCTGAAATACCTTTAATAAAAATATTGATATTCTTGCCGTCCCAAACTATCCTATCAACTATCTCTTTAACAAACCCTCTTTTTTCTACAATAGTTAATTTGTCAAAGTTTTCTTTAAGATATGTCATAGCATCTGTTAAGCTGTTTAACCTATCATTCATCTTTGCTTGAACGATATTTGTATCTTGCAATTCGTCAATTCTTTTTTGAGTTATTTTATTTTGATTTAATAACTCATTTATTTTCTGATTGTAAACTTCAACCACTTGTTCTGGCGTATCATTTTCAATAGATAGAGCCACGATATTCATAAATTTATTCACCGTGTTCTTATTAGTTTCTATTTGCTTTTTTAAACGTCCAATTTGTTTCTGCAAATCATTGTCAATATTTATAATTTGTTCTTTTAAATTTTGAATTTGTGAATCAACAACTCCGTCTTTTATATCGAAAGAAAATAACTCGTTCAAGACTATTTTATCTAATTCGTCTGCATTGATGTTAGAATTATTGCACTTAGTTATTTTTTTATCCATTTTGTTTTCACAAATATAAAAGGTATTTCCTGATGGATATTTTTTTGGTCGCATATAAGCTCCACATGAACAGAACAGTACACCCGATAAAAGTGAAGTATTGCTAGTGGAACGTCTTTCGTTTGCTTTCCCACCGAAACCATCTTTTGAATTTGCCTTTAATTGCTGCTGAATAGCCACCCATTCTTTGCCTGCTAAAATTCCTTGGTGTTCTGATATAGTAACAATCCATCGATCATATGATTGCATTTCTCTTTTTTGTCCTGAAAACCTATTATACGGATAAATGCCTTTCTTACCATTACAATCGTCAAGTGTAAAACAAACATTACAGCCTAACTCAGTGAAATAATTTAGGCTATCAATATCCGCAATGCAGTAGATTGGATTGGTTAAAATGCGTTTTACATTAGATTTATGCCAATAGTTATTTTTTTGAGTTTTATAACCATTCACAAACAAATATGTTTCTACTCCGTTAATGCTACCAAGCTGTTTATATTTACTGAAAATTATATTTACCAAATCTATTTGACTTTCATCAATGATAAGTTCAAAATGTGTCCTTTTACCATTTGTAACTTCAATGGATTTATAGCCTAATGGTGTTGTTCCTCCGAGCCAATGACCTTCTTTCGCTAAAAGATACATATTATCTTTAATACGCTCTGCTATAGTTTCTCTTTCTAACTGTGCAAAAACCGCAGCTATATTCATCATTGCACGTCCCATAGAGTTACCTGTATCAAAATGTTCTTTTACGCATACAAATGACGTATTCTTTTTATTTAGTTTTTCAATTAAAGAAGCAAAGTCGCCTACATTACGGCTAATTCTGTCTAATCTATACACAACTATTAAATCAAATGGTATGACATTTTCTATTTCCATCATTTTTTTAAATTGTGGTCGGTCAAGATTTTTACCGCTAAAGCCTTCATCTTCAAATACTTGTATGGAATGTTCTTCGCCATTATAATTTGTAGCGATATAATCTCGACACATTTCAACTTGATTTCCAATACTTTCACCTTTGCCTGTAAATTTTGATTTTCTTGAATATATTGCTATTCTCATTTATATGTCTCCTTTTTGTAGATAGTCTTTCATTATAGCATATTTTCTGAAAAAAGTCAATAAATATAAAGGTGTCCGACAATGGCAAATATTGTCGGACACCTTTATATTTATGCTATTTTTTTTATCGTATCAATAATAACAGATGAATAATAATCATTGAATTTATCCATGTTGTTTGGATTATGTATAATGATATTTATTGGTATTTTCTTTTTACCTTTTGTTACCAAAGCTGTTTTGCTTTTTTTCATTTTTTTACTCATAATCTTACTTTCCACTACTGCCAAGGCGACCTGTACCCCTTTCTGACGGAATGGCTTTAAGTTCCTCGTATGTATATTCTTCTATCTCAACTTCTGGAACAGGAAGTACAAGAGCCTGACAAATGGCTTTTTCATATGGATATAAAATGTAATTAGCTTCTCCATATGGAAGCAATAAAATACTAGCAAAATCATTAAAGGTAGTAATAAACTCTTTCTTGCAAATAACTATCGGGATGTAATTTGTATTAGTAATTGGAACACCCCACTCGCCACGATAGCCACTGTCAATTATTCCACACCTCTGTGCCATGCCCTTAGTGCCTGTTGAACTTCTCTCGTGTAATACGAAGCAGTAATCTGTATCACAAGCTGAAGCTATGCCTGTCGGTATTATAACTGTAGTATGTGGTTTTATTATTATGTAATCTTCGTCAAAACAAGGATAAACGTCATAGCCTGCATCTTCTAGTCTTTTGGTTGGAATGATCGCATTTAGTTTTGTCTTTGCAAATTTTACTGTTGTTATCATTTTTATCTCCTTTACTTTTCTTTTGGTTTATGTTATAATTAACAGAGTCATTAGTCGCCACCATTCAGAAACATAATATTGAACACATTATAACTATGGTGGCTAATGACTTATTTGATGTCAAAGGGTTTGCTTATATGTAAACCCTTTATTTTTTTGTGTTGCTAATCGCACCACAATACTACTTTGTTTTGCTTTAGGCTTTCCTGTACATCAATAACTCTCTGATTGCTTGACCCTCGCCATTTTAATGTTATGTCACGTTTATCATCTTCATATTGACCGTCAATGACTACATCAAGGTAGTCCATAATGGGCAAGTCTTTAATTTCTTCCCACTTATATCCTGTGTACAGCCATTGTGTTTTGGTAGGATAATATTCTTTTATTACCGCAGATATTGCCCATACTATTTCACGATTATCAGGAAACAAAGGATCGCCGCCTGAAAATGTTATACCTGAAATATACGACTTGTCTAACTGGTTACATATTTCAAAGATAGTATCAAGATCAAATGGTATACCACTATCTTTATTCCATGTCTGAGGGTTTTGACAGTTTTTACAATGATGATTACAGCCTGATACCCAAAGGACAGTTCTAAGCCCGTCACCATTTAACATATCATCTTTGGTTATATTATGATAGTTCATTACATACTCACCCTATCCTTTATCTCTGCAACCTTTGCGGCATTATATCTACTTTTACCATGTATTCTAGTAAAGCCCAAATAGCCATTCATTCGATCAATCTGAGTTATATTTTCTGACCCACACTTCGGGCATTTATCCATTTCTAGTTGCTCATAACCGCAATCCTCACAATATGATAATGCTAAATTTATACCCTCATAAAATCCGTAATCCATAGCACGTCTTACAAGTGTTTTTATAGCTTCCTTATTATACGATATAGGATAACGACAATACTGTATCTTTCCACCATTGAACAAATTCCAAAAACGCTTTTCAGTATCTTGTTTCTGAACTGGGGTAATATGTTCCCATACGCCACAATGGAATGAGTTGGAAACGTATGGTCTGTCTGATACGCCCTCTATTATACCATACTTCTTGCGGAACTGTTCAACTTGAAGCCCACACAGACTCTCGGCAGGAGTACCGTAAATTGCGTATAGTATATGGTCTTGTTCTTTAAATTCATTTGCCTTGTCATTTATGTATTGCATTACCTCATAGGCGAAATCACTATCTTCTACAAGTGACTTACCATTATACAAATGCTGTAATTCGTTTAAAGCAGTGATACCAAAACTCATAGTCATAGCTGGAAGTATTGGTTTTATTTTATCATTAGGGTTGAGATTACCACCAAGAAAACCACCTTGAGTAAATCCCATTGGATTTGTTGATGCCTTTTTCTCTCCTAAAAATTCATATGTTCTTTTGTGCAGATTTCTTATAAGTTCGAGGTAATAATCAAGAACTTCATAAAAATCTTTATTCTCCTGTCTTGCCTTTGCCAATATCATCGGTAAGTGTAATGATATTGCACCAAGATTAAATCTGCCCTCAAAGACAGGATAATCATTTTCATTTTTTGGTTTCATGCCACCTTTTGCAAACCAAGGTGACAACGAAGCTCTACACAATGGCATAATGCCATTGGACTATATCTTTACACAACATTCTGTTACCAAATGTTGTGTACTTCGCTGTTCCACATAAAGAGTCGCACCTTATGTGTACTCTATTCACTTCTTCACACAAGTCTTTCACTTATGCTATGTTTTCGATAGTCTCTTGACGATTATCAAAATAACTAAAATAATAACCTAAATAATTTTTGGGAAGTTCCCCTTTTAAAACTCTTGCTATTTTATGTCTATCTAAGTTCAATACTCTACCACATTCTCTAATTGATGAAAAACTATCAACAATATTGTTGTCAAAATCAAATACAAACACCTTTGTTCTATTTTTGTGAATCCTGTTTCCACTGTGCCAACCATGCAGAACATTATATGAATTAGTACACCATTCCAAATTATCAATATTGTTGTTGGTTTTATTGCTATCAATATGATTTATGTATTTATAATTATTAGGGTTTGGAATAAAACAATGTGCTATAATCACATGAACTCTATTATGGTGTTGTTTATGATTCTCCATTCTATATTGAACTTGCAAATATCCATCTGTACCGAGATATGGTTTTAATTTACGCATAGTTCTTTTGCTGTATATGTTCAGTTCTTCGTCCACTAAGAAACCGTCATATTCTTTATATTCCTTCGTTTTGTCCTCTCCTTTTTGTCGGTTTATGTAAATTATTTAGTTATTTTGAATTTCGCACAGGATTTTTTTAGTTCCCTGTTAGCACAATTCCTAATTATCATTTCCTATAATTCCTAAAACGTGAATTGTACACCCTACATTTGTAGGTTTACGAAGTTTTAGATGAGCCGTAGTGTAATTTTTAACCCATCAAACTGACAACTTTTCCGTACTTCTTATACATCTCAGGAATATAACCGTCTCCTGTCAAGGACAAAAAATCTGGATACATCGCTTTACTGCTACAATCAATGGCAACATCAAAAAGCCATTCTAACTTTTTACCTTTACCATGTAAATTTTCATCGTACAAAAACGTCAGCTTTGGAAATAGTACAGGTCTTTTAAAGCCCTCTTTTCCTTGTCCGCCCATTCGTGTTTTTAATGCCACCTCGCTTGCCATGGTTTCCCACCTGTTTGTACCTATGCCGAAACTAATAGCGATGAAAGGATAATCGCCTCTTGACGATCCTACAGAATTAAATGCCATTTCCCATGATTGAAAACCCTGCTCAAAATCTCGATAGACTTTTCTGGTTGCATATTCGTCAGCTTTATTCTTATTACCGTTATCACATATGCTTAGGTATTCATCAACATATTTCTGATAACTTTTTTCGGCATATGGAGCTAAAAGAGTATCAACTCTAGGTATCGTAAAACCCAATGCAGATGTATATTTCTATACTGGATACTGCACTGCAACATATCTTCACAACCGCTAATTGTGCCTACTGTTTCAATTATGTGCCAATCTCATAATCTACTCTACTCGATTACTTTCATAATAAAAGCTATAATATTATGATATTCTTTCGATGTCCTCTACACTCTCTAAATTCCATTGATATTAAATTCCATTGATAACCTTGAAGTAATAATTGCTTTTTATTGTTTGTATCCTGATAGAAGTCTTTACCTTTTAATCCAATATTTTTTCCCAATTCTTTTCTATCAAATGTTCCAACATAAATATTGTTTTTGTATAATTGATACATAAATCTTTTTGGCGATTTTTTATTTTTTAATGCTTTTCTCGTATTATTTTCTCTAGTTAATATTTGCAAATTTTCTATTGAATTATTTTGAGGATTTGCATCTATGTGATCGATCGTCAATTCCTGTGGAATATCCCCCATCAGTGTTTCATATACCAATCTATGTACTCGGTAATATTTCCTTATATGTCGATTATTTTCTATAAAAGAAAGGCATACTTCTAAATATCCATCTTTATCCACTTTATAACAATGTTCTCTTGGTTGAAATATATTTATTCGCCCTTGTCCACCTTTAACTTTAGTAGTTATTACTTTGCCACTTTTGGTAACATAGTATCCGTCATATTTAGTTTTATAAGCAATTTCATTTTCAAAAATTATTTCCTCCATAATTAAACCTCTCACTAATTTTCTTATGGAAATTAGATAGCACGGTATTACCATATCAATTATGACTTAGGTTTCACCGTTAGCAACTTTCGTCACACCCTTTAGCAAGGTTAAGTAGGTTTTATTACGGCAATATTACTTACCGTATTGTTGACTAGCCGCTGACATTGTTACATCGCTTATGACATCGAAAGTTACATCAAGTGTCTTAGGTTCGTTGTAATGAATATTACCCATTTCAAAACCGCCAGACAAAACATTTGCCATATCGAAAATGCAACAGTTTATACCATCAAGTCTGTCTTTCTTGTCGTGGATATAGATGTAGCCCTCTCTCGCTGCCTGTCTTTCTTCAACATTTAAGAAAAATTTATCATACAGATTTTTATTTAACTCGCCATAAATCAAACTACGCTGTGTGCTGTTCATAGTAGAGTCAGTATTGGCATTTGAAACGTCACCAATATAACGAATACCTTGGGATTTAGTATATACATCGTCCATCATATGAACAAAATCTTTTTTGTAATTTCTATACTGCCTATAACATTCACCTGATTTTGGGTAAAGGTCAAGCAAAGTTCGTTCGACTATTGCGTGTATTGCCTCAACTGAAATGCAATCATTTTCTAAATCTTCTTCCATTATGTAGTCCATAACAGCAGAGCAAATTTTTTCATAATCTTTATCCGAAAGATTTTCTAATGCCCTGTTAGCCGATTTGCTACAGGCATTGATTATTTTTTGATAATCAAAATCTTCTAATGTTCCGTCTTTTTTTATTACTTTCATTTTATCGCTCCTTATCATCATTCACAACAAACTCTATTCTTTGTTCGTTTTCTGTATTCCCTATATTCTCTGGCTTTAAGTCTAATTCTATTTCTGTACCCATATCAGTTTTCATAATTATGTTAATTGCCTCATCAATATCATTCCAATTCCTACAACGATATCTTTGGTGTAACATATGAGCGTTGTTTTCATATAACTCAAACCCAAGTCTATTCCATGGATAATCAAATAAAATTTTATGATAATAGCCACCAACTAAATTGTCTACGCAATCATCAATTAGAATGTCAATATCCCCACCGAGCATTTGCTTGTTCTTTATGACTATCAGGCTATCATACATATTTAAAAATGGAAGTTGTTCTTGTAACCAAGCTGCCTTACTAGAAATGTTCTGTGGGGCTGTAGCTGTTACTATGTAAATTTCACAACCTAAATCATGGTATTTCTTCAATGTAGCAACACAATTTTCAAGCACTTTTATGTTGTCCCATACTCTCTTATCTGTGAAATAGTCATAGAATTTGTCTTGAGATACATTTTTAAAGAACTGTCTCATATTATAGGTAGTTATATCGGCAACGGACAAATTATCATTATAGTCCTTGTTATAAACATCAATAATACTCTCTGCTAGATTATTAATGACATTATCACAATCTACACCAATACGCCACGGTCTAGGTCTTATCAGATTTGCTTTCAGTTCCATTGGCATTTTCCTCTTTATCATTCTCGTTTAATTCATCAAGCATTTCGGTTACTGTTCTATAGGCTATTAGAAAACCAAGTACAAGCCCAACCAAAGCACCAATAATAAAATTAGCCATTCTTATCATGTTCCTTTCTGTATTTTTCGTATTCATCTCTAATTTGCTCCAAAGTACAAATTTTATACGGTATATGTCTGTTCTCACAATACACAACCTCCGTGCGACAGCCTTTAGAGGATCGCCAATCATTTGAAAGAACACTTGAACAAATAATCATTTCATCTGCAAGTTCTTCAAGTAACAACAGAGTCATGTTTAACCCTTGCTCATAAGTGGTACAATCGTAAAGGCTACCAAACATTGCAATAGGATTGAGATACAAATTCTCAGGGTGCATTATAGTTAACAACCTTTGGCACTCATTTATTTTACTTAAATTTTCTTGCTTGCCACCATATGGGTGGGATAAGTAAATAACACTGTTATAATGTTCTCTGTTAATTATGTTCGGTTCTGGTATCATTATCTCCCTCCTGCTTGGCTATAATTCTTTTCACATAATTTTTTAGATTTTCATAAGCTGTGTTTATGTTTTCGTCATTATTAATAACGTAATCAACAGATGATTTGCAGTTTTTAAATTCTATTTTATCTTGTTCTGTACGTTTACTGGTTTCTTTAAGTGCTTTATCAAAATTCTTGTACATTTTATGGTAACGTCCAAACAAACGCTTGTACCGATTGATATACGAGCAATCTATAAAAATAGAATAAATCTCTCTGTTGCCTTTGTACTTTTTACGGAGTTCATTAAGCCCTGTTTGGTCTACAACGTAAAGATTATATGTATCATCGTCAATCTGACTTGCCGTTACTCCATAATGATTGTTAAGATAGTAGTTATATGCCACGATATCATTAAGTGCTTTAAATTCCTTTTCTGAAACAAATGTATGTCCTTCTTCTCCTTTAAATCTAGGAGGACGTGTTGTATAAGAGGGTATTTGTTTCATATTTAATTCTTTTTCAAGCATTTGTACAAGTGTTGATTTGCCACTTGCCGAAGCTCCAAGAATACAAAATAGTGGTTTAGTCATTTACCGTCATTCTCCTTTAAATAGCATGGAAACATTTCTTTACACTCTCCAACGTACTTGCACATAGGAACTAAAAAATCTTTCCAAATATCATCAAGTTCAATAATTTTATCGCACATTTCTTTTATAGCTTCTCTTGTTTCTTTAGCAGCCTGATTGCACAATCTCTTATTGGCAATGTTCATTAGTTCTTCGCCATTGAAATCCCATATCATGTTTACAGGAGCGTCCTGTGGGGCTTTAGTTCTATCATAATCAGATTGCCTATCGTTTCTCTGAGATTTAACGTAAGGTTGTGCGTGAATGTGTCTCACAAGATGCACCGCTACCCAATTAGGGATATCTTCAAACAGTACCGAAAATCTTAATCTGCGTATCGGTGAATGTCTTGCTTTTAATATTTTATGTTTCCACTCGTCTGTCGGTGGTGTTTTAGCCTTTAGCCCTACTGTCACCAAGGCTCTTTGTTTTACTGCGATCCAATCTTCATTAGTTGGATATTCAAGTATTGTTACTTTCATCGTCTTTTCCTCTACTTTATAATAAATTCTGCGAACATTTCTTCTGCGTTCTTTTCGTGTTCTGTTGGCACAAACATTATTACCTCGTTTTCAAGGTCAAGTGCAAATATACCCACTATACTACTTGCATTTACGCAATAATGACTCTGCTTCAAGTCTATATTATAGTCAACCATGTTCGCAAGTCTAATAAACTGCTGTACTTCTTTTACTGTAGTAAATCTAATTTTATATGCTGTATACTCCGTTACCATTTTCATCTGTCCTTTCTTTGTTTAATTTGTTGCCATAGCAATCATATAAGCTCTTTGTACGATTGCTTTATTTTTAGCTTTTGTTATCCTCTGTCTTTCTTTGGCTTGAATGAGTTCGTCCTCGCTCATAAAATATATATCTAGCTCTCTACACTCTGACTTGTAGCGTTTTAGCTGTCTGTTTTCCTCCTCTCTAGCTAAACGCTTTCTTTTTCCTGCTTTCTTGTCGTATGCCAATTTTTAAATTCACCTCTTTTCTAATTAATTTTTTGAATTGATACAATATTACCAGAATAATTGTCATAAGTACCAATGTTGCCACTGCTCATAACATCAGGGTCAAGTGCATATGTATCAACTATAAACTCAACCACGTTCTTAAAGCCATTGCCTGTATCTCGATACTGATTATTATAGTCAGTATGAATATCAGCTTTACAATCGGCTAAAACAGCGGTGAATGAATTACCTGTGTCGGTTGTAATTAGATAGCGTGTACCTATTTCTGTACCATAATAACTTCCTAAAGCAATACAAACATCGTCACCTTGTCTGCGTATTCCCTGACTATCCGTCCAACAATTTAGTTGTAACTGATATTGCAGAGAATTGATGTCCGTAATACAAGCATAATCCATATAGCCGTGAAATGAAGTATCACCTGTTGGAATATCGTAAGAAATAAGTTCTATTTCTGGCTCTGCTTCAGACTTAGTAACTATCGTTGTAGTTTCGGTTACTTTATGGCTATACGGCTTTGTAGCTCTTGTTTCTTTGGTGGTTGTAGTAGATTTAGTATTTGTTTTTACTGTATTTTTTTTATTTTCTACCGATCTAGTTGTTGTGTTTTTAGTTATAGTGTTTGTGATAGTGGTAGTTGTATTAACTGTTGAATTTTCAGCTTTGTTTCTTTCAAAATTGTGCTTGTAATCTTCGTTAATCCCAATAACTTTTACAACTCCAAAGCCAATAACTATTATGCAAATAGCAATCATCAGTTGTATTATTTGTTTTGTTGTCTCGTTTTTCTTTTTGTTCATATGTATTTATTCCTCATCGTCACAATAGCAATGCTTGTTGTAATAATCTTCTCCGTCCATTTTTTCACAAGGGATATCATTGTATTCACACAAATCGTCAACGTCCATATTATGATTTGACAAATATTCAATAGCTTTTTCTCTGGCACATTCGCTGCAAAGTTCTTCCGAGTCATTGTCAATAATATAAAGCATATCAACCTCAGTTCCACACTTGTTACATATTAAAACACGATAATCTCGACCCATGTAACAATGACGGCAGGGAAGTCCAAGAGCAGTACAACCCACACAATCATTTCGTATCTCACTTGCCATGTTTTTATTCACTCCTTTACTTCTGTGAATCTGGCATAAAAGCTGTCATTAATATCGTAAACATTGTCATATGTATTACAACTTTTTCTGCCATGACCGTCTATTAGTCTGCCATTTTTTACTTCGTATACTTTCCCTTCCTGAAAATTATGAGTATCAAAGCAAGCTACCCATGTGCATTTCAAGAGAGTATTCCAAGCATTATTTAACATTCTGTTTCCTTTCTAGTTCCAATATTAACCTCAAACAGCTTTCCAAATATGTAATAAAGTACATCGACCACAATAGAGTTACCTGCCTGTTTATAAAGTTGACTGTCAGAACTAAAAGCTTGTGATTTATCGAATTGTTCATCAGTAAATCCCATAAGCCTATAACATTCTTTGGGAGTTAGTTTACGAACACGAAAACTTTCAACCACACCTGCATCATTAGCATTTGCCTTCAATGTTTTAGAATAACCTTTCATTGGCGGGCTATATCCAAAAGATTGACTTTGATTGGTGATTACACCACTAACTTCGCCATTAGAGTCCTCTATAAACCTTTTGTACATCTGCTGTTTCCATTCAGAATGTGACAGTTCATTAGGTTCAACTATAGCTTGGTTACAACTTGTAGTCAATGTTTGTGCGCAACCCTTTCCGACCCTACCTCTTCTTGTCTTAGAATTAGGCTGTTCCAGATTTACACTATCACCTTCATAAATTTCTGCATAGCCTTTCTTAGTTGCTTCTTTCACATAGGCAACCGGTTCTGCTATTTTAGTTTCTGTATTACCACCACCACAAGTATGTAAAGTAGGCGAAATACCTTCAGGAGAATAGTATCTTCTCGCAGATTCATATATTTTATCCCATTTGTCACCTTGTAAGCTACCTTCTTGTATGCAACGATTGGTGTCAAGTATTTGCTTTGGTTGCTTATAATCAGTAGCTACTAATGCACCCATAATGCCATTTGGGGAATAAACTAAATCTCTAGTTCCTATGCGATGATTGTGTTTGCCCTTAGTAGTGCCTACAACATTTGCATCTAAATTTTCCTTATTCAGTATAAGTCTGTTCTGAATTTCTTCACTCAAATAATACTTTTCATCTACATTATCTTCAAGAAAATCTTTAAGTCTGACTCCGTTATCAAAAGGCTGCGGAAATTCAAATTTGCCATCATCAATATCTTTGCGAATACTTATAGCAAATACTCTTTCTCTATTTTGAGGGATGCCATAGTCTTTAGCATTTAAAACTTTCCAATATGTATTGTAACCAAGTTCATCAAGCCAAGCCACCCATTCATCAAACTGCAGTTTAAATTTTTTACCCACAAGATTTTGACATTTTCGAGCATTAGATATTTTGGTAAAGTCAACATTTTGTTGGCTCTTTCAAGAAGTCTTTGTACTTCATATAGTAAACCTGAACGTGTTTGACCCTGTTTTATTCCCTCTTGTTTACCTGCCACAGAAATATCGGTACAAGGAAATAAATATGTCCAAAAATCAGCATAGTCAAGATGTTCGAGTTTACTAATGTCACCTAAATTCCTCGAAAACTTATTAGCGAGCCAATATTTTTCAAGCTCTTTTGATTTGCTATTTACAAATCTGTACCAATTATAAGGTTTATTTTTCTGAAAATCATATCCAAGATTAATTTCTGTAAGCTGTCTAGCCATTTCTTCTCTTGTAGGATATTCAGTATATGTATTTATAAGTTCTTCCGTAAGTCCACAATGAATAGACGCATATGCTAAAACTGCATTATGATCTATGTCAGATGTATGTTTAATTTCACGAGGTATTCCAAGCCTTTCTAATGCTGAAACTTGTGCGCCTATACCACTAAATAATTCGTTTACTGTTATTTTTTCCGTTTTCACTATTTGTAAATCCTCCAATTTGTTCTTTATTGGAAGATAATTGCAATTATCATATTCACTCAGGTAGCTAATCTGAGCGTTCCGTTTTGTTTTATCTCTTGTTTTCTTAATAAAATGTTGGTTTTATATTTTAGTTGCTTTCAACTTTTCACGATCTAGTTAATGCTTTTACCAATGCTTTTGACTTTTCAATCCTATTTTTCATATCAATAGAAAACCTACTATTAGAACACTTAAATTTCAAAGGATATATCCCGTTATATTCCGCAAGATGTTCTAATGTAATTCTATGCTTATTTTTCAATTCAGCATATGTTTCGTGTGTACACGTTACTTGGTCTAGTTTCACAAGTTCGTCACAGCAAGGACAACGTGTTATAAGAATTGGCACTTTATAAGGAGGGCATTTGCCAAACTCATATCTGCAATAAGGCTCGCCCATTGAAACTCGAAGCATTTCTTCTTCTGAGTGACCGATTTCACCTTTTCCATACAATTCTTTGGCTTCTTTTTCCTCAAAATAAAACTCAGAATTGCAAGCTTTACATTGCCCTTTAAATAGTGTTATGCCCTCAATAAAATTTTCACCCAATTTGGTTACAAACATTTGTTACCTCCATTTTCCGTCAATTAACTCCTATTACAATTATATAAACTCTGCATTATCAGGTAATCTATCTCGAAATTCTTTAGGTACTTCACCATTGTGCCATAAATTATTTGTTACGATAATTTCACCTGTATGTAATTTAATTTTAAATTCTCTACCACCATATCCCCTAAAAGGACTATCGCTCATTGGGTGAGCTTTGTCTAAATAATAACAAATGCCATTAATAATAACGTGTTCGTCCTTTTCTTTTATAATTTCAAGCCAGAACTTTTTATGGAAACATTCACTATTATCACATACTTTCTCATATGGCTCTGCATGGCAGACTTTGTGGAACACTCGACCACAGATTTCACATTTTATATTTTGAATATTACAATCCATTTGTTCGTCTCCTGCTTTTACATCAACCACTTTCTATATTTTCTATCTTGCTTACGCTTAATCTTCTTTATGCGGTTGTATATATAGTTCTCATAATGCTCAAACTGCATAGCCTTTGCATAGCAATATAACCATACCACAAAAAAGGTTAAAACCACCATTACACTTACTATAGTTTTAGTATGATGTAAGCCGTATTCGTCATAGAAATGTGCCATAATTGGCATTGTTAAAACAAAAGCACAAAAAGAAATAATACAAATAATAGTATATATTGTCATTCGTGTTTTGCACCATTGTTTAGAATATTTCACTACTTTAATTTCTTTCATCAATAAACCTCTTTATTACCCTTTTGAGCATATTTCTCTATAACAAAAAGGTCAAATCCTCTTCTTACAAACTGTCTTGTAAGATCATGTTTTATGCCATTACCCAAATATGTATAGATATAACTCATTTGCTCCATTGTAAAATTAGTTCCACAAATTTTATTGAAAGCATTAGTATTGTCTTGCCAATATCTCATAAGTCTTTTGTCTCGTGAATATCTTAACGCACAAGAGCAATCTCGACTTAGCCACTCACAAAGTTTTACCTTGAAATCTTCATTTGTTTTCACATCGTCAAGCTGAATATAGACATTGAATTTTGGAATAAGAATAACCTCGTTATTTCGATTAATAAAGCTATTTGGGAAAACTTGCATTGCAAGTTTTATACTTTCCAGAAGTTTCATTCTGTCTCCTTTCAGCCAATTCCAATTCTTTCTTTGTATTCGTCAAGTGTAATTTTGCCCATTTTATAATCTAAAAGTGATATAAATTCTTCTGTAGAAGTACTAAAGGGGAAATTACAATTGCGAAGTTCTTTTCTTATCTTTTCTATCGCCTGTTCAGACGGAATATGCTGCTTGCTCTCATTAACACAGATTTCCGAGATAATAAATTCCATATGCTGATATTGATTTATTAGGAATATTAGTTGCTCTTTCGTAAGAGCGTTAAGAATTTTCTTTGAAATCATTTATGTTCTTTAACCCCATTTCAAGATACAGTTCCTTTCAAACAAACTAAATTAGTTATGAATATCTAAAATTGTAGCAAACATACCTTTGCTTTTCGCCTTTATTTTGGCAAGTTTCTTGTCGAAATCTTCGTCTTTTACAAATGCGTGTCCGTTCCAAGTTTCTCGAGAAATAACATTTTCATCAAAGTCAATACAAACAAAGCAATCTATCTCGTCAAAATTAAGTAATCTGTCTATCTCTGCTATATCTGCATATCGTACCGAGAAATAGCAATCGTCAATCTTTAATTTCAGTTTACTAGCATATCTACCTCCAATTTCCCACCAATCATATGTAAATATTGGGAAGGAAATTATCTCGCCAGTTTCATCACATTCTAAGTTTTCTTCATCATAATCATAAGGTTTTAAAATTTCAGAAATTCTATTTTCCGAAGGTAGTTCTTTAGTGATTAAAAGTAAGCAACAGTGCATAAATATATCCTTTCTTATTATGTATTTTTTAGTCTGTCAACTGCAATATTAAAATAGTTCTCGTCAATTTCACAACCAATAAATCTTCTGTTTAGCTCTTTAGCAGCAATAGCACAACCGCCCACTCCCATAAAAGGATCAAGAACTATTTCATTTTCGTTTGATGAGTTTTCAATAAGGATTTTACTCAACCCTACAGGTTTTTCAGTATCGTGTATATTCTTTCCGTTCTCATCTTTTGTTTTTCTATTAGGTACAGAAATAATATCAGACGTTCCACAATGATTTATTTTTACTCCCCTACCTTTACGCAAAAATATTATGTATTCAAATTGATTCATATAATACTGACCCATTATTTTATTACCCTTATCCCAAATTAAACATTTAATAAAGTTAAAACCATGTCCGTTTTCATCTCTCCACTCATCAATCACTTTTAGAAAATGGGTTAAATTTTTATGGTTTGTCATTATGTAACAATGTCCAGTTTCTTTTAGAATCTTATAGAATTTAGGTAAATAATCTTCAATTTCTATATTGTTATATTCAAAGACTTTGCCTTTTCTATTAATAGATTTTTGCAACATACCGCCTGAATTTCCTGCGTTACCTCTTGCAGTTACTTTGTATGGTGGGTCAGTAAAAATCATATCAACCACAACATTTTTTGTAATAAGAGTGTCTAACATTTCAAGAGCATTTCCATTTACAAATATCGTTTTGTTGTCATTCAATTTCAATTTTTTCTTTTCACTTCCTCAATAGTTTGTAATCAAGACCTCTATATCTTTTGTCTTGTCTTTTTTCTGGTAATTACAGTTTCCGTAAGTGGTGTTTAGATAATGGATTTTATAATCATGATTTTCTGCCCAATCCTTTAATGTTAGGTTTGTTTTTAGATTATTCGATAATGCCCATTTCACATTTGATGTCGCAAGCATATCTCTCAAATCTTCCTCATCGGTATTAGTCCAACCGCCATTTTCATTATAGGTTGCCGTTGAATTAAAATACGGTGGATCGCAATACAGAAAATCATTTTCGCTAAACGCTACGCCGATGAACTCACGAAAATCAGCATTGGTGAACTTGCAGCCTTTATTGCTGATTGCTTCCGAAAATTCTATAAACCTTTCTCTTAATGTAGGGTTAAAATATCTTTCTCCAAACGGCATATTAAATTCACCTTTTGAATTAAAACGCATCTGATTGTTAAAGGCGTAACAAATTAGTGTATACAAAATAATGGGTGATTTGAATACTAATTTATTATAATAGCCACGCAGCTTCAAATACCCCCTTTTATTGATTTTCGACAAGTCGTACTGCTCAACTGTCTTATCTATTTCACTAAGAATTTTATCGGTTTCATTTCTATGTATGTATTCAAGAATTTGCACTACAAGCAAATTCAAGTCATTATAAACAACCTCTTTTGCAGGAACATTGATTCCAACATTAAAGCCGCCACCAAATAAATCAATAAAAGCATTAATGTTTTTTGGAAACAATGGCAGTATCTGTGGTAGAAGCTTGTATTTGCCACCTACATAATTAAGTGGCGATTTTATATATTCTTGCTTTATCAGTATCATCTCCTAAATAAAATTTCTCTTTTATTCAGATTTTAAGTGTCTAAAAGTGCGTATTTACGCTGTTTTAGGATATGCTAAAGTAGCGTATTTTCATTAACTTGTAATTCTTAAAATTAATTGCTTTATGCTTTCTTTTTGCCTTTCCGTATAATAGATGTGTCCTTTGTTCCAACTACTGTTATACTCTCCATTTTGATTAAATCTAATTAATCAATTAAACGAAAACAATGTAGAACATATAAGTAGTTGTTCGCATAAGTCACTAGAATATGTAGTCTTACTTAAATTACATTGTTCCTCTTATGTTTCGCATTTTATAACCCAAGATGGGTGTTCTTCATGAATTATTCGTCTGGCTAAATCCCATTCTTCTGAGTTATATTGGAATGTAAGCCATAGCTGAAATAAGAGTCTGCCAGAACGCTTATACCAATACGACTCTTTCCAGTACTGAAAAGCCTTATAAATTCTATCATTTAAATTATCATAATAGCAATTACCAGTATTAAACATATCGGCTAAACTACGTTCTGAGATTTTTGATATTATGTATTCTTCATTTGTCATGAATCATCTCTCTTTATGAACAAATAATCAGTTGAAATATCATCTATTACATTTTTAGCTGTCTCTTTAAACCATACACTCAAATCTCTTTTAGTCATTCGTGATCCTCCTCAATCTTTTCCATCATCTCAGGATTGTCATAAACGTTGCCAACGATAAAAGAGATACGTTCGCCATAGCAAGATTCGACTTCAAGTTCTGCAAGATCAATCGTATTAAAAAGATGGTTCGCTTTAAACATTGGAGTACCTACATCTGTCAGCTCCCAAGAAAGTGTTTCATCATTCCACCTTACATCCATAAGTCTATTAGTGATATCAGGAGTTACATTAATTATATCTCCCTCAAAAATTTTCTTGTCATACTTATCTTTTAATCCTGTATATTGGCTGATGGTCTTAGGGTCTACTACATAAGAAATTGGCATTGTATCAACAAACTGCTTATAGTCATTGTCCTCGATTTCCATATTGTCGCAAATAAGATGCTCGAGATTAACACCTTTGTCCTTGAAATACGGACGTTTTTTGCATACATAAAACCCCTGAACCCATTCGCCATTGTCTACACGTTTTCCTCTAAAAAGTATTTCACGCATCGTTATCACCGTCCATTCTTGCACCGCTAATTATGTCTCTATTATTCATTTCTCTCCAACGAATTGTAGATTTTGGTATTCCAAAGCGTTCACTACATTCTGATAATGTCATAGTCTCGTTATTGATAGTAATATAATGATTTGTAGATTTGTTGTTTGCCTGTGTTTTCATAGTAACCCATCTACAGTTATCAGGAAAATAATTTCCGTTGACATCTATCCTATCAAGGGTGAGAGTATCAGAGTATCCATTGTTTTCTGCCCAATTTTTAAAATTATAGAAGCTTTGCCATTCGTCACATACAGATATTCCTCTCCCACCATATGAGTGATAATAAGGGTGTTTCGCTCTTGTACACCTTTCCCTCATGCCGTCCCAGATTTTATAAAGACGTGTTTTTGTAGCGTGGTGAGTTGTTATTCCGTTTTTTATAATTGAATATCCTTTACATTTTGATTTTTTCCCATAGCAGGAAGACACTGTACTTTTCGCTACTCCTAAAAATTTGCAAGCATCTTTTTCAGAATTAAAAGTAATGTTTTCTTCGCCTTTGATAAGTGTATAACTTGTTGTACTATGTATCATTACTTTTCCTCTTTTCAAATATCGCATTTTGCTCCGCAGTTAGGGCAGTAATTTTATCTCACCGTGTGGATACTGAGCTATAAGGTGAATGATTTCACAATTACTGCATCTAAGCTGATTAGGTGTGTTTGTATTCTCCCATGTTCCACGCTTGACCTCCTGCACATCTGCCGCAGGTGCAGGCTCGTTTTTTGTGTTGTTTGCTATGTATTCTGAAAATTTTATGACACAGTTTTTAAAACCTGCTCCTAATACTATAAATGGGCAGGTTTTGCAATCATTTTTTGTGCAGCAATGTGCCGCCTTTACGACTTCCTCGTCAGTGAATTTCTTATTCATTTTCAATCTCCTTGAAAAATTCTCTCGGTTCAAACCATTTATCTTTAATGATATTTCCTATTCCGACAACTAATCTATCTTCCTGTTTTACTCTAACATAATGACCTTTTATATCTTCCCATTTTGCAACGCCCACAACGTCCATAATTCTTGTAAGTGCTTCAAGTCCCTTTTCAGAACCTTCAAACGATGTTCCATTGAAAAAAGCTAAGTTGTAACCACCAAAATTAGCTCCCCAGCCTGAGCCTTTAAGAGTTATAGAAAAGGTAAGGCAACAATGATCGTTTATTTCCAATGACACATCGGTTATTTGAGCGTTTTCATAAATAGTGTCAGTGTTGCTTTCTGCCGAAGGTATATTTTTTATTACAGGTTTAGACTCATTTTCTTTTATGTAATTGGCAAAGATAAGTTCACAATTTAATTTATTAAGACGAAACGGACAATTCTCACAAATGCCTCCTGTTTCTGTGCAGTGCTTTACTGCTTTCAAAATCTCCTCTTTTGTCATCATATTCTACCTCTTTCTATAAATAAAACTAAATTTTTATTCATTATGTATAAACAATTTTTCAGTTGCTACTGATTTATCTTTTGATTTAATACTTCTACTTACAGGCTTCTCCCATATACATATGAAATCATCGGGTGCGTTAAGCTCAGATACTAAAACAATATTATTTACAGACCACTTACGAACTATGTTCCAAAATTCTTCATAATCAAAATTTATGGAATTTGCATATTGCTTTTGATTTTGATACGGTGGATCACAATATATTACACAGTTGGTATAAGACAGATATTTGTAATCACCCTGTTCAAATGTAATTCCTTTTAGATTTTGAGACAATATGTTGTCTTTGCTTTCTCTATAATAATCTCTGTATCGCATCTTGCCATTTTTAAGCTTTTCATATCCCGATTTAGCATATCCACCATCAAAAAATCTACCATTATAACTAGCAAGAAAACCTACATTACCGTATTCCCAATCAGCATATTTATTATCTTTATTATTATAAGAAGCCCTAACATTATCGTATAATTCTTTCGATACTTCTTCATATAAAGATTCACCGTTTTGCACTCTTTTGAGTAACGCAGTCAGATATGGGTTAATATCAATGCCTATTCTTATGTCGCACTTGATTTTGTCAATAATATTTGCACCCCCAACAAATGGTTCTATGTACATGGCAATATCATTTTCGTTGACATACTTCTGAATAATAGGAACTATATATTTAGCAATTCTACTTTTTGAACCCATGTATTTTATTAGTATCACCTTCTTTTGTTTGCCTCAATAAAAGAAAACTTTTATATTACTCGTTCTTATCTTTTTTGCCTAGCAACCACTCAATCGAGGTCGGCTTTTTGTCTTCCCAAGAACAAAGATTGTTTAATACCTTTGTTATGTTGCTGACACTAATTGGATGTATTCCACCATACCATATTGTTTCTAATTTGCAAGGAGGGGTGTTATAAGCCATTAAAGTATTATGAACACTATTACAAGCCAAGTACCTATAACCAAGTAAATAAAGTCCCTCCAAAACAGTTCTCTGCTCATCTGTTATTTTTGGCTCGTTTGATTTATTCGTTATATCGCCAATAATTGTACCTCTTACTGTAGGCTCATCGGTTGTAGGTCTTGGGTTTGATATTCTTATGATAGTTTCGCCAGTCTTTCTTTCGGTCTTAATAGTGATTGTCTGCTTAAAATTATCAGCATCTGAGTCCATGTGTTCAAGTGCATTTTGAAATACCCAAGTATAAATTCGACCCTGGTCAATTTTTACATGATATTTAATAGAATTATCTTCAAGCTTAGTGCCAACAATCGTTCCTGTAAAATCTGTAATTTTTACTCTGTCACCTTTTTTAAATTCTTGATTAGCCATTTAACGTACTCCCTTTCTGTCACTTTATTATTAACGTTTTTCTTTTCCATACGGAACGTGTATAAAATCAAGGACATCTCCCATACCCAAGTCACCTTGATCTTTTGGTCTAATACAATAATCCCATATTTGAGGGTGAGTGATTTTCATACGCTCAAATCGATTGGGACTTTTCTCCAAATGACAGCCAAATCCACAAAACATACAACCTGTTCTTCTCTCTCCCGTTGTCGTATACCCCTCATCAGTTTTTACAACTTTGCCATATACAGAAGCTATTTGTAAATTATTCTTAATTATGTATTCAAGAACATCATTTTCAGTCCAAAATGATATTGGTTTAGATATTGGTCTAAGTGCTTCAAAAGCATTGCAACCAGTTCTAATCCATTCTTTTTTTCGCATACCACTTTCGTAAGCCATTGTTCCCAAAATAGCCTTTTTTCCACTTTGTTTTTCATAGTCCTTACAAGGCTTCTTCTTCATTATGTCGCAACATTGTTCAGAAATAGGAATGTCACTGTCTGCCAGCCTTTTATATCTAGACAAATTATATCTCGGTGTATATTTATCTTTAATCGCATCAAAATTATAAATCTTACACCAACGTGTATACGAGCCTTTTCTTGCGTAACGAATAATGTTTGCTACCTCTTTGCTAATCAGAGGATAACCATATGTATCTATTATTTGCCGAAAATTCATATTCGGCTTTAGCCAAGTAACGTTATCAAACGTTTTAACAAAAGCTCTAAGTTCAGGATATTCAAGACCTGTATCAACAAACACAGCTTCAACATCAGGAAACAAATTTCTTACAATATGTAAAAGAACTGTACTGTCCTTCCCACCCGAAAACGAGATATACACTTGTCCATTCCAATAATTATACCATTCAAGAATACGACTTTGAGTTATTAGAACTTTTCTTTCTAAAGGTAATGCTTGCAACTCCTTTAAACGTTGAGTATCATGAACTTTATTATCATCTGAATATCTATCATTATTCAATCTGTATTGCTTTCTCCTTTCTCATTTCTAAAACAATTCACAACCTTGTGCTTTAAAGCCCGCAATTTGTTGTTTCCATTGTTTCTCAGATAAGCCAAACTGTTTTTTTAAACACTTTTTACAATAAAATGTACTCGTATTTCTACCTAAATATTTCATATTCATAGCCAACACATTATTTTGACGTATATTTTTACCGCATTTGCAGCAAGTTTTATTAAAGAATTGTTCTGCAACATGATAATTAGACAAACCTTTATATTCCATCAATTCTTTTATTGCCTCATTTGTAGGAGCAGTTCGTAACAAACCACCATTCCAACAAGAATGATATTCTTTAACGGTACAATTAAGTTGTTGCCACCGAGAATTTTTTAAAAAATCTTCTTGTAGAATTTTATGCCAACGCTCATATGCTAACGGATACCAATATTTGTCCAATACCCAAGTTGTTTTTGTATAATAAGGACAACATATGGAACACCCAACTCTTGAATATCCTTTACGATATTTATTATTAATTTCAAGTTGGTTATGTAATATATAAAGCCACACGTCCAAGCTAGTCCATTTGCGAATTGGCAAAAGTCCATACCAATCTTTGTCATTCCATTTAGGGTTATGTGTGATATATTCTCTATCAGCTCGTTTATTACTTTCGTCATTTCTCACACCCATAATTTGTATTAATTTATCTATACCATGAACTTTAAAATATTGAATAGATTGACCTTCTTTGTAGATACTACAGCAAGCTCTACTAAATCTTGTTGGAATGAAATTTACTTTATTAAAATAGTTATATATACTTTCTTCAGGTGTTGTAATTATCCAATCTGAATGCTTTTTAACAATTCTATATGTATCTGCGGCATCACAGGTTGTATTATTAAACATTACCTTTACATTAGATGTAACCTTGTAAACCAAATCGAGAACAACGGTACTATCCTTACCAGTACTTGTCAAACACCAAAAATCATAATTTGAATATGTATCAAGAGTTGATTTTATTTGAAAGGAAGCGATAAAAATACAACCAATTTTTAAAGAACAGATTAGAATGTGGTCTGATTTGGGTTTTAATATACCAATTACAGAGGGGTTTTATTGGCTCGACCGAGGTATCATTAGAGCATTTTCGTCTGACGGAATATTACACAGACTTTATAAATACAAAGTTAATGATGATCTGACAATTAATATTACAAAACATAAAGAATATTGCGATTTTAACCCAGAGAGCTGGGAAGAAACATACAAACGTCTAAAAAATGGCTTGCAGAATAAAATTGATGAAAGTCTAAATGTAATAAAATCAACTTTTTATAAGCTGTTCTGTATATGATTTTGATAGATTATTTCTTTCATAATAATTTCTCCTATCTCTTATACTTTATAAAATTCTTTATCTTAAAAAACAAAGCTTTTATCTTTTGTGCCAATATCATCACCCTCTCTATCTCCAACAAGCGTACTCGAATGATAGTGAGTGCATATAAAACGCACTTAATTAATAATAGGTATATACTCAAGTGTACTCGTTTAATGGTATACTCATATTATAATGTACTAATTAATAGTTGTCAATATGGCAAAGTATACAAAGTTTGCTAGATAAACTTGTTAATTATATATTAACCGCCCAATAAGCTTAACCAAGTATTTCTTTGTGAAGCCTGCATTTTCAAGCATCTCTGAAAAGCACTAGGCTCGGCAATCAATGCACATTTGGTTTTAGCTCTGGTAATCGCAGTATAAAGCATACAGCGATCGAGCAGTTTATAATGGGTATTGTCGATCAGTACGATAACATTCTTAAAACCGCTACCTTGCGTTAAATGGCAAGTCAGACAGTAAGCCAACTCAATACTACTTAAATCATTTTGTAAGAAATCAATTTCCTTGTCGGCAAATTTAATTGTAACAACATTCTGCTTCTTACCGTCTTTAATTGTCTGTTCAATTTTTGTAATATAACCCATTTCTCCATTGAAAACATTTCTATCATAGTCATTCGTTCTTTGAATAACTTTCGACCCAAGACGAAATGTCTTATTACCATACCTGATCTCAGGTGCAGTATCGGGTGGAATTATCATATCTTGTAAAATAGAGTTAATTTCAAAAGAGCTATTTATCCTGTCCTTTTTACAAGGTGTCAAAATAATCGTTTCATCATAGCCGTCTTTCTTAGCTGCCATTGTATACAATTTAATAGCCAATTCACGCATACCTTCACGGCTCTCTCTAAACATATAGGTCATGTCTTGTAGCTCGCCAGTAACAACTTTTAGTTTTGGTTCAGGCAATGGGTTTTCTCCATTTCTAATTTTAACTGAGTCCGAAATGATACCTGACTTTTGAGCCTGTCTTAAAATCTTAGTCAGTTTACAACAAGTAAACACATTGCAATTAAGCAAATCATGAAAAATATTGCCACAGCCTATTGGTGGTAACTGACCGTCATCACCTACAATAATTACTTTTGCACCCTCTTTTATAGCAGAAACCAAGCTATAAAATAATGATGAATTAACCATTGAAGCTTCATCAAGTACGATAATATCACTAGACAATCTGTTATCAGAGTTATAAACAAAACCTGTCTTGTTAAAACCAAGCAACCTATGAATTGTACTTGCGAATAAACCTGTTGCCTCGGTTATCCTAATCGCAGCTTTAGCAGACAAAGCACAAGCTGATATAGAATAGCTTTTATATATCTTTGTGAGTCCTCTTAAAATCGAGCTTTTACCTGTTCCTGCTCTACCTGTTATAAGCACTACAGGGCTGTTGCAAGCCTTATATATCTCTTGTTTTTGTTCGTCTGTATAGCAAAAACCTTGTTCTCTTTCTGCTTCTGAGATACCCTTTTCAATGTTAATTTTATAATTTATTTCTTGTTCATTGAGATTTTTTAGGATATCCAAAATGGACATTTCGGTTTTATATTGGCGTAATAGCCCTACCTTATTTTCTTCAAAATGTAGAAATATCTCATGTTGCTTTTGTGTGGATTTAAAATTCTCGTACATTTCATAACAATCGTTTATGTTATCTCTTATCGCACTGTCCAATACAGACTCTAGCACATATGAATGACCGTCATTAGTTCCAACACTCTCAAGATAATACTTAACAAATGCCACAACTCTTTTGGTTGATATTCTGATATTTGGATTTAACTTTAATGCCAAATCATCAACTCTCTTAAAACCTAAACCACGAATTTCTGTCATGATATAAGGGTTGTCAAGTAACTTTTCCTTCAATAATTGAGGGTTAGGTTCATTGGAAATTAACTTACTTATCATAGCATACGTTACACCCAACGGCTGAAGCATGATAAGAATATCTGAAATAACATAGTTATTCAATATATTATCTTTTATCCTATTCCAACTCTTTTCGCCTATACCCTTGATTTTTGTAAAATCAATTTCTCTATTATGAATAACATCATCAATTACATTTGGGTAGACAACTAAAATGTTTTTTGCTTGCAGTTCTGTGACCTGAGTCTTCAAATATGCTATTTGTTGTTCTTCTGTCTTAGGCACATTTGCAGTAATAGAAATTGGCGTATATTGATACGAATTATATTTGCTATTAAAAGAACAAGTAACCTCAGCATTGTACTCGACACCGATTGTTAAGCGTTGCATTTTACCTGCCAATGTACTACCTTTTAACAGCCTTGGCTTGTCGCCAAAGGGATCGTCATAACAATCATAAAAATATGGAATGTCATCAGAAGTTGTTGTGAATGTGTACACTCCCCAATTGCTATTTTCGTTATAAAATCGCTCCTGTTGAGGAACGATTTTAAACTTAAATGTTTTTTCTGCCATGTCTTTTCTTCCTTTCTGAAAGCCATTCAACATATGGTCGCATAGCCTGTATTGTAACCTTATCTTCGTCTGTTTTTCTGCACTTAATAGCAACCTGAGAGCCTTTCTTAACCAAATCTTCATACTGTACAAGTTGACTATTCCAAAGAACTCCCTCTATAATACCGAAAGTGGAGTAAATATTTACAAAAGCAAATGGTTTTTTATTTCTGTCCTTTTTCTTTTGTACTCTGGAAATAACACCTACAATAACGCAATCATTATCATTCTCAACGGCTTCAAATGCTGTTGTTAAATAGGGAAGTGCTTCTTCAAATGGGTTATTGTGTATAAATATCTGTAATGCCTCAAACTCCCAAAAATCAGCGTTTTCAAGATATTTGTTATTGGTTAAAAGAAATTGTTTCAACCTATCTTCTTGCTGTAGGTCAAACTTTTCTTTCTTTTTCTGATTTACGAGAGTGAGTAACAAATCTTTGTCATAGTCATACTTACCATTACCAATACGATATTTTTCAATATCAATATCATACTCGATAATAAGTTTGTTATACGTTGGTAACTTAGACAATTCTTTATACTCTAATGGTTTATACAATGACTTCAAATACTTTAACAAACAACTCTTTTTATCTTTCGTAGGTATTGCACCTGACTTCATTAAGTTAATAATCTGAGTTTTTGTCAGTGTTGTTCTTAACAGCAAGTCTTGAAGGTTTTTATACTTGCCGTTCTTCTCACGCTCAGTAACAGTCTCTTGAGCTATTCGTTCACCAATGCCTGTAATCGCAGAAAAACCAAACATAACATTATTATCGTAAATAGAAAAATCGACTTGTGACTTATTAATATGAGGTGGCACTACAGATACTCCAAACTGTTTAGAGTCTACTATGTACTTGTTTACCATGCCTGCCTTATCTTTATTCAAATTAAATAGTGCTTTAAAAAAATAAATAGGATAATTTATTTTTAAATAAGCAGTTTGAAAGCATAGAACAGCGTAGCTATAACTATGTGATTTGTTGAAACAATACCCACCCTTGGCAGCTAGTTCTTCACTAATGGCTTTCGCTATATTCTCGTCATATCCGTTGTCAATAATTTCTTGATATAGTTTTTTAGATTCTTCTTTGACTAATTCGGGCATTTTCTTGCCGATGGCTTTGCGGTACTTGTCACTACCGCCATAACTTCTACCACCAAAAACACGAACTATTTCCATGATTTGTTCCTGATAAATACACTGACCGTAAGTGCTTTCCAAAATAGGCTTCATGTCGGGGTGTATATAGGTGACAAGTGAGGGGTCATGTTTACATTTGATGAACTCCTCCAAAGCTCCCATTGAATCAGGTCTATACAATGCTAAAACAGCCGACAAATCTTCCATATTAGTTGCTTGTAGTCTGAGCAACAGATCTTTCATACCTGCACTTTCTACCTGAAACACACCATTCGTCAATGCTTTGTTTAACAGTTCAAAGGGACTTCTATCATTTTCAAATTTGGGGTTGTTGATATTTATATCGTACTCAGATAAGTGCAAGTCATTTTGAATTTCCTGTACCATTTTTAAGGTCTGAACACCAAGAATATCAAACTTAATAATGCCTATTTGCTCGACAAGTCTTTTATCGACCTGAATAACGTGTTCACCGTCAGAGCCTAGTTTCATTGCCATATAGTCACTAATATCGGTATCAACAATACCGACACCGCCTGCATGACAGCTAACTGTTTTAACCCTACCACTTAATTTGCCTGCTATATCAAGTAACTCACTGTACTCTGGGTGTTCAGATAAGTAGTTTATATTGTTGTCAATACACTCTTGGAATGTATTGTACGAAAACTTTTTGGATAGTTTATCCATTTCATTGTATTTAAAACCTAGTATTTTACCAACATCTTTTATGGCTACAACAGGTGTTATATACGAGAAGTTTATAATCTGACAAACACGATTTTCACCATATTTATTAATAAGATAATTTATTACTGTAGGTCTGTCTGAAACATCAATATCCAACTTTGCTACCTTGCATTTCTGCAAGGAATAGACTATATCTTCACCATGCGTATTACAGTTTTAACAATACGTTTAGGTGTGTGGCACTTCGAGTCAAGAATTTCACTTGGCTCTACGCTCCTTTGAGCTAGTCGTTTGACGTTTTATACTTATGATTTGACAAAGTGCTATACCTTTTATTAAATCATAAAATACAACTTCGCACAGGATTGTCATATCGTCAGACAGAACGACTTAGATATTCCCTGTTAGCTAATTAATACACCGCCATTTCCTGCGGTTACAATTATAATAATTGTTTAATTAACACCCTATATTTTATAGGTTCACCACACTTAACACATATGGTTTCCCATATGCTCGACCGAAAATCAATCTGGCATTGAAACTCTCTCTGGATTGAGGAACAATTTGTTATTAACCATAGGCTCTTTATCCTATGCTCTGGAGGTTTCCCTCATTTTCATCTGTTGGTTACTTCCAACCCAGTTTAGACTATATTTTTCAAACTTTTGTAGTTCAGACAAAAGTTTTATTCCGTCTTCGTGGGAAATTGTTGGCTCTAAAGTCTCATTTCCTAGTCGTTACACACTTTCTTTTATCACTAAAAGATTTGGCTCGGTATTCCCTTTATCTCACCTAGTTATAGGTTTAGGGTTTCTTAGTCAGCTTATTCGTCTATGGTCTTGTCTCATTATCGGTTTGCTCTCAATGAGAAGTCTTAGTTTGCTGATACCGAATTAACGGAATTTAACGAGTGCAACCTATCTACGCTCAAAAATCAATCCATATTTAATAGGGTTAAGATCAGTTATACCTATTGTATAACATACGAGACTTCCTGCTCCAGAGCCACGTCCTGAACCTATTTTAACCCCATGAGTTTTCGCATAATTTATAAAGTCCCATACAATAATGAAATAACCGTCAAAATTCATTTGATGAATAATGTTCATTTCATAATCTAGTCGGTCTTTCATTATCTTCTGTTCTTCTTTAGAAAGCTTGTCAAAATTTCTAGTTTTCCACCCCTCATCAATAAGATGTAAAAGAAATTCATTATTAGAGTCATATCCACTTGGCAGTGGATATGTCGGTAACTGTGGATCTTGAAAAGGCATATGTACTTCTTCTATCATATCAGCTAAAGCATTAGTCTGATTTAAACCTTTTGTAACATTATTTACCCCAATTTGTTTATCCATAGTTGTATGAATTTCTTCTTCACTTTGCAGATAACAGCCCTCATAACTTTCTGACATTGTTTCAGTGTCATGTGCTATCTGAACGTGCCTACCCTGATAATATAAATCTTCCTTTGTGGCTGCATGGCTATCTGTAGTAATTATGTATGGCGTGTTTGTTACCTCAGACAGTTTCAAAATCTTCTTATTATAATTAGCCTGATCCTCTGATTTATGAGATTGCATTTCCAAATAGAAATTAGGAAATGACGATTTATATTCTTCGATATATTTAACACAAGTGTTAAAATCACCTTCTTTAGCTAATTTTGAAGCTAAACAAGCAGAACAAATAATTAAATCTTCTGCATACGGAGTAATATCTGAAATCTGCACTCTAGGCTTAAAATAAAAATTTTCAAGATTTGACTTAGTGATAATTTTATTTAGAGCCTTTCTACCATTCTCATTTTTTGCGAGAGCGATAAGATGGAAATACTTATTGTTTTTATCTTTTATGGCAGTATCGAAGCACTCATACAGCTCTACGCCATATATCAGCTTAATATCAGGATATTCTTTAGATAGTTGATCGAAATATATCCATGAATATTGGTTGCCATGTTCCGTAACTGCGTATGCTTTAATACCGACTTTTCGGCATTGTTCAAGCATTTCTTTTGGTGTGCCATAGCCGTCCAGTAACGAGTACATTGTATGGTTATGCAAAGAACTATACATTTTCAGCCTCCTTGTATTTTAAAATAACTATCTGAGGGGTAATTACACCCTTATACTCAGATACATTGAGCTGGCAGAGTGCATTAATGCACATTTCATCATCATATCCATTCAAAAAGTCTAATACTTTATCGTCACTAAGATTACAGAACTTGATAATTGCGATATTATCGTCAGTAATAAACTTCCATGTATCTTCATTTTTACCCATGATAACGCCTTGGCTATGCTCCAAAACTATATTATTAATGACAAATAAAGGCTCTTTGATTCCTGTACCGTAACAATTCTCCAATGATGTAACATCGGAAATCATTCCAATATTAAATTCGTCATAATCGAAACAAAAATCTATTGGCAAAGGATTGTCTGAATTAATATTCTTATTTAAAACTTTAATTGCTTCAACCACGTTCTCAGCTTTTATCTCAAAACCGAAAGCATTTGCGTGACCCTGACACCAATTAAACAGACCTGTTTTAAGCAGATCAGCCTTTAGATCTGGTACATAGCTATTATCAAAGTTTCTAGCAGACCCTCTATATACATTATTTTCTTCGTCTTTGCGGAGTATTAAACAAGGTTTTTTCGCATAACTAGCCATTTTCATGGCTATCAATCCAGAAAATACACTTGGGATATTGTTACCTTTTAAGAATAAAACTGTATTTTCGTCATTAGCTACGCTTTTCCTTAACGCAGGAAGTAACTTTTTCACTTGATTATCCTGTCTTGATTTAGCGTTTTTACAGAGTCTTACAACTCTTTGATAAATATTTTCTTTTGTAGTTTCACTTTCGCCACGTTTTTTATATTCAAATTCTTCGTCCTGTTCAATAAACGCTCTGAAAAGTAAGTCCTTTTCTTCCATGTCACCAACTCTACACATTGCGTTTATCAGGGAAGTAATACAAAATGCAATAGTATGAGGATTAACCTTGCCTTTCATGGAATAATTTTGAGCATTAATAAATTCTTCAAAACATTTATTTGTGACGTTATAAAGACCCTTGTCAATAAGCCTTTTTGTTTCAAAAGAACGTAAATCCATAATGTCAGAAATATTAGCCAATGCCACAAGGTCAAGGTAGTCATCGGCATAGTCGTTCCAATAATAATCGTCAAGTGCTTGTAGAAATTTATATACAATTCCTGCACCGCATAATTCTTTATTAGAGTATTCTGAACTACACTGATTGTTCACTATAACCGCATATGGGTTTGTTCTTTCAATATCATGGTGATCGAGAACAAGTATATCAATACCTTGTTTTGCCAACTGCTTACATTGTTCAGTATCATTGCTCCCTGCATCGGGAATAATCAACAATTTTGTGCCTTCAGGTATTTCTATCTCAGAAGAAATACCATGTTGCTTTCCAGAATGTATCAGATATGTAATATCAATTTCTTTGTTATATCTTTTCAAATAGCAGTACATCATAGCAGCACTGCACTGACCGTCAACATCGCAATCAACAATAATCGCCATTTTACTATTGCTTTTAATGTGTCTATCTAGCATTTGAACCGCTTCAGTAATATTGTCAAGATTGTCATAAGAAATTAATACATCATCGGTTAAATGAGTGTATTCATTAACATTAGTTATTCCTCTATTAGTAAAAATAGATATTGGAATATGGCAATAATCATTATTACCTATTATTTTATAATTCATGTTTTGTTGTTTCACTTCCCATTCTTTATAACTTGCGTATATTTGGTAATCAACTGTTTAAACTTATCAGGATTATCTGTTGGACTTTCTTTTTCTTCAAGTAAATTATCAGTGTCAACAATAGCACTTATTTGAATACAATCCAGAAATTTGTCAGCTATATCGTTTAACTCGTCTACGGTTACGTCTTTATCAAAGCAAAATATAATATGAGAACTCAACCTTGCCAGCATATTTATTTGATATTGGCTTATTTTCTTACCACAAGTTGCTACACAATTCTTTATTCCCATGTTCCAAAGTTGCATAACACCTTTTTCAGCTTCAACCACATAAACGTAGCCTGTCCGAGCTATATATTTTTCGGACAAATAAAGTCCATATAATATTCTAGCTCTGTTGCAACGCTCCAAATATATATACTTAACTCTTTGTTCTTCTTCTGTCATTTCTTCTTGCTTTAAAAATAGTCTACCCTTAACACCTACCAATGTTCCCATTTCATCTCTTACAGGAATTGTAATTCGATTGGAAACATCGTCATAACCTATTTCAAACAGCATTTGAGTATCATATGAGATATTATCTTTCAAAAAACAATCATTAACGGCAGGGAAGTAGTATGATAGAACATTTTCCTTAATCGGCTTTAAAGGTTGCATTTCTTCGTAATTAGACTCATCATCTGCCATTTCAGAAATAAATTTCGTGAATTTTAGACTTTCAGGCAAATCGTTATATTCATCTTTATAATAGTTAATACCACACCAATTACAAACTTTACGAACGGCTTCGTAAAACGTACAACTGCAAAAAAAATGCACAAGGTCAAAAATATCTATTGTATCTAAGCCTGAACTACTATGTATTTCTCGTGTGTAGTCAACTGTTAAAAGACCTTCATTGAGATAAACAGTGATCGCCCCTTGATTATCGCCATCAGGATTGCCACACTGAACATAACCTGCTTTACAGGAAATATGATGACAACCTATTTCGTCAAGTATGACAGGAACATAATTGTTCTCTAGTATCTTTTCTTTGAGGACAGAAATATCCATTTTATCCTCACTTTCTTCTTAGTTCTCCGACTTCATACCAAGTGTTTAGATCCAAGTCAACTTCAAATACAACTTTCTTTTTACAACCAAATCTATTTTTATCTACATTGCCCACATAATACCTCTTGCCAACTTTAAGTTCACATTCAACATCTTTGCCCCATTCAGCATCATGCTGAACATAGCGATATTTATGAAAATCTCCAACAGATATTTCTTTAAACAGTGTCATCGTCCATATAATATGCTTTAGCTGTTTTGCATTAGCAATATTATTAGAATTAAGCTCGTCAGGTTTACAAAACTCCGTATCGTCTGTAAGCTGAATTGAAAGATAGCCAAACATATTCAACTGCTTTGCTAAATCAGTGAGCTTTGTTACTGTTGCTTTTAAAGCCGCCCAATCTCCTGTAGCTTGCGTGTCTTGCTTGCAAGTATCGTAGAAGAAGTATTTTGCACCATGAGTTAGATTAGCTTTCCGTATTTCAAATTCAAGCGTTTTATCGTCATAACCGCCAGCCATATCCTTAACGAGAATAAGCTCATTAGTTTCAGCCTCAATCCATTCAGCAATTTTCATTATTTTTACATATTCCTCTGAATTTTCAGCGACCCTTTGAATGTACTCTTGTAAAGTTTCTGTTGACTCTCCCCAATCGTCTGTTTTCTGATATATGTATTCACCTGATTGATCCTTGTACAAACCAAGTGTTAGTTCCTTTTCAGGCTTTTTCAACTTTATGCCGTGTAACTTTTGAAACTCAGCATTGTTTATACACGTTGTAATTAAACACTTTCTGAGATCGTCCACACCCATTTCATTAAGCATTACAAAGACTCTTTCATGCTTTACAAGCGTTAAATAAGCAATTATTTTTGTCATAAATCGTGATTTTCCTGCATTGGAAAGCATACCAATAGCCATTGTCGAGCCTAGTTTACAGCCCCTAAATATATCATTTAGGATAGGAAAGGGAAGTGATACACCCAAATCAGGTTTTTCCATACACGCAATAAGTGATTGCTTAATATGACTATTCAGAATTTCGGCTTCTTGGTTCGTCAAGATCACCGTATGTATTCTATCTGCTTTACCTCTAATTAATCTGTAGATGTCTGAAGCCGTAAACTGTTCAAATTTCTTATGCTCTACAATTTTTGTAATATCAAAACCATTCCTTTGATACTCTCTTAACAAAGAATACTTTTTAATGATTTCCTGATACTTGCCAATATCATCAGTTATAGCAATTTTCATCCAACTGTCAAGAGTTTTCCAACCACCATACTTTTTATATAAAGAAAGTCTTTCAGGCTCTTCTGAAAAATAAGTTAAAATAGTAGTTTTATTGAATGTTTGTGTCCTAGTTTTGTAGATTATTTCAGCCGAATCGTAAAAAAAACGAGTGACTTCATCTGAAAAATCGTATTTACTACGTATATATTGCCCGTAATTTACTAGCAAATCAGGCTGTTTGTAAATACAACCCACAAATAGAACTTCGGTAGGAACGTTTGTTATAATATCCATGTTTGTCACCTACCTAAATTTCATCAATGATGCTGTCAATATCAAGGCTGTCATTATTTTTATCACGTTCTTTGGGAGATTTTGATATTGCCATTTTTTCATAATCTATATTAACTTGTTCTTCGCTTTTGCCTGTTTTAGCCAATGCCTGTTCTTCTTTCCATTTCAAATAACCATCATATTTAGATAGGATAATAGCGAGATCATATGTAACTAACGCCGCACCTTCAATTTTTTTACCTTTACGAGTATTAAACTCATGTATCTTGCGGAGAAATGACATTTTCTTTCGCCACATATCCCATAAATCTTCAACAGGAACAGGTTTGTTCAAATTCTTATAAGTGCCTTTATACACCTTGTTAAGATTTATAAAAAAATATTTTGGCAAGAATGAAATATCATATTGTTTGTACAACCAATCTGTAAACTGTATTCTTGTTTTTTTGTCCTGTTTGTCTTTCTCTATCTGCTCTTTTGTTCTTCTTTTTGCCAAGTATTTCACCGCCTTAATTAAAATAGCTAAATAAGGCAAGTGAGGGAATAACCCTCACCGCTTTATTTATTAAAAAGTTAAATCTTTGAAATGACTTCAAAAACCCTTTCGAGAGTCTTAATATCGGTGATCTTCTTCATTTCTGTTGGTTTAATAGGCAGATTTTCTGCTGAAAGAGCTTCCTTTGCCTTTGTCTTACCGACAGGATTAAGACTTTTCATAACGGCTAAAATCTTATCCAAAAGTTCTGTTGTCTGATTTTCGGCAGAGTTTTCATTTGTTTCAATATTATCAACTGGCTCTCCGACCTTGCCCATAACTTCCTTTGTATAAATATCCTGCTCAATATCGACAGCCTTTGTAAGGTCATTCTTAACAGAAAACTCTTTCTTGTCCTTTGTTCTATCAATAATGACCTGCCAATCAACAAGAGATAGGTCTTCAACTGTTTCCTTATCATGTACACCTGTCCTGTCCTTGCTGATATACGCACAGAAATTGTTATCCTCGTTAATGTACATTCTTACAACAGTTTTAACGTTATAGTTCATCTGCTTAAAACCATCAGGAATTTTTCTGCCTGTTGCAACACTTGTAATCTTGCCGTCATCACCCTTTACTGAAACCTTTTCGTCTGTTTCTCTTGCGGTCACAATAAAGTGTGCGCCGCAGGACATGAGATCGAGTATCAAATCCTGTCCCTTAAAATTAACTGTCTGATAATCTTTAAGTTCAAGTCCTGCACCTTCGATAGTTACAGTTTTTTCAATGCCTGTTAGTTCCTTTTTCTTTGCCTTGACAGTGTTTCTCTTCTTGGAGAACTCCACAAGTGCTTGCTTAGTTGTTAGGTTAAGAATAGTTGTACCGTCAACTACAATAGCATCAGCTCTGAATGGTTCACCATCTCCGTCAAGTACAATTTCATCTGTTTCACTACCCTCGTCATCGAGAACATGAAAATCTTCCTTGTTCTTAACCTTATTTATGTATTCTCTTGTTTCACCAAGGGATTGAGTATACACAATATAAATATTCTCAGTGTTAATGCCGTCAGCTTCAAGCCCACCGATAAAATCATCAATAGAGCCGTTCTCGTTATCTATGTAAAGAACTCTAAATGGCTTGCCGTCAGGTCTTTTAAAATAAGCAAGCTGCAAGGCAAGTGTTGACTTGCCTGTGCCTTCTTCTCCAAAAAGTATCATCTGAAGCTTGCTCTGTGTCTGTGTTGCTTTTCTTGCTCTAGCCATATTTTTTATCTCCTTTTATATTATCGTTTCGTTGTTAATAATAGTGAGTAGTAACAATTTACCACTCATCGTCCTCGTCTGTCAGATCATTATCTGAAACAGAACCCCAATCATTATCATCAGAGCCAAAGTCCTTATTTGCGTTTTCGGTAGCCTTTGTCTTTGCGACAGCCTTGTCAATTATCTCCTCTGAATAAAGTTCTGTATCTACGCTATCCTTATCAGCTCCAGTAATGAGAAATATTCTCTTTGTTGGATTGTTTACCCTATCCATAGGATTGCTTTCGCCCCAACCGTCATCATCATCTTCCTCAATTTCTTCAATATCATGTTCTATCACAATATCACCAAAGACTTTAAGAGCTGTATATGGCTTGAGCTTTCTTAGAGTGCTTTCAAACTTTGATTTACTCTTATCAATAATGAACTCTGCATCTTCTATAGAATTGTAAGTTACAATCTTTGCAGATACAGTGAAGTTACCCTCATCATTCTTTTCAATGCCCATGAATACAATGACCTGTTCAAAATTGCCAATCACATTGAAGTCCTCTGCGTCAAAATCTACGTCCTTACAAAGCGAAATCTGTGACGGAACAAATCTTGTCTGGTGTCTATCCTGATAGGTGGAAAACTCATTCTTTCCTCTGACAAACACGGACATACCGTCCTTTGCATTATCTGCTATGTACTTACAAGCATCATATTCAACAAGTATCTTCTTATCATTTACTTCCTTGCCTGTTGAGTCAACCACCTTTGTCAAGCCAAGATTAATTCCAATAGGTCTAAAGTCCTTTTTGTTAAAAGTAAACCTATCTGCCCACTTTACCTTTTCTGTTGTTGTCTTTCTATCCTTGTCCTTGCCCTCGGTCTTAGAAAAATATACTACGTCTCTTTCCATACCATTAAGGTTTATGTATACAGACTTATTCTTATCAATTTCAACTCCTACATTAACCATTCTCATTGGCTTGCCTGTAGAGGTTGTCAGCTCTGTATAGAACTTGTCCTTATCACAGCCTGTCAGCTTACCTCTGATCTGAAAACTGCCCTTTGTTTCCTGAAGTCCAAGACCCTTATTATTTTTCTTTTCAGCCATATTTTTATCTCCTTTTATTTATCAGATTTTGTTGTCAAATAAAATTATCATAATAAAATTATCATTTTGTGAACTCAAAATCACACCATCTTATCATGCCTTCTTTCTTATCGTTGATACTACTTTGTGTTCATGTTGTCAAGTTCTTCATGTAACGCAATTCCGAAATTATTCAGTGACTCTGCTACCCATGTGTCAGCAATGTCATATCTACTAATTAAATTGTATATTGCTTTATTTATATCAGAGTGCGAGAACTGCTTATCACATCTATACTCAGATTTTTCTTTAGGGTTTATTTTAGTATCAAAAAAACGTATCTCTTTATTATCACAACTAGCGTTAGGAAAATATATTCTAGCCAAGGCAAGCAAAGCACCAATATATGCACTATATGTATCATCAGAACAACATTTTGAAGTGCCAACTCTTACTACCTTGCCGTATTCTTTCATTTTGGCAACTGTTGTCTTATCATGAAATGTAACCTGAATTTCACGGTCAATATCAGACGATATTTTCTTTAAACAATTAGCAAAACTACTATAAATATAAAACATACCATTGCCACCATTTGGCTTAATTGTTTGGTATACAACTATTTTCTTATTGTTTACATACTCTATTGCTTTAATCCTTATTACGTTTCCAGTTTCGGTTACTCTATTGTCGAAACCATCTAAACCAACTCGATAAAGTTCTCCAATCTTAAACTTTCTTTTGTTCATGCTTATTAGACTCCTTTGTTTTTTTCTATGATAAAATGTGTATTTGAACGCTCTTTTAGAGCGGAATAAAAATTAAAATCTATGTCAACAGCATGGCTGCTGGTTACTGAAACATTGTAGTAAACACTCTAACGAAGAATGTGCCAAGGTAGATTATTCTTACTACAAAACAATAATTCATTCCATATTTGTTGTGATATTATCTCAATATCAGGATGCTTACGCATTTGCTCAAATATTTCCTTTGTTTCTTCAACCGTAAATTTGCCATAAACATTCTGAAACCACTTTACCAATGTTTTATTAGTATCTTTCGGAAATAAAAATTTAAGTTCATCTGCTTTTAAAATGCTATATGTACCAAAGACATGGTAAAACATATTATGCTTTGAATTAAATCTAGCTACATCAGTTTCCCTTGTTTTAAGATTATCTGTCTTAACCGCACCAAATATCTCTGCAACTGCACACAACTCTTTATCAAAACGACCATAACTCGCACTACCACTATATTTATAATCCATACCCATATAATCACCTACTTTACAAGTTCAAAATACTTTGCTATATCTTCCATAGATAGATTCATTTTAGTTTCCACCTTATTTACTTTTCTTCATTCGTTACTGCTATTACAAATAAGACATTCACATACAATATGTTTACAATTATCTTTCCAAGTACAATTTCTACAAAGGCTTTGTCTATAATCAACGATGTCTGCAAGAGATAGTAGAAGAGATTCACTGTGCTCTTCTAGTTCTTCTTGTGTGGGATTTTCAATTATTTCTATCCCATTTAGTTTTGCTATTTTCTCTATATCTTCCATTGATATCATTTTAATTTCCCCCTAATTAAATAAGTTCAAAATGTTTTACGAAAGCTTCCCAAACAATGTTCACTGTCCCACCAATCGTTGTAATTTTAAAACGTGGTTGCCAAGTATCTGAATGTAAAGCAACATAATTTATCTTAACTACTTGATTAATAGGCATAGGCTTTAAATGGGAAAAAAGTGTATGAATAGTAAATTCCGTATTCGCAGGTATGGTTTCATTAAAACACTCTGGAGCATACGGAGAATCCCTAAAAGTATAATCCTTAGTACATCTACACTTCTTACCTTTTAAATACTTATTAAAAAGTTTAAGATAATCTTCTTTTTCAGTATACCCACTTAATTCTCTATCTGTTGCCCATCTTCTTGTATTATCAGAAAGGTCTACAAGATAATTGTTATTTATATAATAAACAACTTTACCTAATGTAGGTTTTGTAAAAAAATTTGTGTAGATTACTTTATCTCCTATATCATATCCACTAAATCTATCATATCCACTAAATCTCATTTTTACCCTCCAAAATAAAGCCACCACTTACAAGCTTTTACACTTATCTGCTCTTCTTTCAACTCGGTTATCTTCTTATTGTTATTCTGATAAACCTTTATCTGTTCTTTTACAAGCTCGTCTGATTTTAAATCAGGATAAAGGCTTACAAGAGTGATAGAACTTTCAGAAGAGGTCTTTATATATGTATCACTTTCATATTCTTGATATTGTTTTACAACAGTGTCTATTTGTTCTTCAATTTGTTTATTTTGTTGTTCGTACATAGTAATCTTTTCTACAATATATTTAGATTTTACAACTGAAGCTGTAAAGCCCAAAGTTACCATTAAACATATAACTGTTGCAAAACTAGATATAATTAAAGAAGTAAACCAACCTGCTGTATCCTTTCTAGCTTCATTACCTTTCTTATTAAATATTATAGAAATAATAAGCATAGTGATTGATATAATAAATAAAAGTATAATCATATATAATTCTCCTCATATGTAAAATGTAAACTAAGTGATAGTTTGTGTATAAATTGTGTATAAAAGATGAGATATGCGTTAATGGCGTTGACAAGTTAATTGACCCATGTTATAATAAAACAAAAAGGTAAACAACTTGAAGTAAACAAAAGGTGGTGAAAATATGTTAGAAATATTCAATAGTTTACTAAGTGCAATATTGTTTATAGGCAATATGTGTAAACAACTAATAATCAACGTTCCATTCTTGGGGTTTGTTCTTATTGCCCCGATCGTAACAGGTATCTTTAAATTTATAAACCACAAAGTCAATAAATACATCTAATATTCATTCGTAAGCCACTCTTTTGAGTGGCTTATTTTTTTGTTTATTCATCGCCACAGACCCAATTTTTCAGTTCGTCTGCTGATTTCTCGCACGTTGGTTTCATCTTAAAGAATTTCCAATGTGAACCATAGTCCACCATAAGTTCCATATCTTGAAACCAATAACGCCTATAGCGTTCTACATTACACAATGCGTTGTCTATGATGTAATCATTAATAGCCTGATTACATTCTTGTGGAGTTTTGTAACTCCCTATAATCTTTTTGCTTATACTTTTCTCACCGTATTTCATCAAGTAAAGTTTAATCATTTTATCACCACCTTTGTTTTACGTTATTTTATATTTGTAACCTAAAATACGTTACAAAATATTTTGGTTGGACTAGCTGGATTCGAACCAGCGGAATGAGAGAGTCAAAGTCTCTTGCCTTACCACTTGGCTATAGTCCAATATTAGCACTGCTTTCACAGTGCTTTTTGTTCACCTGCCTTTACAAATCAGTTTGCAATTTGTAATCAACTAATCGATGAACCGTTATCGTTGTCGGCAACCGTAACCGACTTGGTGCAACTTAGGGGATTTGAACCCCTGACCCTTTGATTAAAAGTCAAATGCTCTACCAACTGAGCTAAAGTTGCAAGTGCAGGTATCACACTACATTCCCTTATGGTGGGATAAGCTCTGTACCTGCTATGCCAATTTGCTTTGTACAGCATTGGCAAACTGTACTGGTGTCACTGACGAGACTCGAACTCGCATGGATTTTTCCGAGGAATTTTAAGTTCCTTGTGTATACCTGTTCCACCACAGTGACAAGTGTACTTGTTTCAAGTGTACTCGTTTAATGGTGAGTACATATAGATATGTACTCGTTTAATAGTGTAACTATATTATAATTCACTAATTAATAGTTGTCAATAGCAATATTATATAGTTTACAAAATATTAATATTTTTAGTAACAAAAATAAAAGTATTGTATTATCGGAAGAGATGATACAATACTTTTATTTTTTATAGTTTGCAATTACTCAATATTACTTATCTAACATTTGCTCTTTATAAATTAGATACTCGGTAAACAATCCCCTACGATTTGTTCCGTACCCGAAAAAGCCCAAAATTATATTAAAGTTGTATTTTGTAACATTTTTTTTCATTGCAATTGCACGTTTGGTAACTCGATAAAATAGCCCTGAAATTTCAATATCACTTACTCTTTTTATTATTGGGGCAAGAGTGCGGCGAACGTTTGCGACAAGAGCATTATTATTGCCTATGTCATCATTTAGCAGTCTAAATAGGGAGTCATAGTCATTATAACATCCAATTTCTTTTCCATGAGTATCATAAGAATTATCGTACATTTTTATGCAAATTACACTTCCATTGTAAAAAAAATCTTTGTCAACAAATTTTCTCGAGCTAATATTTCTGCATAGCTCATCGTGCAGTATTTCCGAAATATCGTCGTAATAGGGCAATTTTAAATCAATGGTTCTAACGTTACCATTATCATCGCCAATATACAAAACCTTATTATCGATATCATAGTCGCCCTTTCTAAGTGATTTAATCTCTTTGTTAGACAGACCTATCCAAATCAAATAAGCGTATAACCTTGCGTAAACAAGATAGAAAATAACGTTACGACTAATAGTACTTGGATCTTCGTATAACTTATTTAGTTTTTCGTTAAGAGTTTCTATTGTCATATAATTTCGAGGGATATCTTTGTAGTTAATCTCAAAATTACAATCTATCCCCTCTTCAAATACCCATTGCTTTAAGTAACCACATTGACTATCATATGATCGTTTTGATACACCTGATAAATATTGATAAATATTATCCTGTAACGACAAATCTTCATTATATTTATTTAATAATCCCAAAAGAACTTGAGATTTTCTTTTGACAACTTCAATGGAAGCTTTCTGTGCGAACAAATGATGTTCTACACTTGTTCTAAGTTGGTCTATAGTGTAAAAACTGTTTAATGACATAAAAATCGTCCTTTCCTGATATAATGTTTACATATAATTGTACTAAAAATTGCCTATAATTATATGTATTATACCACAAAGGACGATTAAATGTCAAGTGTTCACCAATTAATGATGCAGGGCAAGCGAAACATAAATCGCTTGTTCAATCTGCTTCATAACATTAGGTGTCAAATGCCCAAGTGTTTTAATAACACTAGATTTATTAATAGTCAATAGCTGTTCACACAAAACGGTGCTAGTTTTCAGTAAACCGCTTTCAACACCGATTTTAACATGGGTTGGTACATATTTTTTTGTAGCACTTGTAATCGGTACAACTATTATGCAAGGGGAGTGTGCGTTGCCCATGTTATTCTGTACAACAATAGCTGGTCTCCTACCTGTCTGAACTGACTCGCCTACATTTGGCAGATCAACCAAAATTATATCTCCTCTAGTAACTATATTTTTATTAACTCTTCTTTCTCTTGTTTCTGTGGTTATTACTGGTGTTATGGTGTTAATCATACGACATTCAACTCCTCTCTATTAAACGTTTTGTTGTCTCTATTTGTCTTTTTTGTCGTATTTTCTATATTATAATCTGCACTCGAATAATAGTCAATGTTTATTTGATTACGGATATGTTAATTATCTATGAAACGGGACGTTTTCAAAACTGAAATTACCGATATTAAAATTTAGATTTCCGACTTCTGACTTGCTCAAAATTCTTTTTACTTCAGAACTTATTTTGAATACCTGTGCCTTGTTATTTTTACTCTCGTAATTATCATATCCTATAACTTCTATTGGTACTTTACTGATAAGATGGCTATTTTGCAGACTCCATAAACCTGCAAATGCAAGCTCGTGTACATAATCGTACATGACATATGGTGTACATGAATAATCATATTCATCGTTCTCCGTGTCGCCAAACTGTAAATCTATATATAAATCTTTTAGACCGTCAAGCTGTTCCTCTGAAAGATTACCAAGTGTATAACAATCAATTGGCAGTATTGCTTCATGCTCATTTGTTTTAACTCTGGCAAAATCAATGTAATCAACTTTAAGAAAATTCATTAAATTATAACAATCCAAAGATTGAGGAGCAGGCGGCAAGGGAAGTGAGGGTACAACGTGTGTTCCATCATTTTCTCCAACTATGGTTAGTACAATATCTTTACAATTTATCATAACGGTACTGTTGTTATCTTCAACCGTCATTTCGGACAATTCAGTGAGATAGTCTACATCATCACCTAAGCCCAATGACATTATGTAATCGGCTAATAACAAATCATGTACCCTATCTAGTTCTAAGACAAGCCACTCAGGATCATCAAAATACGGCACTAATTTGTCACTTATGCTTTTTAGTGACTTGTATACAACAGGCTCATGCGACAATTTCAGAGCCGTTCCATAAATGTGGTCTGTATTTATGTTGTTAGTGATGATAAATTTGTTCCATAAATTCTCACGAGCAAATGTCATAAGCTCTTGTAATGTCATTTTTTTCATTTTATACACTCCTTTTATTCAATCTCAAAACGAACATCTGTTCTATAATGTTTATACTATACTACAAAACAAATGCTTTGTCAAGGGATATTTGTCCTTTATTTTGTACAGCAATAATTGCCATACTAATTACCACTATCACAATTCTATCACCATTCAATGTCTAAATCAATGATAAATTATTCCCAATAATAATTACACGATTTAACAGCGACAGTAATTTCTTCGGAAGTTCCATACAATGCCGATATAAACTTCTTTTCGGGTTGATGGGAATGAAAAAGACTCTCCATTCTCATTTACCCATATCTCATGCGACCCCTTACCTCTGCGTGAGTATGAAAACCCACGCTCGGCAAGTAGCCTTTTAAATTTGTTTATGTTCATTTTGTTTATTGTCCCTTTCTTTTCTAATTTTGCAAGATTTGAAAACAAAACTTGCATTTTATTTACTTTAATTTGTTATATTACACTTTCTCAACATTCTAATAATTCCACTCTGACCCTTTGGCATTACCATAGGTGTTAGTCCTATCCTGACTTCGCCATTCTGTATGTATGAGCTTTCTTTTAGCTGAAACCATGGCTGAGTGTCTATGTACCTCTGATAAGGCATATTCTTATGACCGTCCTTACAGCCTAACACTTTCTTCTCTCTCAGGAAATTAAATAGCCTTGTTCTACCTATCTTTATTCCATTCTTAGTTGCCAGCTTCGCCATATCGTTCATTGATATACAATCTTCAGAAGTTTGTATATGACTTGCAAATTCCACAAGAGGTTTATCCTGCTCTATCTTGTTATTAAGTTGTCTGATCGTTGATAGATTGAGCCTGAACAGTTCTCTCGTCTGGGCATCGGCATTCGGTAGATAAGTGTTAATGAACATCTCATCATTGGCTACATAACCACCTGTCTTGCGTATGGTAGGGAGAACTTCTGAAGTAACCCAACGTTTAAATGTTTTAGCCTTTGGCAGCTTGCTTCCGAGAATAAGGGAATACAAGCCAGACTCATTAATAACTATAGCTTCACGATTTTGACCTGACAGAACAAAACGTTCCGTCAGCTTATCGTCACCGTCAACGTGGTCTCGAATAGCTTTAGGCGTATTGCTATATCCCAAAATCTCAGCCACATCTTTTCCGACAAACCAAGGCTCTCCGTCCTTAACTATTGTCCTCACTGTTCCAAATTCCTTGTTTGTGAATGTTTTGATTCCGTCCATTTTCTTTGTCCTTTCTGTTCTTAATTTACATTGTTGTTTGAAATTTCCTGCTTGCAAGCATAAAAAATACTCCCACCTCTTTAAAGATAATACTTGACAAAGGCAGAAGTATGTGATAGAATATAGTTATACAATCACCATTTGTCAATTCGCTTTTGTGTGGTTGTTCCTAGATATAGTATATTGTCCCTCCTGCAAGATGTGGCAATATACTATATTTTTTATTCTTGATGTTCATGTTCGGCTACATACTTTTTTAAAAAATCCTCAACCAATTTTTGGATTGTAGTATCGTTCTTTATGGTGATGATTTTTAATTTTTTATGAAGCTCGTCATCAATACGAATTGGAACTTGTTTAATAACAAAACACCTTCTTTCTACTATCTTGATTTCATTATATCAAAGTGTCAAGGTGAAGTCAACACTTAAAAATAAAAATCTTTCACAAAATTCTAGCGTATTTTTTGTTGAAATACACAATTTTAGTTTCTGAGATATTACACTTAAACCCTAAATCTTGATTTTCAGCCTAAAATATGCTAAAATTCTCTTATTAAAAGTAATTCTAATTAATCTTAGAAATTGGAGGAAGTAAAAATGAGCAAAATAAAATTAATTCTTATTGCACTCATGACAACATTAGCATTGTCCTCATGTAATAGTAAAACAACAAGTTCCATATCTGACAGTAATTTCACTACCACTACAACAAGTACAACAACCACCACTCCCACAACAACTTCTCATACTTTAACAACAACTAAACCATCAACTACCACAACTACTTCCAAATCATCAACTACTACCACAACGACTACAACCACAACGACAACTACAACTACCACGCATGATTATAGTTCTGAAATAAGTGCTTTAGAGCAAGAAAATAATCGCCTACAGAGTGAAATCTCCACCTATCAGAACGAAATAAACAATGAGCAATCTGATATTTCCATCTATGAAATCTACAAATCGGATGCCGAAGATGATGTTGAGGAGGCTAAAATACAGCTTGAAAACGCCAATAAGAAAATGGTTAAAGTTTATGGTGATGGCGGTTGGACTACAGAAGTTGACTCAGAAGCAGTTTCAAAGGCTCAATCTCACTTAGACGATTGCCAAAGAGTTGTTGACGTGTACAATGAACTTATATCAGAAAGTCAAAGTAATATTGATTATTATAACACTTGTATATCCAATAATCAAAGTTCCATTGAAAGCAATAATAGTCTTATAAACGATTATCGTAGCAGATAATCATAAAACAGGAGGTAATACCATGAAGAAAATTTGTTCCATTTTTGTGATTGCAATAGGAATAACACTATTTGTGATAGGTTATACAACAAAAATTCCAAGCAAAAATTTAACCACATTTTCAATTTTGGAAGGTGACAAGTATAGTGCCATTGACGAATATGTTGGCGGTGACGCTTACAACTATATCATAGGAGCTTCACTTGTCAGCGGTAAAATAGCCGCTGCGAAAATTGAGAGAGTAATTTTCATATCCACTGGCTCATTAATTTTCTCCATTGGCATAATTGGTTTTGCATTTTCATTTAAAACCAAAGAAAAGAAACCTAAAGAAAAAAAGGATGTTGGCGAGCAGGGTGACTTGTCACAAACTAACGAATAAATTTTACAAAGTTCCACAAAATAGTATTGACAAAATGAGCATAGTATGCTATACTATAAATGATGAAAGATTATCTCTATCATCTCTAATTTACGCTTCGCAATGTGCGACACAGAAACATTGTAGATACAATTACGTTTCACAATGTACGGCAAAGTAACATTGTAGTATTCAATTTACGCTTCGCAATGTGCGACACAGAAACATTGTAGTGATGCTGTCATTTTGGTTAATCTGAAGTGACAGCATATTTTTTGTATTAGGAGTGTCAAAATATGACGGAACATGGTATGTACTTTATTACACCCGACTATTATCAACTTATTCGAGATGTAGGAGGAACTTGGAATGATTGCAAGGAAAGACCCATTGTTTGTTTGATTAAGTCCACCGAAAATTCCAAATTGTATTGGGCAATACCTGTAGGCAAAGTAAATCATCGTGACACTAAAGCTATTAATCGTATTTATTCCTATATAAACAAAGATTCAAGAAATATTGCTTCTTGCTTTTATCACATTGGCAAGACAACCACCAAATCTATTTTCTTTATTAGTGATGCTTTTCCTGTAACAGATGTCTACATAGACAGAATTTATGAGGGCTATGATAAACAACAATATGTCATTGAAAACAACAATCTTCTGTCTGCTCTGAAATATAAACTCCAAAGAATTTTAAGTTATGAAAATACTAATCCAAATTTCTTCCGTCAACATATTACCGATGTTAAAAGAAAACTGTTAGACGAAATTAACAATTAAACAAAAGAGGTATTCTTATGTCCGAAATTAAATCAATAACAGACCAAGAAATATTATCATACTGGGACTCAATTAAATCCGTAAGAGGAGTTGCTATTAAACTCGGTATCTCGTGGCAAAGAGTTATTAAAAGTCTTTCTAGTTTAGGTATTATAGTTAATAATACCCACGCCAAAATCACTCAATACCACAAAGAAGGGAAGTCAGCTAATGAGATTGCCGACTTAATGAATATGAATGTTAATGTTGTGAAAGCCTATCTCCCACGCAACAGACCTCAATACAAAGTTAATCAATCTAAAAATGCTCTAGCAGTACAAAGGAGTAAAGAACGTCACAAGAAGCACTAAAGGGACTTTTAAAAGTCCCTTTTTATTTTACATACTTATCCACAATTTCCTTGCCAACTTCCATTTTTAGCATTTGCTCTTTTACGAGTCTGCTATCGCAACCGCTATAATGTTGTTCAGTTATCCTCAGATCAGAATGTCCCAGACTCTGACAGGCAATACGCAAATCTCTTATAACATCTTCGCTGCCTTTTTGAATACAACTAATATACACGGAATGTGTCTGCCTAAAGCTATGAGTGCTGTATTTACCTTCTATGCCATGTTTGGCGGTTATATTCTTTAGAAATGTTGTAACGGAATTAAGTTCCATAGGGGCTATCCTGAGCGGTCTGCCGTTCCAATCGTACTTCTCATTAGTATATACAATTTCTTCTTCTCCGTCCTCATTCAAGAAAATGTCCTCAATATACTTCCTCTTACGTTCTCCACTCTGAAAAATATAATCTTCTGGGTCAAGTCCATAATACTTGATTATAAAACTCAGCATTTTCTTCACAGTATCACAAAGCCATGCCGTTCTCCATTTGTCCGTCTTGTCCTCTTGTAATGTCAAGTAATCTACAATTTTGCCGTTGTTATCGGTTAAATCCTTGACCCTCAAGGTCATTATATCTCCGTAACGATAGCCTGAGTTGCAAGCAAAAATTATAATATTTGCCTTAAAATATTTTTTACTCTGAAACAAATCTTCCAAAATCACATTTAGATCATCAGGTCTGAACCAGCTTGCAGACTTCTGTCTGCTTGCCGTATGTTTTGTAATAGCATTTCTATGACCTTTTTTTCGCTTTGGCTGTTTTGTTATCTGTATTCCTGTCGGAAGTCTATCCGATAAATCGAAAATTTTGCAAGTTTGAGCCGTACTAATATTCATTTTCATTCACTCCCATCATATACACAATGTAAATATTATTCCTGCTATCAACATAACGCTTGTAAAGAGCAAGCCAAAACCACCATAGACAACGTTCTTCACTATCATTCTAACTTTTCTCTGGCGTTCTTCTCTGAGCCTTTGACGGCGTTTTGCTTTTAAATATGCCTTCCGCATATTATAATCTTGTTCTTCCTCTATCTTCCGTAGCTCTTCTTTACGATCGTTGTCTAGCATTTTCACAAAAAGTAATGTATTCGTATTTTCATTTTTCATATTTATTCCTCCTATATTTATTCCTACATAAAGAAATACTCCTATCAATCAATGTGATTAATAGGAGTATTTATATTTATTATATTAGTTTTATACACACAATCGCTTTCATATTGCAAGTAAACTGTCTATTTCTGCAAGTCTTTTAAGAAGCTTTTCACGCTCCACTTTTAAGCTTTCCACGTCTATATCAGATACGAGTTTAACGCCCTCGTGGTCTTTGATTTTGCTATAAATCGTTTCAGGAACACCTTTTACACGAACGATTGTGTTCTTATCAGCCGCTATTCTAGGACTTTTGGCAGAGCCACCCGAAGTGGCAAAGCCACCGTTTATAAGCATTGCATTGTCGGAGAAAATAACCTCTCTGTCACGATAAAGTCTTTTCAGAACAACGATTGAGCCAACTCTGATTTCTCCGTCCTCGTAACCCTCAGTATAAGTGTCGAGGTCAAGATCTACTGTGACAGTGCTAACCGCACCAAGTTCTCCGCATTCACCATAGCATTCGATGAGTAACGCCTTGACAGCTTCCTTGTTCTCCTCTGGGAAGACCCAGCAAGGGGCGTTCCACTTGCCCTGTATCTGCTTTGCCCCTGCGACAAAGCTCTTGTTATACGGACTGTTTACCTTGATTGTCTCGTTTTCAACTGCAACTTTCATGTTTTATCTCCTATTATATTATATTACTTCTTATTGTCAGGTATCTTAGCCCACATTTTCTCTCGATAAGCCAACTCTTGGCTATAGGTTTTATGCCATTGCTTATCCAGTTCTTTTCGTTCCTCAAGCGTAAGACTTCTACCCTCATCAATAGCCTTATAAAAGGCGTCATCATAAATCTTTTGAGCCTTGTCAAAAGCCCCTATAGGATTATATTTTCTGTTAATTTCTCTCCGCTTATTTTCGCTGTGGTTTACCCACAAATAGATAATAAGCAAAATTATTGTAGCAAGTAACATTGATTATTCCTCCTCGTCCAACTCATACTCGTCATAAGTTTCTTCATTATTTCTAATTAATTATACCACAAAATCCCTTATTAGTCAACTAGAATTTTGTCGAAAACGTCCATAAAATCAGACAGTATGGCTATTTTTATTAACCACGTTTTACACTCGTCATCAGTATAGCCGTTACACTTCATTTGTGCGATATGTAATCTAATACGCTCGTTCCGTTCCAACGATCTAATACGCTCCATAAGACGCTTATCAGGGTGCTGTACTACCATGTTATTCTGCTTTTCTGTCATTTTAAATTCCTCCTTAAAAGTATGGTTTTATTCTATTCCAAATAACTTGTTACCACGTTCTATTTTCTTAATAACTCCTCTTTTTGTCATCTCTGTTATTTCAATTCCACCATTTGAAAAGCCTACCCATATTTCCCTTGGAGTTCTCCAGCCGTTACACGTTAAAAAAGTAACTACTCTGTTTATTTGTGACAAATGTTTCCCGTCATTTGGTATTTTCTGTACATTCATTGATATTGTACCTCCTTATTCAGCAATATTTCTTATAACTTTCCACCTACCACGATAGAATTTTACGCTTAAATCGTCCATAAATTTCTCCGTTTTAGTGTTATAAATTCTGTTATCCTCAGTAATGATATAGTTCTTTGAATAATAATATTCATTAATCATCTTTACCAAATCTTCTCTAGCACCTGTTGACATAATAGTTTTAGTTTTCATTGTTATTCACCTCAATTCACGCTCCAAACATTCAAACAGATAACGCCCTTGTTATCAGCATAAACGTTATCAATGCTCGATACTTCCGCATAATTCATATGCTCTGGAACATCTCCGTAATCTCCGTCATAAACAATTTTCTCCCCAGCGTCCGACCATATCTGAATGTGTTGCGCATCAGGATCAACGAACATCTCCATAAATTCTTGTACTGTCATAGTTAAATAACCTCCTCATTATTTACCAATGTAAATTCTTAAACGACTGCCATTGTCTAATGCAGCTATAACTTCATTTCCGTATCAAGTCGAGTATAATTTAACCTATAACGCATACCACCTGAACGCAAATGTTTGCTAGTATAATCATTAAATTCTTGCATAGTCATTTGCTTTTCTGTTATACCTTCGTAAACTGTTATTCCGTCAAGCCTATTGAATGTAACATAATTATTCCGTTTAAAATCCTCAAATGATACAGCTTTCTTATACATTCTCAAAAGATGTGTTCCATAGTCATATAAGCTACAAATACGACTACCTATTTTTAACTCAAATGCTCCAGACTTTTTATAAGGTTCGCTATCACGTTTGAAATGTTCAGCCCACATCATAAACTCTGTTTTAGTATAGATATTCGCCTGCCAATCGTCATTGTTACGTCCCTCAGCATCATTATTGCAGCCCTACAAACTTAAATGCATGATTCTACCGTCTGAAAAATTGACAAACTTTGTTTTAAAAAATAATTGGATGACCCATAACATTATTCCTCCTTAAAATTTGTGTTTTAATGAATGGTACTCTTTGCGAGTATTTCCGTATTCGTCCATAATAAATTCTCCTTTAATTTAATCAAATATAAACGCTTTACCTTTAAATGCCGTACCAGATGTTTTAATCCGTTTAAAATAATACAATGAACTATCTCCGTTCAAGTTCCAATTCAAAGTCTCCTTCATGTCTGGCAAAGATAAGAAATTTTCTATTCCTCTTTTTGTAATTTGTTCTTTTGTCCAATATTTCTGTTCCCTTATATCAAAAACAGATATTGTTTTAATTTTTGTGCGATTTACGTTACTATGATTAATACTTGTAACCTCAACAATTAACTTTAGCTTGTTCAAGGCTCTGTAACCACCTAATAATTGTAATATTTTATCTGCTCCCATGGTATAATCCTCCTCAAAAAAATTCCGTTTCCGTATGTATTCTTACATGGTACTCTTTGCAAGTATCTCCCTTACTCCGAGTATATAAGAGGGGAATAATTCCCCTCAGAATGTTAAATCAATCCATTTTCTTTGAACTCTCTTATCAGTCCGTATTGTGTGCCAAGCTTTTTAAGTTTAATTTGTATTTCAGCTAATTCCGCATAGCTTATTGAGCTTTCTGACAAATCAGCTTGTAATTGTATTGCAAGTTCTCTTGTTCTTGCTTTTCCTCTTGTGTATTTATTAATATTCATGATTAGACTATCTCCTCTTTAATAGTATTCATTGAGATACTTGCTTTCAAGTTTTTTAACTTTTTCCGTTATACTGCTTTTATCCTTGCAAATGTCTATAAAGTCAGCAGTATTACACATATCCAAGAGTTTATAATACTTTTCTTCAACAGTATATTTATTCCAAAAGATTAAAAATTCCTCTCTCTGTTGTTTTGCGGCTTGTTCAATCCTTTTCATATCCTCACATGGAATGTAGTCTGTAGATACGTACAATTTGATTATTCCATTTACACTTATATGTGCTATCTGCTTATAGTCGTTATGTTCCATTACGGCTTTATTACATACTGTAATGCCGTTTCCTAAACAGCACATAAATAATTCAAAGTTCCGTTTGCTCATATAGTCAAGCCTCCTCATCGTCAAGACCATCGTCTATAAGGTCATCAATCTCCAGCTCATAACATAGGTCATTCAAGACCGCTTCTTGAGCAACTATACAACGATAAACATCACGCTTTTTAGTGTTCTTTTTATCGTTATTATATTCCTTGTCTGCCTGCTCAAGTGCTTCCGCTGTCTCGTTGTACATCTTTATTATAATTCCGATCATTTCCTCTTTTGTCATGGTTAATTCCTCCTCAAAACAGATATTTTATTTATACCACGTTGACATTCCGTCATTTAGTCTTACCGGCACAAGTAACATAAGCTGACTATTATATTTATTTTCCTCAACATTTTTGAATACTATAGGCTTCAATGCTCCGCTATGGAGCATTTTAATTCTGTCGCCCTCAAGATTTTTAACGGCATCCGTAAAGTATGTGAGATGATAGCCGCTAGTCTCAGAAATATTCAAGCCCTCAATATCAACGCTTCCATAAGGTGAGACAAGTCCATTATTCTTGATTGCAAACACATTCATATCTTTATTAACTTTAATCTCTTTAAGATATTTCAAGTTATCAAGCATATTCTTTTTGTCAAATTCAAATTCAGAAGTAAAACTACATGGAATAGCTGCTTCCCATTGAAAATACTGTCCTTTAAGATTCCTGCTCAAAAGCACGAAATCTTCCGATACAAGATTAAATACTGTTATATCCTTACACGATATAATATCACATTCACCCTTTTTGAACTGCTTTAAGATTGAAAATGTGTTATTATTTATTGTAAATTCATTTTCAAAGCTCAAGCCGTTATCTTCCGTATCAGTGCTGATTGCAAGCCTATAGCCGTCAAGAGCTACCATTTTATTTGCCTTAAAATTAATACCTTTTAATATAGGCTTGAGATCGTCTTGTGTGTATATAGCATAACTGATTGAATTATAACGCCCCATAAGTTTTTCAATCGTGTATGTATGTTGTTCAAGAATGTTTGAATTATTTGAATTAATATTATCAATCCAAACTTTTTCAAGATGTGCAAAAAGAGAATGTGCATCATTATCATTTACATCAGTTATTCCAGCTTTAAATGACTTTTTACCGTCCTCAAAGTTGCACGCTTTATCACTATCAAACGTGATAATTGTATCGCAGCCCTTGAAATATTTAAGAGCCTTTATAACTCTTTTCACGTCCTCAAGAGCAAACATGATCTTATCATCGGCTATACAGTTTATAGTCTTGCAGCCGATAACCTCAAGATTATTTGCTGAAATTTTCATTTTTCCGTCCTCAGCATGGATAAACGCACTCCGCAAGAGATAGTTAGATGATTTTGTGTTAATGATCTTTTCCACCTGCTCAAGTGCTGCTGCAAGGTTCTTTGTGTTTGCTATAATTTTCGTGTTCATGCTTATTTACCTCCATCATTAATACATTAATATCTACATTTTATAACCTGAATCATTCCAGACCTAACACATGAATTGGCTAGTTCGTCTTGTTCTTTAACCTTATTGATATCGGCTTGAAATATTTCAGGATTTTTACTTGCGTATTTTTCTACAAAATCATTTTTGCTAAGATTATAAAGAAAATAATAACTCCCTTCAACAACTACAAGCCTATTATACAAGCTCATCAGATCGATATTTTTCTCTTTGAGTTTGCGTGAGATTTCAAACAATATTCTAGGTGCTATTGAGTTGTTTATAATGGTGCAGTTCCTTATAACTCCGATTGTTTTACTATTATCACCTTTTATTATAATTGACGTTTTACCGATTTTTATTTCCTCTCCGTTAATTTTTTGTAATTCCATAAATTCATACCTCCGTATTAAAATAAATGTTTTATTCGCTTTTCAAGTGTGTGTGGTACTCTCTCAAATATCATCGCAATTCTCAAGAGTATATAAAAGGTGTGAAATATTCACACCTTTAAATTAAGCTGTTTGGAAATTTTCTCACGTACCTCCACAAGTTGCTTTTTGAGTTCGTCAATTAATTCTTCTCTTGTCAAGTCTAATTGACGTTGTAAAGATTTCACAGTATCTTCATAACACGCAAGCTCTTTTTGAGCTTCCACCTTTTTGCGCTTGTTTGTTATAGCATTGTTTTTTGCTCTTTTTAGCATACTCAAATAAAAATCATCGCCATCATGGTTTTTAACATCTTGCTGACACTCCTCAATGTTTTTTAAATCATTATTATAAAACTCGCCATACATTTCAATGTCACGCTTGCGAAATTTTATATCAAAATCTACTATATACGTGATCTCGGCTTTTATCCTGTCTTTTACCTCTTCATATCCAGCATCATTTACCATAACCTTTTCAAGCTTTTCAACAAGCTTTGCATCCTTTTCAAGTAAAGCTGAAATTGATACGATTTTTTCCATGGAAATAACCTCCTAAAAATATATAAACATATTATATGGTACTCTCAACGACTTCATGCGGTCATTTTGAGTATATAGGGCGGCTTGTGTAACCGCCCTCAGATCGTGTGTATTATGCTTTTTCAGATCGCTCACATGGTATATCAGTGAGAACATAATCCCAGCTTGTGCCCCAATGAGTGACGCCCCACACATATAGATCTAAAGTTTCATTGTAGTATACTATTTCGTTAGTATATTCTTCAAGGATACTAGCACCTTGTTCAGAAATGATGAAGTATTGAAATATTTCTGAATACTGTTCACTGTTTTTAAGATCGTCAATTTCATTTTCCAATTCTGAAATTAATTCAAGATTATCTTCTGCCTCTGCATCCTCTAAACGTTCTTGCAATTCCTCCAGTTTATCGGTGTATTCCTCATAATCAAGAATGTTGCCGTCTGAATCCTCATAAGTTACATTAGAACCGCTAACCATATCCCAGTAGCCGATCTCAGCCGTTGTCGATAAGATGTCATTACACATAACAGCATCAAATGACTTTGCGAGCGTTGCATAGTCAACAAAACCATTTTGCTTGCCATAGTCTGAAATCTCGTTTCCACAAAAATGTGTGCCGAATATTGTTTGTGTTTTTGCCATAATAATTGACCTCCTCAAAGTCTTAAAGTTGTTATAACGTGTAAATAATGATTATGGTATCCGCTCCACCTCATGCAGTTTCGTGGATATAAGGGGCGTAACCCCCTTTAAAATGGTTCAATCTCAATGCCGCTCAATATTTCTTGAGCCTTGCTTAGAAATTCCGCCTCATATTCATCAACATAGTAGCTAATATAAAAAGCGGTTATCTTATCTACAAGTTTATCGTCACTCTTGATATAGTCGATTACTTCTATACGCTCAATAAAATCATCACTATCAAGATTTTTAAATTTTCTTGTGGCTTCTATAAGATCGTTTTTAGAAATTTCAAGAGCAGCCGCAAATTCCGAAACTGAATCAAAGTAATCATAAACGTTCATATAGTGCGGTTTATCACTGTAGATAGTAATGTGATCGTCATTGAGCCATGAATGACCGCCCACATTTATAAACGTTTCAAGGCGTCCTATTTTTGCATCTGCATCATAGTAAAAATATACGTCCGTTTGATATGGGTTTAAGTCGATCTCAAATTTCCGCAAGATCACCGCAAGTTCAGATACAAGATCGTTGATATTGATGATGTCCTCATCGGTGATATAGTGCTTAATGCTTGTACTCATTTTTGATACACTCCTTTTGATAGTTTTTAGCTTTATTTTAAGCTATGGAATAGGGCTTTTATAGTGCTGCCCTTTAGAACACTTGAAATTTAAGCGTACAAATACGCTTCTTTTTGTGCCATTTTTATAACGCTATTAGCAGCGTGCAAAACGCTTTGCGGGATTCTGTAACCGCAAATAACATATTTGTCAAGGCGTGTATTGTAGCCGATTGAATAATTCCAGCCGTAAACACCAGCGTTATAATAATTAGTGCTATCGGTATAAGCATCAATGCTGCTATCATCTACAAGGATAACATCCTGACCGCTGATTATATTTTTAGCGTCGTTGTTTGTGATTTTTTTTGATGTCATATACATAAAATTTACCTCCATTTTTTTGGTTTACGTTTATTTTTGTTTTTTGTTTTGTCTGTTGTCTCATTTCTTTTTGTTCTACACTGTTTAAGATCTCATATCTTTTTTATATCTTTCTGTCGCAAAGTCATTTTAAATGTTTTCCTTGCTTTTGGCTTGATCTTGTATTCAACCACATAACAGTAAAAACCGTTATTTTTGTAAACATCAATAATTTTTCCAGTGTTAAAGCCGTGTCCGTTTCCGTCAACAAGATCACCGATCTTATACAATTGTTTTTCGTTTCCGTGGAAATTATCGTTTAAAATGTTTTTAGCCTCTTGCGTTTCAGCAAATTTTTTAACGCTTAAAGTGTTATCGAAATTTACATTGCTTGCAATAAACATTTTTTATCACCTCTTGACTTTTTGATTTTTTTGTGTTATCTTAAAATATGGTTGATTAAATTCAGATCATTGCACTGGATCCAATCGTATTAGCGGTTAAAATAACCGCTAAAAGTTTAGGTAAACTATTAGCAAGATCCCTTTTTTTATATCCCAGAAATTCGGAAACTGGATTAAAAACATTTTGAGCCTATCGTTTTTAAGATTTTCACCGCCTACATTTGACGTTGTTCAATTCGGTTTTAGCCGGTTCGCACGGTGAAATATTAAATTTTCAAGTTGCAAAAAATTTGTTATTGATTATAAATCAATTTCAATTACTAGCTGTCGCATAACCTTGCAAAAGTCAACTAGATTTTTTGTTGTGCAGGGATCAACTCTTTTCATTTTAGATTTTCCGCTTTTTAGTGTCAGCGGTAAACTTACTTGTGATCGGTAAAGGGTTCTGCTTTTTGGTTTTTGGTTTATTCCTTTCCTTTACTGTATCTATAGTATAACATATTTGTAGCTACATTTCTTGTTTATTTTATGAACATTGTAGCTATATTTTATATTTTTCATTGTGGTTTTCTACAAATTATGCTTAATTAAAATGTGCAACTTGCACAAATTCTAAAGGAGATTATTATAAAAATGAATACAGAAAATGAACAGATAATTAACAAAAGAGTTGTTGACTGTAAGGAATTAACAAAAAGGTTCAGAATATCAGAAGAAGAATTTAAGATAATTGATGAATATGTTTTGAACCATAAACATAAAGTTAAAAATTTGTCAGATTTATGTAGAAAAGCTATATTTGAATATATTGAAAATCATGACTAATTGAGTCACAATATATAGTGGTTAATACAGTATTTATTGCTTGCAATACACAATATATTGTATGATTGTGTTTTGAGCTATAAGGCTACTAACAAGCGTTATATACTGTTGTATATATGGGTGGTATAGTTATACTTGATAGCCGTTAGAATGGATTTTAGAGCATACAATATATAGTGGTATTGTAGCGTATTATGTGTGAGTGTATACTATATATCGTGGTTAATGGTTTATGTGTGCTATATATTATGAGCTTGCAAGCGGAGATCTTGCAAGGGATTTTGACTTGTATGTGTATGTATGTGTACATTTTTTTGGACTTATAAAGATCTTGTAAAGGTTCTTTACTAATGCTAGTTAATGACAATTAGTCAATTTGCATAACTATAAAGGCTAATTTTGTGTAAATTGCTTGTTTAAAATAGGGAATGAGCATTAAATTTTAGGTGTATTTTGGCGAGTGTTTACCGCTTTGACGGTGAATATGGAGTGAAATAGGGAATTGATAGGGAATTGATAGGTTAAAATATTAATATAAAATGTTCAAATTTTAAAGATGATGATTAAGGGCGTTCGGTATATCGAATAGCAACCACCGATAAATATATTTGTTAAAAATCAAATATTAATAATAAAGAGCTACATAAAAAAAGGTCAACTATTAACTTAATTAATGATTGACAAAAATCAAATATTATAAAATCGGTTGAGCTTGCACAAAGTCAGCAGAAATTATATTAACATTATATGAATTATGATACAATTGTTTATATATGTGATTTTGCCAAAAAGGCATATAAACCACGCAAATAAGCGGTTTTATGGATATGTTAAAGTAATTAATTAAAAAGACTTGTAGGGGGTATCTTTACATTTATGGGAACATATGGAAACAAGATTATCCCCTTAGTAGTTCCACTCTATCCACACGCCCCAAAACCAAATCTAAAATCAAAATGGCATTTTTTAAAATTCCTGCACACTCTCCCACTACCCCACCAAAACCTCAAATTTTCATTCGGTAGCACGTTCGAGTAAACTTCGTATCTACGCTATTTTTTAAACTTTTTTAAACCTTAAAATATGCCCAAATACACTAAAACACACCAAAATTAACTTGCAAACATTATTTCTATACCATAAAAAAATAACCTATCACTCCCTAAAAACACACTCCCTGAAAGACCATAATAGGTCTTATTTTTTTATCCTAAAATGGCTATAAATCAAGTTTTACACTTAAACAATCACTCGTTTAAAATTCAAATTTAATTCACTGTCAACTCATTAAACTTCACTTCAGAAACAATACACTATCACCGAAACATCTCAAAACAATAAAAAGCCATCAAAATATCATTTATAAAACTCATAAAATAACCTATCGTAAAAACGAAAAAAACGTTTTTACACCTTGATTTACAAGCAAAAACAACGAATAAGCTATCGTAATTTTACCGAACACTCCGAAATAAAATGCTTAGACGAAAACAAATTGTTTAAGCAGTTGCCAGACGATCCATATAAACATTAATGTTTAACTGAAAAAATATCTGTGAAGATTAGCGTGACCGTAGGGAACGATAATCAAGCAGGGAAGTTATATACGAGCGTAGCGAGAATATAACTGACTAGCTGTGCACAATACAACAAATCAATATCTCATCATTACAAAACTTCATTGTCATAATAACACAGTATCATAATTCCTATTAATTGTACAATCTCACATAAACTTACAATTTATAATTACAATCAAAATTATAATTATAAATATAACCAATACACTAAAAGTTTACATATAAATTTGCATAAGTATATTGACAACCATTTAATTGTACATTATAATTGTAAATGTACTATTAAACGAGTGCGTTTGAGAGTTGCTTACTTGATTTGCTTGCAATTTGAAATTGCAATTTTTAAAATATGATTTCACTTCAATTTATCTCTCAGCTCTATTAGTATACCCTTTCACCATTAAACGAGTACATTTCACCATTAAACGAGTACACTTGAAATGATATCATATTTTAAAATCAAATTCAAGAAGTAAATATTGTTTATAAAATTGTAAGTTATAGGAAGTGATATTTAATGTCAGTTAATTGTAGTAAACAATAAATTTTTTGGGGCGTTTACGCCACAGTAAGGATTCTCTTATTACTAAAGATATCTAGTATTATTCTACTCTACACTTTGACCTACACTTTTGGTATACAGATTGCACACTTTTTTGCATTTTGACCTACACTTTTGGTATACAGATTGCAAAAATGGAGAACTAATAATGAAAGGTGGTGATAAATTATAGTTGACAATTATTTTGTAAAAATGCCAAAGAAGTATATATACGCTGACTCAGCAGACAACTTTGAAATTTTATTATATCGTTGTCTTAGCTACCTATATAACGCCAGAACAGAAGTGACTAGCACGTCTTTAAATGAAATTTTGGAATTGTGTCATTGTTCCATTTATAGTAAAGGTAACAGAGAAATTACTCATAGGATAAAAGCACTTTTCAATATTTTTATTGACAGGTCAGATTTGACTTGGGATAACCAATGTGACTATAAATCATTAAATAGCGTCAATGCAAATGCTCATTTAAGATTTAAGGTCAACAAAGCGGTATTTGACCCTCCAGATAATTTCGTAATATTGTATGACACGGAATGGGACAAACTAATGTCTATTTCAAATAGGCTGTCTAAGTCAATACTTCTTCGTGTTTACCTATACATAAAGTCATGGAACTTTCAGAACACAGAAGCTATAACAGAAAGTGTTTGTGGTTGCTACAAGAAAGAAACAATAATGGCAGAAGAATTGCATATGTCGGTCAGACAGTTAGACAACTATTTAAAGGCATTATGTGATAATGGGCTAATAGTCAAGCATATTACAGGCTCTTATAAAAAGAATGGCAAGGTCTATAATGCTCCTAACGTTTATGTGCTTAGTTCAGATCTGAACGTACAACAACATATCCGAGAAGCTGTTGACAGACTAAAGTACACCTATAAGGTAGATGAATTTCTACTAATGACACATAAGAACAAGAAAATTAGAAAGGATTGATAAACGTGACAGATAATAAGATTATAGTATTTGAAAACGAGGACTTTGGAGAACTTAGAACGGTTGAGATTGACGGAGAAGTTTGGTTTGTAGGTAAGGACGTGGCAATGATATTGGGTTATGGAAATGGAAAAGTTAAAAGTAAGGCTTTAGCTAACGCTATAAAAGATCATGTAGATATTGAAGATAAAAGGTTCTTAAACTATGATGAACTTAAAGCGTACCAAAATGGTGACCTTAAAAATATTAGCCACTATGGAATGACAATTATAAATGAAAGCGGTCTATATTCTCTTGTATTTGGAAGTAAATTGTCAACCGCAAAGAATTTCAAACACTGGGTAACTTCTGAGGTTCTTCCTTCGCTTCGTAAAACTGGTACATATAATACGCAGGCTTTTGAAGAATTAAAAGCAGAGGTAATAAATCTTAAAGAAGAATTAGAGAAAAACAAATTACCCAAGAAAACATATAGTCCATGGTTTGGTCGTATGCACCCTAAATATAAATTAATAGAAGATAGTCTTGGTATTACTAGGGGTGCATTGTATAGAGAAATTCTTAAAGAGCTTGCTAACAGATACGGACTTGATACATACCAGATAGAACAAGACTATTTGTATGAAAATTGTTTGGATAAATGTTATCCTCTTGCCCCATATCAGTGTGTTCCGCAATTTCGTAATATGATAGAAGATATTATTAATGAGTATTTAATCAGTAACAGTTTAGCTGATAAAAACGATATTATTGCAACTAAGAAATATAAGACAATTTTTTCAAAAACTAATTCTAAGACTGATTATAATGAGTCTTATCTTAACACAGAGGACGGTGATAATAATGAGTAGAAATCGCAAAACAACTTCTTTGCAACAACTATTCCCTGAAGATTATACATACGAGGCTCAGGACAAGTCTTTGGACGATAATGAAGAATATTTGAGGTTTCGCAGTGAGTATTGGGCTATGCTTGCAGAAACTGACGATACATACGCAGAGGATTATATGTAAGATAAAATAAAGGAGACAACACAATGAACAATTTGAAACTTGTAGAAACAGACGTATTTAATGAAATCACAACTTGTGACTTTTGGGGTAACGCCAACAATGAGTATCTTGTCACAAGAGAACAGATTGGTAGAGCATTGGGTTATAGTAACCCTACCAAGGCTATTGACAACATTCATAGGAAGCACAGAGAACGTATAGATAAATTTTCAACCACCCTCACTTTAGGGGTACTTGAGGGGGATAGGTATGTTGAACGTGAAAGAATACTTTACAACCGCAAAGGCATTATGGAGATTTGCCGTTGGTCTAGGCAACCATTAGCAGATAAGTTCATGGATTGGTGTTGGGAGATTATGGATAGGCTTATCTCCAATAGTTTAAATACCGTAACATTATCAAGAGAAGAATATTCTATGATTGTTAATGCTGCCAATGAAGTGGGTCAGCTTAATAAAGTTAATGAACAGCTTATACGTCAGTTGCAAATCATTTCTGCACAGAACACCACAATGCAAGACAAGCTTTCTCGTATGTGGCAGAAAATAATGCTTATTGTTCCACCTGTACACTATTCTTCTTGGAAAAACAAGATGTCTCAGAAAATTGTTTCGCTTGCAAAGATCTTAGGTTATACAAATGATGATGATAGAAAATCTATTTATGGTGATATTTACAGTATGATGAAGTCAGACTACGATATTGACCTTGACTCCTACAAAGAAAATTATTTGTTATCACAAACAGATTGTAAAAACGTAGCAATGATAGATGTTATTGATAGCGATACAGCTCTTAGAGATATTTTCGAGGAAATTGTTGACCGATACATACAAATAAAATCAGGAATGGAGGTAATGAACAATGCCTAAACTAACAAAACTTACAGAGAGTGAGTATGCCAATGGTGTACTCGCAGAAGCTAAAAGAATAAACAATAACGAGACAATTCGTAAACAACCGCCTACAGAACAGCAAGTTAGATTGTGCCTTAGAGTGCTGAGAGATTTTCACATACATATAAACAAAGACAATATTCCTAGATTTAACAGCGTTCAGGAACTAGAGCTTTGGCAAAAGAAAATGATACACAACAAATTATATGACAGCAACTAAAACGGAAAGGTAGATTAAAATGACAGAAAATAACAAAACTATGGTAACAGTATTCGAGAGCAAAGATTTTGGCAAGGTAAGAACGGTAGATATTGATAACAAGATTTACTTTTGCGGCTCTGACGTGGCAAAGGCGTTGGGGTATGCAAGACCAGCGGACGCAATAACATCTCATTGTAAGGGGGTCTGCGTTTTACCGACCCCTTCGGCTGGAGGTGTGCAGAAAACAAAATTCATCTCAGAGGGTGATGTTTATCGTCTTATAGTACATAGTAAACTCCCTTCCGCAGAATGCTTTGAGAGTTGGATATTTGATGAGGTACTTCCAACCATACATAGGACAGGCAGCTATATCATGGAAGGCTCGGAAAAAGACAATGAATTAAAACTATTACAAGCTACGGTTACTCAGCTTCAGAATATGTTACTTGCATTATCGGCTAAGAAAATACCAAATGAAAAGGCTCTAAATATATGGAAGAAACAAATTAGCACTCCGCTTATAGTGAAGTTACAGGATAATGCTTTGCGAACTACAGGTGAGGTTATTGAGTTTGTAGATATGTTGCATAGAGTTTATACTCAGATGACTTCAATGTTTGGCTTCTGTACTGCTACGGCTCTTAGTGAATTTACAGACAAGTATAACTGTGATTGCACTACAACACAACCTAGTATTATAAATGCTATTGCGGATAATCATGTATATCAGGCTTGGTTTACTCAGGCTTGTAATCAGATTATGATTTGTGTAGGTAATGGGGATAGATTTACATCTGACGATGATTGTACTTATAATGCTACACAGTTTACTTCAGAGGACAGCTTTGATTTTATTGTTCACACATTGGCAGAGATTATGAAAGATAGATCGGCACACTACGCACACACACTGTCTATAATTTACAAGAAAATAAATAGTGCAAGAGGTTGGCATAATCAAATGACTAGGAAGAAGGCTAAGACTAAGAAAGATGTAATATTATCTGATAGAAAACAGTTTACTAAATTTGTGTTAGCTAGCAACGAAATTATAAAGGAATTGAGAAGGAGTTAAATTTATGAGAACATATACGGTAACAAGTAAAGTAACCGCAGAGGAACGTGAGGTTACAATTAACATTTCATGCGAGAATGGCGAGTGGGTCGCTAATTTGTATACTTGTATTGAGAAGTATGCCAACAAATGCAAAAAGCAAGGTTGGAAACAGATTGATGAAACAAGACACACTGACGGTACGTTTATTGGAGCTACATTTATTGCTCCTGCTAAAGCCATTAGTATTAGAAACGCTCACCCGACTAAAAGGGTCATATCAGAAGAACATAAACAAAAGCTTTTAGCTGCGAGAAATAAAGATTAGTTAAAATTGTACATTAATTATGTTAATTTTACAGCTATATTGTTTTGAGTATAATTTTACTTGTGAAGTATTACTCTTTAAAATTTAACACAATTAATGTATGTTCCTGACAATAGAACGCAGATTATGATAGATATAAAGATAGGAGATATAAATGCTTACGGCAGAAATTAATAATCAACCTATAAATTGTTATGACAATAAGTATGATAGAGATACTTTGAAAAAATGGGCGGACAAAGGAATTTTGCAATGTCCTGTTTGTCATGGGAAGTATGAATATTGTCATGGCAAATTGGTAAGCCCTTATTTTAGACACAAAGACAAAACTAAATGTGAGACAATTTACTCTGAACCCGAAACAGAAGAACATATTCAAGGTAAAATAGCATTATTTAATTGGATTAAGAAACAAAACGGTGTTGTCAAGGCTGTTATGGAGGGTTATATAGAAGAAACAAAACAAAGACCTGACATCATGTTTGAGTTTGGAGGACAACAGTACGTTATAGAATTTCAGTGTACGCCAATAGCAAGTGAGCAAATAGAACGCCATGAGTTGTATCAAGCTGCGAAAATTAATGACATTTGGATTGGCGGTAAGGAAAAATATTCAACTGGCAGGACACATATTGAGAATATTGCATATGCAATGTTTGACTATCAGAACAATACTTTGTCTAAAGTCAAAGATCTTTTGAACAAAAACTTGTTACCTTATAATAATTTACTGCTTTGGAATTTTAACGAAATACCTTTAGAGAATGTAATGTTTGACGGAAAATTTACTTTTGTGAATCAAACCATGGAAAAATATATTGATTTATCAATAAAAAAACACAATGCGGAATTAAAAAAGCAAGAGCAGAGACGACATATTCATAGTTTGGTAGAGGTTTGCAAAGTTATTCCAGAATGGTATGCACAAGTATGTCATCATTGTAAAATCGACATACTTGAAGGCAAATTATCTTCCCCATATTTGATTATGATGAAGTTTGCAAGCGATATTACTGCTCCTTTCACAATGTTCATCAAAGAAAATTCGATTGATGTGTGTGTAACAGAGATGTATAATCGTAGGATAAAAAATAATTCAACTCATTGCAGAAAGTGCTATTGGCAAAAAGCAACTAAATTTGTAAAAATTGAAACACTTAAATATTCGGACAATCAGCAGTTGGTTTCGGTGATTAAAGAATATTTTTCAAAGCAATTACAAAAGGCAGTAATTAATAAATATATGGGAGGAATAACAAATGGCTAAACAACAAATGTATCAGCAGTTTATTTTTAAGTTGCACAGTTCAAGAATTTTAAAAGCACCTGATAAAAATTTAAAGATCTCTATACAAGAAGCTAGAGATAATAGGGAAATTATTTCTCTTGCTGACGGACAAATTTTACAAATGATTGACGAGATAAATTCATTAGATAGAAAATTTACCGCAGATAGGATAAAGGAAATTAAGAGAGAAATAAAGCTTTTGAAAAAGCAGCCAAAGTCGAGAAATACGAGTGTACAAATTAAGAAATGTTATCAGGACTTAGATAACATTCAATGTAAACTTGACTATGTTGCGATTATAATGAATAATAAGGAAGATATTTTTAAGCTGAGTTACGGATTTAGAATAAACGGAACGTACTATAATAGACTTATAGGCACAACAAATGGTATAAAAAAGAACACAGTTATTTATGCTGCCGCAAAGAACTCACAGCATATAAAATTATGTGAGGAATTAACAAGACGCATGAATAATGGAAGAAACTTAAACAAGGAACTTGTGCCTGCTAAGTTTGAAGCTTATAAAGCATTAACTTGTTCAGCTTCTGTGCCTGTGACACATCCAAAAGATATTCTTGTGGTAGATGATTTGATTGTAACTTGCAAAGAAAAGGTTATAAAAATAACAGATGAGTTTGACGGAGAGCCTGTATTAACTGAGCCTGATAATCCTGAAATTATAGAAGTAAATGACAGTGACGGTTATGGTTTAATAACACCTACATTGTCGGAGATATGGGCAAAAGATGTTCTTGAGGACTATATACCTAGTGGGTACTGCATAAGAAATAGCTTTTGTAAGGGCATGGTGTTCACGTTTGACTTTCATAAATTTGCCTATGAATATGGTACATTCAATGAAAATGGTGATTGTATTGTTATTGATGTATGGGGAAATGAACATAATATAAAAAATGTAGACTTAATACTTACAACTTCGATGTTAAAATTGTGGGATAGTTATGACAATATTGATTCGTATTTGGGAAATTGTAAAAATAACGGATATGGCTTTAGAGTAACAAAAGTGTGTCCTGAGAAACTTGAAAATGAACGTAATATGAATTATCAATTCCTGCAAAGCTATGAGTTAACAGATGGGGAAATTCAAGAATTGATAGCCCCTACGGTTAATGAAATAAAAGATGTAATTCACGGAGATATTGACAAAACTATATTGTTTTTAAATGGGGCTACCTCAGATGAAGATTTTAGCTTAAATGAGATTGATAATGTTACTAAGTCGGTTATGATAGAGCCAAGTATGGCAAATGACCCATTTGTTATAAATCGTATTAACTATATGATTAAGAAAAAAATTACACAGGCTAAAATCGGTGTACTTAAAGTGCATGGCAATTATGCTGTTATTTCAGGCGATCCATTTGCCTTGTGTCAAAAAATATTTGGAGTAAAAGTTGAGAATGATGATTATGGATTACTTAAAGCTGGAGAAATGTATTCAAAATATTGGTCTGATTATGGGTCTGATAGGGTTGTTTGTTTCAGAGCGCCAATGAGCTGTCATAATAATATTAGGGTTATGAACATCACAGATAATAAAATGATGTCAGAGTGGTATAAATACATGGCAACTGTTAATATTGTCAACTGTCATGACAGTATGGCAGCAGCGTTGAACGGCTTTGACAAAGACGGAGATTGTCTTATAACAACAGACAATCCAATATTGTTGAGAAATACAAGACCTACTAAAACAATTATGTGCGTTCAAAAAAAAGCAAATAAAGAAATCATTTGCGAGTCTAATTTAATGCAGGCTAATTACAACAGCTTTGGTGAGGAAATTGGCAAGGTCACAAATAGGATAACCGCAATGTACGATGTTCAGGTAAAATACCCAAAAGAAAGCAAAGAATACAAAATACTAGATTATCGTATTATGTGCGGTCAGCTTATCCAGCAGAACACGATAGACAAGGCAAAAGGTATTATATCCAAGCCTATGCCTGAGGCGTGGTACAACAGATTTGCATTAAGCTACAATGATAATGATAGTGACGAGGAAAGAGTCGCAAAGGAATTTAACAAAACAATCATTGCTGATAAGAAACCATATTTTATGTGTTACATATATCCGCAGGAAATGTCAAAATATAAAAATTATATTGAAAATAATAATGCTCAATGTATAAATTTATTTGGCATGACGATTTCCGAATTAGAGGTTCTTAAAGATAAAACGGAAGATCAGCTAAAGTATTTGGATTGGTATTACAAAAAAATGCCTGTTAGTGCTAATAATTGTACCATGAATCGTATTTGTAGGGCTGTTGAGTTGGCTTTTGAAAATTATAACACGGAAGTTAAATCGTCAGCTAGATTTGATTATAAAGTTATGCAATGCAGACAAAATGATAAATACTCTGACTATCCAAAATTAAAAAAAATGTATGAGAATTATACAAGGGATATAACTCAATACATGGTATTGTCTAAGAAACAACGTTTCGATAAAGAACAAATTGATAATGACAAGATGATAATGACAGAAAATTGTCGTAAGCTATGTTCTGAGATTTGCACAGATGAATTTGTGTTGTGTGATATATTGCTTGATATATGCTATAAAACAGAGAAATCTAAGAAATTTGTATGGGATATTTGTGGTGACACTATTATTGAAAATCTTTTAAGATTAAATGATTGGCAGATGTCTTATTATGTACCCGATGAAACTGGAGATATTGAGTATGGTGGAACAAAATATAGAAAAGCCGTAAGAAAGATTGGTGTGTAAATGGATATATTTTTAAACGAAATTGCTGAGGCAGAAAAAATAATTGAAAGTAAAGATTTAGGTGTAAAACCGTCACAATCATTGTTTTTGTTGGCTAAATATTACCGATATGTAATGAAGTATAAAAAATCTAAAATAATTACTGCACTAACTGATTTTATCAAATCAACAGGTATAAATTACAGACCTTCTGATTGGGAGAAAAGCGTTGAAAGACAAGTTAACAGAACACGTAATAATCCACCAATTAATATTGAGTACATTGGCATAACACAAAAGGAACTTGAAGATATAGCAAGGCTTAAAAGCCCACCAGTTGAGAGAATAGCTTTTACGGCATTGTGCCTTGCTAAATATAGAAATATTCTTTGTGCAAGAAATAATAATTGGATTTGTACTAGCCACAAAATGCTGTTTTCTCTATCTAGTGTGAATAAAACTAGATATGAAAAAGAAATGATGATACATAAGTTAGTTAAAGCAGGAATGTTACAGCCAGCATTGGCTGTCGGAAATACAAATCTTCAAGTAAAGTTTATTGATGATAGTTCTCTAATAGTGCTAAAAATTACCGACATGAGAGAACTCGGTAAAGAATATATGCTGTATAGAGGTAAAAAATACGCACGTTGCGAAAATTGTGGAAGGCTATTTTATAAGAGATCAAATAGTCAGTTGTACTGTAAAAATTGCAAAGGTTATCAAAAAATCAAAACCAAGGTCTTAACTTGCTGTGATTGCGGTAAGGAGTTTGTGGTTGATAGCAAAGCAAATAATAAGCAAAGATGTGATAAATGTCAACATATTAAACAACTTGAATATCAAAGAAAATCAATGGCTAAAGCCAGAAATATAATGTGAAGTAGTCAATTTTAAATAGAAAATAGTCAAACACCTCGTAAACCCTTTATTATTGGGCTTTTGCGAGGTGTTTTTATTTTATGGTGTTATTTCTTATTATGGATATAGATAATAAATATACTTATCCATAATATATTTTAGCACGCACAAAGTCAACATTCAATAGGCATTGTGTACAAAATTAAAATTGAAAAGGTGGTTATTTTACACATGATTTTCGTCACAAAGGACGAGGCGGATTATCTTCGTCAGAACATTAAGAACGTTAAGATTTTCAAAACGTGCCGTCTGAAAAACAATGGCTCTAATCGTGGTAAGAGATACGCAGAGGAAACATCTGCGGTTGTTAATCTGCTTGCCAAGTACAGAGCTGATTAAAAAATATCTTACAGCACGTCTGTAAGGGTGGGTATATCCCACTAACTTATTTAGAAAAGGAATTTATTTTTTATGACAGTAACAGAAGAACTTCCAATTTCCATTGTGGATAGTTTGGATAAGAGAACATATCCTACGCCTGAAGAGTATAACTATTGGAAATCGAGAGAAAACAGAACATTTTTTATTGATTACGAGGTAGATGAGTTTTATAACCTCATTGAATTAAGCAAAGTTATTATTCAGATGAACATGGAAGAAAGAGAAACTAAAAATCCAAAGCCAATCTTTATTTTCATTCATAGTTATGGTGGAGATATAGAACAGGCAAATTATTTTTGTGACCTGATACAGAGTAGTCATATTCCTATCGTTACTATTGGAATGGGTGTTGCTATGAGTGCAGGCTTTCTTATTTTTCTTGCTGGCAAGCGTAGATATGCGTTTGAACATTGCCAAATGCTCGTTCATCAAGGCTCTGCTGCTTTTCAGGGTAGTGCTGCTGAAATTGAGGAAGCTCAGAAAAATTATAAGAAACAGCTTGAGGGCATGAAGTCATATATCCTCGCAAGGACGGACATTGATGAAAAGACTTTTAATAAAAATAGAAATAAAGATTGGTATTTATCTCGTGATGAACTTGTGAAGTACAAAGTGGTCGATAAGATTGTCACATCGTTTGATGAAATTAATTAGGCGGTGTTATCATGGGCAAGAAAAATAATAATACAATAACCTCGTATGATAACCCACCTGAGAAAATTGACGGTGATCTGTTTTATAGTCTACAATTAGATAAAGAACAAGAAGAATTTGCTAATGCAATTTGGAACAAGGACAATGATATTATTTTCTGTAATTCCAAAAGTGGAAGTGGCAAAACTACTATTGCCATTGGTATAGCAAATTTACTTGTGCAGTACCAAATGTTCTCAAAGATTATTTATATTGTTTCGCCTTGTGCAGAAGGCAGGTTGGGCTTTCTACCCGGTGATGTAACTTCAAAGAGTGAGGTTTACTATGAACCACTCTATAATGCACTACAGACACTTGGTATAAATCCATTTACGGCTGTATGTACAAATAGTCTTGTTTCTGAGAAGTATGAAGAAGGCTATATCAAACCTCTTACGGACGTTTACCTCAGAGGTGTAAACTTCAAGGACGCAGTTATTATAATTGACGAGTCTCAGAACGCAACTTTTGACAATCTTAAAAAGACTTTAACAAGAATAGGTGAAAACTGCAAGACAATTTGCATAGGGCATACAGGACAAATTGATTTACCTAATCATAAGGCAAGTGGATTTGAGAAATATCTAAATCATTTTTCAGGAAAAGAACATTGTCAGATTTGCGAGTTACATACTAACCATAGAGGTTGGGTGTCAACTTGGGCTGACGAATTGGAGGATTAGAATAAATGGCTAAAATAACAAAAAAGAACGTTCTGTCGGTACAGGGCATTGTAAACATAGAGAACGGAAAATAACATTTAGTGTTGAAGATATTGAGGGTGAAATTGCCCTTGCGGAACTTATGTCAGATTTCAACGGTCAGGAAGTAAAACTGTCTGTAAACCAGACAGACGAAATTGCATAATGGGAGGAATTTAAAATTTCTACATACAAAAGATTTGAAGGCGAGTCTGATGACGAACTTATATTTAGGATTTGTAAAGACAAAGAAAAAATAGGTACTTGGAATGATGTTAGAGATATTTTAAATGAATTACTTAATGCTGATTTTGGCGAGTCAACTTATCGTAAGAAATTTCAATGCTTCGAGAAAATGTTCAATGCAAATCAGAAAACTTTTGCAGATACAGAAAACACCCTTAATGAAATTCAAGACCAAATTCGTGAATTAAAGAAAGAGCGATACAAACTTCAAACAGAGAAGTTGGAGAATAATAGGTGGCTTAGGGAAAATGCACGAGATGAATTGATAACTGAAAAAATAGTCAATGCAATTTCTGATATAGACCCTATTATAGTTCCTGATTATTTGTCGGGAGTAAATAATAGCAAATCTGCGATATTGGCATTTACTGATTGTCACTTTGGCATAGAGTTTTGCATAAAAGATCTATTTGGCAATGTAATAAACGAATATTCTCCAGAGATATTTGAACGCAGAATGTGGAGTATGCTTGAAAAAGTTGTTGACATAATTGCCAAAGAGGATTTGGCAGAAATTAATGTTTGGGAACTTGGTGACAGCATATCGGGACTTCTCAGATTAAATTCTCAACTGATGCACCTTAGATATGGTGTCATAGATTCGGCAATAAAGTATGCTGAATTTCTTGCCAATTGGCTCAATGATCTTTCGCAATATGTGAAAGTGAATTTCCAAATGGTTAAGGACAGCAATCATTCACAACTTAGACTTCTCGGACAGCCTAAGAACAGTTTTCCCGATGAAAACATGGCAAAGGTGATTATTGCTTTCATAAGGGAAAGACTTAAATATAATCGAAATGTAAATATAATTGAGAATGAAACAGGCTTTTGTTTCAGCGATGTTGAGGGTTATAACGTGCTTGGTTGTCATGGTGAAGTAAAGGATTTACAGAATTGCACAAGTTCTTTTTCAAGAGCGTACAATACAAACATTGATTACGTTTTGGCAGGTCATGTGCATCACCAGACCTCAAAGGAAAATGCAAAACATTCAGAGGTGCTTACAATACGTTCTATGGTAGGTACTGATGACTATGCTATGTCTTTAGGCAAGACTTCTGACACGGGTGCAAGCCTGTTTATATTTGATGATGAATTTGGCAAGATTGCCAACTATGATATAAAAGTAAAGTAGGTGAATACTATGATGATTAAAAAGAGTTATAACGGTTTTGATACCTTTATGCAGGATATTATAGACGTATATCTGGAAAATGAGGGCTTTAGTGTTTTGTGTGATTACAAGTTGGCTTGTAAGATTATCAAGAAATTTTTATCATTTGACGATAAGACTAAAATTAATTCTATTTCTCTTGATCCGCCTGAGTGGAACGGATATGGTGGCGAATTTGTTGTTTCAACTTTTGAAAACGAGTTGTTCTGTGAAAGAGCAAGACGTGACGATAAGCCAATAATTGTTGGTGATGAGAGTATTGTTTTCGTTCAGCGAGATTTTGTCGGCAAGGATTTTACTGAAGAAGATTATGTCCCAAAGCTTTATTTTGGTTTTACAATTAACGAATAATTTGTAGTTAAATACAACTCCTTTTATTATATTTTGCAGGATAGCAAGCGTTATCCTGCATATTGTCGGATAGCTCAATCGGTAGAGCAACGCACTGTTAATGCGGAGGTTGTGAGTTCGAGTCTCACTCTGACAGCCAAAACAGAACTCAACACGCCTCTTAAAAATGCGTACCACGTTGAGTCTTTTAAATGAAAAATCTGACGAGATTTTTGCACGGATAGTTGACAAAGTTTTGTTGACTATCCTTAGTTTTAATTACAAAGTAATTCAACCTCACGCACCTCTTAGCAATGTGTCCCAGTGAGGGGTATTTTAATGCCGTATAAATGTACAAGAGGGCTAACTTGTAAAAAGGTGGTCGGTGAGGTTTGTTGTTTCCAAAAGACGATTAAAGACAGAAAAACAGCGAGTTATGGAGTTATGGTTTTGTGGATTTTGTATTACTCAAAAAACAAAATTCAAGCCCTTGTGGGCAAAATAAAGAAGGCTAAGTGTGAGGGCAACACGCTAAAGAAATCCCATTTGAAGAATAAGTGCTAAAAGCAGCACTCTAAAGAAAGCTTGAGATGAGAAGAAAGGAGAGGTTAAATGGCTAAGAAAAGCAAACGTATTCAAGTACATGATGACGAAATACTTTCAAAAATTAATTCCGAGACAATGAAACTATGGAATAAATATAAAATTGATATGTCACTTAGAGAACTCTCCGAAAAGACTATCGCAGGCTATCAAAATGATTTAGAGTCTTGGTGGATATACATATATAAAAATCAGGGCAATCAAAGTATTATTGACTTAACGGAAGATGATATAACTGAATTTTTATATTTTTGTAAAACTGAGGGTAATAATTCAAGACGTATGAAAAGGCGTATGGCTTCAATTTCAGCTTTTTATAAATTTCTGCGTAAGAAGAAGTTAATTACAGAAAACCCAATGGAATTTATGGACAGACCTAAGAAAGATACAGATGTTATTACTCAGACGTTTTTAACTGTTGAACAGGTACAGGAATTAAGAATTACCTTGCAAAACTTAGTAGAAAACGCTGACACGCATCATAAGAAACATAGGGCTTTACAATATCAGTGTTATGCTCTATTTTCATTGTCTACAATGGCTAGAGTTAATGCGGTTGCGAATACTAAGTGGGAACAAATTGATTTTGACAATAGGGTTGTCAATGATGTAGTTGAAAAAGAAGGCTATGTTGTAACTCTTTATTTTTCGGAAGAAGTTAAGGAACTGCTGTTAGGTTTACTTGAGTACCGCAAGACAAATAATATTATTGACAATGGCTATGTTTTTGTTTCTTACACAGACGGAAAGTTTGATAAGGTAACTAATGGCACATTAAATTCTTGGTGTCATATTATTGGTGAAATGATTAATGTTCCAACGTTACACGCTCATGATTTTCGTCATTCTGGAGCTACGCTATATAAAAACGCAGGTATGTCACTAGAAGATGTTTCGGCATTGCTCAACCATAGTGGAACTGACGTGACAAGAAAATTTTATATTAGGGTTGATAAAAAGAAAATTAGTCAGAATAAGGATAAATTTGATTTTTGAGCGAGTAAGCACTCTTATTGAAAATAGGAGTGCTTTTATATTGGCTTGAAAATTAAACAAACAAAAAGGAGTTATAATATGAAAATATTTATATCACAGCCTATGCGTGGCAAAACAGATAAGGAAATACTAGAAGAAAGAGCAAAAGCTATAGATACTGTTAAAGAAAAGTATCATGCTGATGTAGAAATCATTGATTCTTTCTTCCAAAATGCACCTGCTGATGCAAGACCACTTTGGTTTCTCGGAAAGTCACTTGAATTACTCTCGTCAGCCGATGTTGCTGTTTTTTGCAGTGGTTGGAAGGACGCACGAGGTTGTCGCTTAGAACATACCTGTTGTGCAGAATATGGTATTAATTGTATAGAATTTAATTAAGAACTCCAATTAAATGATCGGCATTTTTATATTGTCTTGCTTTTATAAAGCAAAACAAACAAGAGAATAAAAAAAGGAGGTGGTTTTGGTTATGCCAAGGAAAAAAGGTAGTGTATCAACACAAAATAAATCTGGTATTAAAACCACTAAATATATTGAACAACCAAAAGTAATAAAAACCATTTCTTGTGATGAGGAACAAGAACTGTTAATGAAAAAGCCTTATCAATGTGTGACCTGTGGCAAAAGATATGCCACACAAAAAAACAATTTTGCATATAGCCAATCACCTTTGTACAATGGCAATAATAATTTCTTACCAACTTGTAATCATTGTTTAGATAACCTTGTAGAACAATATACGTTATTATTGGGCGATCCAAATGAAGCTATTAAGCGCATATGTTTACATTACGATATCTACATTCAGGAAAGCTTGCTTAATAGTTGCAAAAAAAAAGATCTAAATCAAAGCCGTATCAGAAATTATATCAGACATTGTAATTTACAACAATATGCAGGTAAAACATATGATACATACTTGTCTGAGGTTAATGGCATTGCTATTAATAACGAAGAAGATTTGGAGCAATTAAAGTCAGAGGGTAAATCTTCTCCAACAAAGGTTGCAGTTGAACGTTGGGGACTTGGTGTATTTGGCTCTGAGGATTACCCGATTTTGGAAGAACATTATAAAATGCTAAAGTCACAAAATCCAAATGCCGATAACAACCAAGAGATTTTTATAAAAGACCTGTGTACAACAAAATTGTTACAGAAAAAAGCTATTAAGGAAAAACGGTATGATGATTACGAAAAGTTTACAAAATTGTATCGTGACACTTTTAAACAGGCAGGCTTAAAAACAGTACAAGAGATAGATAACAGTGCGGAAGAAACTTTAGGTGTCACATTAGCAACTATTAGTCAATATACTCCTGAAGAATATTATAAGGATAAAGAACTTTACAAAGATTTTGATGGACTTGGTGATTATATCAAGAGGTTTATTTTAAGACCTATTAAAAATTTAGTTTTGGGAACTAATGAACGTGATAAAACTTATTGCGTGAAGGACGATGGTGAAAATGGCTAGGAAAAATAAGTATGCTGATGACAAACAAGCTGTGTTGCACACTAAGTTCCCTTCAACTCATTTTTTAAGCAATCCGACAAATGTGGATCATACATATAGGTGGTGTACATTTTTTAGAAGAAATTTGCACAGGTTTGCAACTGATTATTTGGGTTTGAAATTACATTGGTATCAAGCTATTATTCTATATTTAATGGGAATATGTAATTTTATAGTTATTGTTGCTTGTAGAGCTGCTGCAAAGTCTTTTATTATTGCACTATATTCTTGCTGTAGATGTATCTTATATCCCAATAGTAAAGTTGTTATTGCTTCCGCAACAAAGGGACAAGCCAAACTGATTGTCACGTCTAAAATCAGAAACGAGTTAATGGCGTGGTCGCCAAAATTGCGAGAAGAAATTAAGGGCATTAAAGATAACCAAAATGAAGTTATCGTATATTTCAAAAATGGCAGTACGATAACGGTTGTAACGGCAGGTGAAAGTGGACGTGGTAACAGAAGTTCTGCTCTCATAAGGGAAGAATATAGACAAATCAAAAAGGAAATTGACGATAGTATATTATCACCATTTCAGACCATAAGGCAGACACAGTATTTGCTTGATCCTTATTATGAAAATATTTCTGAATTAAAAGAAGAACCAATTAATATTTACATATCTTCAAGTTGGCTTGATAACGGACACTGGATGTGGGATATTGTAGATATGGCTGAGAGCAATATGCTGAAAAGTTATCAGACTGGCGATATTGATACTTGTTTGTTGGCATTTGACGAGTCTATTACACTCAAACATAATATTCGTACTATGAAACAAATGCAGAATGAAAAGAAAAAACAAGATAGTTTAACTTGGAGATTGGAGTATCTTAATGAAAGAGTTAAAGAAAATACTTCGGCTTTCTTCAGTTATTCAATGTTTTCTACTAATATGCGTTGCAAAAAGCCTTTTTATCCTCGCAAGAACGTTGATGTATTAGCGCATAGAAGAAATCCTTACGCTATTCCAAAACAACAAGGAGAAATTCGTATAGTCGCTTGTGATATGGCGTTTGTTACTAACAAGAAAAACGATAATTCTATTTTTTCGTGTATAAGGCTTTTACCTGAAACTACCACATACCAAGTTGGTAATGTTGAGGACTCGAAAAATATGAAACGTGGTTATAGGCGAATAGTCTGCGGCATGGAGTCCATTCAAGGTGGCGAGGGAGATATGCAAGCAATTAAGATTAAGCAGCTTTATGCCGATTTTGATGCCGACTATTGTGTTCTTGACGCTAGAAATGGTGGTATTTTGATATATGATAGATTAGCTAGAGTTTTATATGACGAAGAACGAGATGTTGAATATGAGCCATGGACTTGTATGAATGATGAGGGTGCTAGCAATCGTATTAAGATTGAGGGAGCAAGACCTATTGTGTTTATTATAAACGCTTCTGAAAGGCTAAATAGCGAAATAGCCATGGAGTTCAAAAGCGTTCTTGAAAACCAGATGATTGATTTTTTAATACCCTTGCAAGAAGCACAAGAGTCTTTGATTGAAAAGATACCAGAGTATAATAATGCTACAAGTGCAGATACTCAGATATTTTATGAAAACCCATATTTACAAACACAAGAGTTAGTAACGGAATGTATTGAATTGACTTATACGAAAAAAGAACAGACGGGTGCTATCGTTATCTCAGAGCAAGGCAATAACCGTAAAGACCGTTATACGAGTGTAAGTTATGGAAATCATTTTGCCTGCTTGCTTGAAAAGGACTTGTTGTCTGATAACGATGAATACGATTATTGTTGTTTATTCAACTAATGTAAACACAAACGAAAGTGAGGTGAGGCTATGCCTGAGAATATTGCAGAGAATACTGAGAATGTTATTGAAAACAATCAAGATAAAACAGAAAATGTTTCAGAAACTAACTCCGTGTCAAATACACAAGAGCGTTCCTATGAGTCAAATGCTTTTTATGAAATGACATCTTTTTGGGAAGATTGTATTGAAGATTTGCCTATTAATATTGAGGACATTAAGAAATTTGCTCATAATCCGCAAATACATATAAAAAATATTCGCAAAATTTGTCGGTGGGCGTACTATGAAAATGGTTCTGTTATGACTTCTATCAACTATCTTAAAACCATGTTCACCTTGGATAAGGTGGTTTATTCAAAGTCAAAGACTAAACGCAAGAAGAAATTTGAAAATGCAAGACAGTTAATGCAACAAACTCTTGACACAATAAGATATAAGGAAGTTATTCGAGATAATTTGTTTAACGATATGATTGAGGGAATGGACTTTAAATACTTTGAAATTACAAAGTCCGTATTCGCTGACAAATATCTTGATGATATTGATACTTTAAATATTGTAGAGATCAATGAACTGGGAGTTAAATGTGCCGTTATTAATCTGCCTGTTGACTATTGCCGTATAGTTGGCAGAAAGAATGGTTCACCTATTGTTGCTTTTGATTTAAGATATTTTGACGATATGGCAGAAGATGACAAAAGAAGAAAACTACAGGCTTTTCCAAGAGAAATTCGAGAAGCATATAGTAAATATTCAACTTACAATAATATTAAGTCATGGAAAGTTTTAAATAATGATAATACAATGGTAACAAAAATTAACTGTAAGGCTATTAATCCTTATGGTGTTCCACTAATGATTTGTGCGTTGGACGATGTATTGTATGCAGATTATTTCACTTCTACAAAGCGGAATGTATTAGATCAGTTGAACAATCAAATTATTTATCAAACATTTCCTGAAGCAAAGGACGGACGTTGCACTTTGACGGAAAGCCAGCAGAAAAACCAACATAAAGTAGTTAAAGATGCTATTACTACAAGACAAAATAAATATGGCAAGTCATTTTTCTCACTTGCCGCAGGTACAAAATTAAATGACATAAAAGTTGACACTTCTATTTTTGATGAAAAGAATGAAAATGCCAATAAATCAAAAGTGCCTGCCGATTTAGGTATTGCTAGTAGTGTCCTTGACGGTAATAGCACAGGAAACTATGCTGTTGCAACACTGAATTTGGAGTTGGTTGCAGGAAACGTATATGATTGGATAAATATGTTTATTATGGAATTAAATAAATGTATTAACGCCAATATTATTAAGGATAAAAAGCTTTATATGGAGTGTGCTATTTTACCTGTTACTTTTGTAAATAGAGATAAACAGGTTAAATATATGACCGACCTTTATGCTAGAGGTAAGGGGTCTTTAACAGCTTGGATTGCAAGCACTGGTTGGGATAGTGATGTATACTTGTCGCTTATGGATTACGAACTGGATAATGATTGGGAAAATAAATATCCAACGCATAAGACGAGTTATACCATGAGTAGCAAAGATAGCGACCCAAGTGATGCAGACCACTCAAATGGTGGTAGAAGTAAGGTAGCTGAGAAGACAAACGAAAATAGCATAATGAGCGAAAATCTAAATGGAAACGCTCAACCAAAACCTTCAACAACAAACTAAAACCTAAGTTGCGTTTAGTGACTAGGTTTATTTTATGTCAGAAAAGAGGTGAAAGTTAGTGTTTCATTGTGAAATAAGCGAAGCAAAGAGGTCGGACGGTCGCAGACGTGTAAAGTTGGTACTACACGAAATTCATCAAGACCGCAATCACTATAACAAAAATGGTATTAGTTACAACGAGCAATATGTTAGAGATAACGCAGATAGTATTATTGGTATGCCTATTTGTGCAACATTTTTGGATAGTGAAAAAGATATTCCATACGACCATGGAATGACAGGTCAAGACGGCAATATGCCATTATTTGAAAATTCTGTTCAAGTAGGTTCTGCTGATGGTTGGTCTATTGAAGATATTCAGATTAATGGTGAGAAACATAAAGTTCTTATTGCCGAGGGTTATATTAATCAGCAACGTTATCCACATTTTGTTGAATGGCTTGAAAACAAAATTAATGATGGTGATACAATATATGGTTCTGTTGAATTTGTTGGTAAGGGCAAAAATAAAATAGTGTATGACGGAGAGCCTGTCGAAAAAGGTAGAGTACCAAAAGTTTATGACTATAGTGGATATTGCATTTTAACTGTCGAGCCTAGTGACGATAGTGCAATACTGATAGAACTAAATCAAAAGATAAAGGAGGACGAGAAAGTGGACGAAAAGACACTTAATCAGATTATTTCTGCTGTTGAGAATAAGATTACTGAACTCAATACTAAAAATGCAGATTACGAGACTAAGATTGCTGAAATGAATGAGATTATTTCTACAAAAGATGCAGAGATAGCAACTCTTACAGGTGAAAAGACAACAGCCGAAACCAATGCTTGTCAGAAAGACGAGAAGATTAATGAACTTAACGGACTCGTTGAAACAATGAAAGCAGAATTGAATGAACTTAAAAAGTCTGCAAAGATTGCAGAACTCAATTCAGCTCTTGGAGATTTTTCAGACGATGAAAAGAATATGGCTAAGGATAAGCTTGACAAGTTTAACGCAGATCCTATGGGTTGTGGTATCGAGGTAAACGATATTGTTACAGAAATCAACGCTTGCATTGGTGCTGAGACAAAGAAGAAGGAAAAGGCAATGGCTGTTGAGATTAATTCTCAGAACAATTTTGCCGCTGACATATTTGGTTGCGTAGATACCGACAACGATGACGATAAGAATGACAAACTCGATATTGACAACCTGTTTGTATAAAAAAATACGATTGGAGGAATTTTAAATGATTAAATTTGCAAATATTGGTGATTTCAAGGTAGCACAGAATTTTGGCTATCTCAAGACACCTGCTGTTCTTGAGAACGGCATGGCTGTTACATATGATCTTAAAACAAAGGCTGTTGCTCTGCCAACCGCAATAACAGCAAAGCAGGCTGGTCTTGCAGTTGTAATGAACAGAATTGATAAGCCTGAGACACTCACTCCAAATGATTATAGAATTGAGGTTGGTGAGTTTCCACGCATTTTTACTCTTGCTTCTCTTGCAGGACATCTTTTTGATATGGACGATGCAGTTGTAACAACAGCTTACAATACACTCGCAGTAGGTGACAAGCTTGTAGTTGGTACTGATGGCAAGTGGGCTAAGAGTGCTGATGTTTCTGATTATGCAGAGTATCTTGAAATTGTGGAAAAGACAAGTTTTGGCGGTAACGGACTTAGAGTCGTTGTACACGCTTAATTAATGAATGTAAAATAAAGGACGGTGTTTTAATAATGATTAATACTTCTTTTGAACTTAATAATCTGAATAAGTCTGAGGTTGCTGTCAAGAACGCAAAGGCTTTCAACGAAGTAGTTGAGATTTGTTCTGCTCTTTTTGCAGGCAAAGATACATCAAAGTACGGTCAGAAGGTAGACGCAGTACGTTCAAGAATTTCAAAGCTTGGTGAACAGGCACTTGCAGGCGATAGCAGAGCAGTTGCAGAGATTAATACTATTGTAAAGTATATTATACAGCCAAGGCTTCTCGAGGCAACAAAGGTATTTAATTTCCTTGGTAACTATCGTGAGATTGGCTATGATGAGCAGCCAAGAGTTAAGACTTATTCTTATGAGGGTCTTGATGCCAGACTTCAGGCTTCTGGTTCTGATGTCGGTTTTGCAGGTAGAAAGTGGGTAGAGTACCCAATCGTAACTCAGACAATATCTTCTGGTATGGCTATTGATTATCGTGAGCTTGCTTCTGGTAATTTTGCTGGTACTGTAGCAGAGGAAATGGCACAGGTACAGACCGACATGAACAATAAGGGTGTCGCTTATGTGTTTGACGTCATTAAGTCTGCACTGAAGAATAACACTGAATATGTAAAGTTCTATGGCGAGTATGACTCTGCTCCAACTCAGACACAGGTTGATGGTATGGTAAATAAGGTTAGAAAGCTTGGCAAGGTTGGTATTGCAGGTGACTTCTCACTTATTTCTGGTATCTGCGATTGGAACGGCTATAAGACAGTTGGTTCTACACCAATCCCATTCTTCAATGCTACACAGGTAGATGAGATTGCTAGAACAGGTCTGAATGGCTTCTATAAGGGTTCAGCTCTTATTGAACTTGAGAACCCATATAACTTCACAAAGCCACTTGCTAACAAGTCAGGTTTTGACACATACTACAATCCTAATGATTTGTGGTTTATTGCACAGGGAGCAAATTCTCCAGTAAATATCTTCAGACGTGGTGGTATTACAACTATGACAGGCAATGATGTTGAGACAGGTACGGTAAAGACACGTTTCGATATGGAGCTTGGTGCTGACGTTGTAAAGGGTAGAGAATTTGAAATTGGTCTGCTTACAAAGCAGGGTTAATTACATAATAATTATTGATGTGGCGAGGGTGTAAACTCTTGCCACATTATTATTATATTTGAAAGGAAGATTGAAAATTTGGCAAATGTAAGAAAAAATACAACTACTGCCACAATTAATAACGATATTACAGAAGTAAAGTCCAAAAAGGAAATCCAGCTTACCGATAGAGTATTTCTGGAAAACACTCGTAATTGGGAATTGGGCTTTAGGGCTGTGGAAACACAAAGAGATATTACTATTCCACCAAATGCAAAGAAATTTGCACAGCTTAATGTTGGAGAGGTTATGGCTCAGATACAGGAAGGTAATGGAATGTTCTGTGGTACTGACGGCTTTGGCAATAATGCTTATCTGAAAATTCTTGACGAGGATATAAGAAGATACGTTTTTTCACTTGACGAGAATGATAATAATGATCCTGTTATTCTTGATATTAACAGTGTAAAAGCACTTCTTGGCATTAGCAATAAGGCTGATTTTATGGCTGAACTCTCAAGACTTGTAGTTACTGAAGGTGATAAGAAAATGATTATTCCACTTGCCAAAGAAGTTGGAATTGATAACGTGGCAGTCTACAAGCGTAACGAAATAGAAAATATTTCAAACTATAAGTTTTAAGAAAGGGTGTGGTTAAAATGGCTACTACCTATGAAGATGTGGTCGCTGTTTTTGAGTCCACATTTCTTGAAAGGGTTGCGTTAAGTGACGACCTTGTTTTTCAGTGGTTTAAAATGGCTTGTGGCGAGTTTTCAACTCAAATTAGTCAACTTTACTTTAATAATGAGAAAAGAATATTTACTGATATTGACGGAAACGATATTGTTTTAAATCAGATAGTTGTTAATATATTGGGCTATACAATAAAGAGATTTTATTGTGAAAGACAATATAGTAAAATTGTCAAACGTAGCAACATAGTTTCTAAGGATTTATCAATAAACAACTCAGAGGGTGACAAAAGACAAGCTAAAGTTGAGATTGATTGGGTGAACTTTAAAATAGTTGACCTTTATGAGCAGCTGAAAGACACTGCGTATAATTGAGGTGGTTGAATGAGTAAAGAATGGTACTTAATTCGGCAACCGTATTATACGGAAGGTTCTGAAAAACAAGACTTGTTGTTTGATAGTGAAATGTCATTCAGTGACGTTTTAGAGGATAGCGTTATTGAAGATGATATTATTCTGTGCAGTGGAGTGTTTAACGGTGAGAATTTTGAAAATGAATTTGCTACAAAGGGCATAATTCAGAATGAAATACCTGACACGCCAACACAAGCTTGGCAAAGACAGGTTTTAACCTATATTAGTACAATATCGGACTATAAGTATATTAAATACGATAATAAGATTTGGCTAATATTGACCGAGCCTACAAATAACAAGCTGTACGAAAAATCTATTTTGTATTTGTGTAATTACGTTATTAAGTGGCAAGACGAAAATGGCATAGTTCATTATAAGCCGTGCAATATTCAAAATGCTTCACAGTATAACGCAGGCACAAATGAGACAAAAGTAATTACCATTGGTTACGATCAGTTAATGATGTATATTTCGCTTGACGAGGAAACGAAATATTTTCCGCACGATAAGCGTTTTTTCATTGACTATAATGATAAAGAGCCTACACCTTACAGAATTACTAGACCTGATACTGTCAGCTTTTCTTTTGGAAATGGCAGATGTATGCACATTATCTTGTCAGAGAGTCAATACAATCCGCAGACAGATAGAATTGACCTTATGCTATGTGATTACTTTAAGCCCAATAATGCAACCAAACCTGTTGAAATAACTTACAGTGGTAATGCAGAAATTCGTTGCGGTGGTACAGTAAAAACATTTACTGCAAAAACAGATAAGAGTGTTATTTGGTCTTTAAAATTACTTGATAAACAAAAAGATTTCGTTATTATAACAGTAAACGAAAATAAGGTAAAGATAAAGTGTTTAAACAATAGTGCTTTAATTGGTAGCTCTTTTAAATTGGTTTGTACAGTTGATGATGTTTCGTCTGAGCTATTAGTTAATATAGTGGGAGGTGTATAAAATGCCAATAAATTCTGTTATATCGGAGTGGAAAAATAAAGCTATTTCTATGATATTATCACAAGATAATATATTAGATTTATTTGAAAAGGACGAGGAAGAACTAGAAAATATTGTGTATTCTAATATATACCCTTTTTTATATATACCTTACACTCAAACTAATGTAGAATTGTATCTTAACATTGAAGTTTCAGTTCCGAAAGTAATATGGGGGGCATTTAAGGGTTATCCTCAAATGATAATCCAAATAATTTGTCACCAAGATAAAATGAGACTTAACAAAGCTGGCATTTCCAAAACTAGAATGGACTATGTGTCTGAATTATTAGGTCAGTTATTTAACAACTCAGATGGTTGGAGCGGTAACAGAATACAACTTATTTCAGACGTACCTGATAATTTGTCGCCTGTTTATAAAAGGCGTACCTTAATATTTCAAGGTGAAGAACTTACGATAAATCCATGTGAGGGTAATTAGTTATGGACGAGCTTTCGATTTATCGTAATAAAAAAGAAACATTTATGTTAGGCAAGTTTGAAATTCACAACCCAACTTTGGACGAGATTTCAGACGAGTCAAAACTAGGTGAAAAACAGTTTTGGGTCATTGTGTCTGACATAATTTCAACTCCATATGATAGAAGGCTATATCTTTGGAGCAAGGGTATTGATTTTAACTCAGTAGATAGTTTTGACTTGTTTTGTGATATTGTCGAAAATCATTTGCTAACTGATGTTTCATTTATAATCCGTAATATTGATTTTGGTAAGATGAAACGCTATATTGACACGAATAGCGGTGATATTATTTTATTTGATGTTTACAATAATATTCAAATAGGTAAAGCAGATTATGAACTGCTTACTGAATATTTCAGGAAAATGCTTAATATCGCTGATAACAATATTAAAGACGGAAATGAACACACCCGAAAATGGAGATTGCAATATGAATTAGACAAGCTTGAAAGACAATTAGCTAGGGGTGAGTATCAAGAAAAAGAATTTCGTTCTATTTTGTTGCCATATATTTCAACATTAACAAATATTGAAGGGTTTAAATACAACTGGGACACGGTTTGGTCGTTACCTATTAATGTTTTTTATGATTGTCTTTTAAGAAATCAAATCATAAATCAAGCACAGAAACTTACCACAGGTTTGTATAGCGGTACTTTTTATTATAAGGACATTAAGAATAAAGAAGAATTAAATTGTTTCCGTACATGGTAACGGAAACAATAGAAAATAAAGGAGGAAATAATATGTTTAATCCAGACAAATTGCTTTTTAAACAAGCTATTTCAGGTCAGATGTTTTCGCCTACTGACGGAGTGCTGTTTTGGACTCTTGAAGATTTGAAAGACGTAAACATTCAGACCAATGCTACTTCACAGGATAAGACAGATGCAACAGGTGCGGTAATTGCAAAATACTATGATGCTGATACAGTTCAGATTACAGGTAATACATCGTTCCTTACGCTGTCACTTCTTGCTGCTCAGTGGGGTACAGAAAAGAACGTTGCAAGTTCTACTAACAAAATTCTCATTCCTAAAAGAGAGAAGATTAAGGTGGGTAGCGACATAACAAAGATTACTCTGAGTAAAGTTCCTGTGGGTGGAATATCATTCATTTATCTGCTCAATGAAAGGAAGGAACAGGTTGCTTCTTACAAATATGCAGCGGTAAATTCAGAAAAGGAATTTTCACTTGATGCGGCTAAGAAAGAAATTACACTTCCGACAGATACTGCTATCAAGGAAGGAATGACTATTCAGGTATATTATACATATGAGTCTGAAAATGCAGTTGACATTACAAAGAGTACGAATGATATGCCAAAATCAGGTGAATTTTGGCTTGAATCAATCTTTACAGATATTTGTGATAAAAATATTGAATATCATGGTTGGGTTGTCATGGCATCTGCACAGCTTTCTCCTGAGACTCAGATACCACTTGACAAGACGGGCGACTTCCCATTTACTATTGACTCTCTGAAGGACTATTGTAGTGACGAGGGTCAGCTTCTGAGATTTGTTATTCCAGAGGATTAATATGGAAAACAATCATGAGTGTGTTATTTGCGGTAATGGATATTATGCGTGTAATAAATGTGATAAAATAAATAGCTGGAGAAGATATGTAGACACACCATCTTGTTATCAATTATTTTTAATCATAGAAGAATATATGCACGAGGTTATCTCCAAAGCTGAAGCGAGAAAACTACTTGCCAATATTGGTATTACTTCCGAAACATTAAAAAAGAAAGATTATAAAGAGTCGGTCTATAATGTTTTGGCTGATATTACAAACCTTAAAAATAGTACAATAAATAAAAAAACTAAATAAAATAGAAAGGGCGGTTATTATGATAAGTATTGACCGCCCTTATTTTTTTTATAAAGAGGTAGAAATGACAGATAGAAGTAAGTTTAATGTAGATAAAGACAAATCAAAACGTAGTTATAATGGTATTATTTTTGACTCAGTGTTAGAAATGAAATATTATCGTGACGTACTTTGTCCTTTAGTGGAAAGCGGTGAAGTGATTTCGTATGAGTTACAGAAACCATATGAACTGCAACCGAAGTTCGTTCACGATGGCAAAACTGTGTTGCCAATTAAATATGTCGCTGATTTCGTGGTTACTTATAAAAATGGTGTCACTGAAGTTATAGATACAAAAGGTATGCCAGACTCAGTGGCAATACTTAAACGTAAATTGTTTTGGTATTGCTATCCAGACATTACATATAAGTGGATTACTTATGCTAAAAAGTTTGGTGGGTGGATTGATTATGATGAGTGTAAGAAACTGAGAAACGCAGAAAAGAAACGCAAGAAAACGGAGGAAAATTGAATGAAAAATAAGCTTAGTTTTGCGGAAATGCAGGCATTTATAAATAATGTAGTCAAGGGTACAGTTGAGTACGGAGCAGGATATGAAGAAATTTTGCGTAAATATTACGTTGTCACTCTTTACGGAGAACATAAATTTTCATCAGATGATATTGCAGAGATTTATGATAGTGGAGAGCTGGATAGGGAATGTAATAATATTGATTGGGAGTCGATTGATGACGCACAGTATAGCATGATTAATGCAGCTATTGACAGCGGTATTGACATGAATGTTAGATACAAGGCGGCTGAAAAGGTTATGAGCATGGCAAACATAGCTATAACGGAGCTTGCAAGCAAGGCAAAAGAAATGATAGAACAGATTAGTGTTACTACGAAAGATATTGACACTGAAAGCTTAAATGAAGTGTTAAAAACACTTAAAGATAGTAATGACATGGCAAATAAAATTGTAATTTCAAACAACAAGGACGGTGACTAATATGTTCTTTGCAGAACAGGAAATAACACTTGGGATAGTGCCTAATGCTAGGAATATTCATAGGTTTGTGTATTTTGCACAGGTACGTCCCTCTGTGATTAATCTGACAACAGATAGAACGGTCAATGGCAAATCAATTATAGGTCTTTGTAGCCTTGGTTTGAAAAACGGTGATAAAGTTACGATAGAAACACATAGTAAAGTTTCTCAGGAGCAAGCTGACGAGGATTTAAAGCTTGTTGTAAAGTGGTTGTGTGGTGAGGAATAAATGGTTGTAAAAAACCTTAAAGAACTAGAGCGAGAACTAAGAACAAGAATTGATTACGCTCTGCTTACAGATGTTACCGAGGTTGTTACCACTGTTATGCTAGATCATATTGAAAGAGATGTTTACGATAGTTATGTACCACATGAATATGTAAGACGATATGATAATGGTGGTTTAATGGATATTAATAATATTAATTCTTCTATCGAAGGTGACACTTTGGTTGTTGAAAACAACACAATGGCTAACCCTTATATTTTTGTACAGGGGAAAATGATTAAGTCAGATAATGCAGGTCAAGAATTAGCACCTATCATTGAAACTGGTTGGGGGTACGATTTTGGAAACTGGACGTATCATGGTGTTGCTAGACCATTTGTATATAACGCAAAAGAGGATTTAAGTGATAACAAATATCACGTTATGGCTTTAAGACAAGGACTTAAAAGACAAGGAATAGAGGTGAAGTGAAATGGCAGATGATTTAAAAATACGAGTTCCTGTGGAACTTGACACAAGTAAAGTTAAGGACGATATACCTAAATTAAATAATGTACTTGCAAATGATAATAAGGCTCATGCTAAAATCATTGGTGAGTTGGACTTGAATAAAACACAAAAGAAAATTCAATCTCAACTTGCTACAATCAGCAAAAATCTAAAAATAGATATTGGTGGTTTAAATGCAACTTCTATTCAGAGCAGTATAAAGGTTGCTGAAAAACAGGTAACTAGCTCTGTTAAAAATATAAAGCATGAGATACAGAATATTGACACAACTCTTGCAGAAACTTTCAAGGCGGGTTTTAATAAAGACGGACAGATAGATATTGTTAAAACTGTTGAAAATGCAAGAAAAGTTTTGAGTCAGTTTGGCAATCCGACATTTTCATGGACTAAAGATAGTTCAGGTGAAGTTACTCAAATTACGGCAGAAGTTACAAGCTTAACAGGTCAAGTTGAAAAACTGAAATATGCTCTGAACGAAACAAATGGGTCATTTGACTATCTATCGGGTAGTAGTTCTGAAAAGGGTATCTTAAAGCTGATTGCAGATATTGATAAGGCTAAGTCAAAATACACAACACTTCTTTCCGAGTTTAAATCATCAAATTCGGGCATTGAAACAGGACTTACTAAGGAAATCGCAGATGTTAATAATGCTATTAATAACCTTGGTAAAGGTGGCTCCGTTGCGGAAGTTGATAGTTTATTTAATACTCTTAAAACTACTGCAAACGAGATTAAGCAAAATCTTGATACTACTTCAAGTTCATTTAATAAAGTAACAAATGCTGAAAACACTTTGGCAAAAATGCCTACCACAATACAAGAAATTTCAAATAACTTTTCTAAGCTGAAAAATCAGCCACAAGAAATTGTGGATTTAATTCAAGGTTTAAACACTCAATTAACTAAGGTAAAAGATACCGAGGAGAATTTTGGACGCAATAAACAATGGTCTGAAGAATATCGTGAGTTAGTTGTTTCGGTTAAAAAAGCAGAAACAGAAATAAAGAGTTTACAGTTACTTGAAAAATCTGATAATTCTGAGGCACAACAGCAAGCTAGTAGATACAATAAAATTATCGAAAATATTTCGCTAATTAACAAGTTAGAAAAACAACGTATTTCAGCAGGCAAAGAGGAAACTGTTGAAATAAATAGGCAAATAAAAAATGCAAAGGGCAGAATATCTACAGCCGAAAGCTATTTAGAAAAACATAAATTAATTTCTTCGGAATATGAAGAACAAATACGTCTGCTCAAGAGAACAGGTGAATATGAACAGGCTATTGTAAAAGCTAAGTCTGCTGATAAATCGTCAGCTACCTTTACTAAAACAGAAAATAATGTAGCTAGACTTACGCAAAATCTCACCACCTTAGAAACAAACTGGAAAGAGTCGCCTATTTTTAATGGAGAGTTTCAGGAAAAGTTTAATGAGCTAAAAACAAGTTTGTCTAATGTAGGTGGTGATCCTAAAGCATTAGACGAATATCGTATTAAACTCAATGAGCTAACAAACGAGTTAAAGAGGGCTGATGTAGCTTATAAAGCTAGTTTTTCTAGCAACAAATCACAACAGAGCATAGAAGCCACAAAGCAGAACATTAAAAAGTTAATATACACAATTCAGACATGGCAACAGGCTAATACTAAAGCCATGAGCAAGAATACTTTTAATGGCGGTACATATCAGGTTGAAACTGATAATATGATAGCTTCACTCAAAAAGTTGCTTAATGCCAGTGATTTAACTGCGAGCGATTTGAAAGCCAATGTTGATAAAATCAATCGTAGTTTTAGGACAATGAGTTCTGAGGCACAGGCGGCAGGTGTGAATGGTTTAAGCTTTTTCGATAAGATTAAAGAGGACGCTTTAAAATTCACAAGCTGGATGAGTTTAACTACTGTGATTTCAGGCATATCAAGAGAAGCCGTTAAGTTCTATAATAATGTTGTAGACATTGATACAGCTATGACAGAATTGCGTAAGGTTACTGATAACACAAATCAGCAATATGCCGAGTTCTTTGATAATATAGGTCAAAAGGCTAAAGATTTAAAGATTAATTTATCTGATCTTATTTCTCAAACCGCAGAATGGGGCAAACGTGGTTATAGTTTAGATGAAGCTGAAACACTTGCCACAAACTCAGGCATTTATTCAGTTGTTGGTGAAGTAGATAATGCAACAGCAGTACAAGACCTAACAACAGTTATGAAAAGCTATAACATGACAGTTGATGAGTCTATCAATATTGTCGATAAGTTTAACGCAATATCAAACAAGTATGCTGTTTCAGCAAGTGATATTGGTGATATGTTGTCAAGGTCAGTATCTTCACTGAGCGTAGCAGGAAATACACTAGATCAGGCAATAGCAATGGGTACAGCCATTACAGAAATAACTGGAGACGCAGCCGAAGCGGGTAAACGCAAATTGCCCGACTATATAGTAATATATAGCAAGTTAGTAGCTATATCGGTTAAAAGCTAAAGGATAGCCAAGACCGAGCAAAGACTAATATATGTATATAAAGGAAATTTTATTATGAAAAATTATTATAACGTATCGTCATTAAGACTGATGCGTTTTTTATTTGCATTAGGTTTCGATAAAGAGAGTTATATTAACTCAAAAGGCAAAGAAAATTGGAGATTTAAGAATAATGAGAATTTGCAAATTGCTCTAAAATTTTATAGGGACATGAGGAGTAAAAATAGATAGGAGTTGGTTATATGCCAAAAAAATTATATCCACATATATGTGATTACTGTGGAAAGGAACATTCTATTTCGACAAGCACTTACAATAAGTTAATCAATGGGAAAAGCAAACATTGCTATTGTTCAACCGAATGTAAAGCAAATGCTCAAAGGCGTGGTGATTATGTTATATGTGCTAACTGTGGAAAAAAATTTTATAAAAAACCATCAGAAATAAAGCAGCAAGAAAATTTGTATTGCTGTACAGAGTGTGAGTTTGAACATAGAAAGAAAGTCCATAGGGAAGAAAGAACTTGTGAAATATGTGGCAAAACATTTGTAGTAGGGAAAAGATCAAAACAAAGATTTTGTTCCCCTGAGTGTCAGCATGAATGGCAGACACAGAGAGTTGGCGAGAAAAGTTCTCATTTTATACCGAGTTATAGCAAATGCGATTATTGTGGTAAAATGTTTCATATTTTATTGTATAATCAAAAAACATATGCACACCATTTTTGTTCATTAACTTGTAGGCAAAAATGGTACAGTGAAGTATTTTCACAAGACGATAATTGGAAAGAAAAGTCGAGAATTAAAATGTTGGAAACATTGACGTCTGGAAAAATAAGCTTGACAAATTCTTTACCACAAAGACTTGTCGATGAAATGCTAACAGAGACAAATGTTCCTTTTGAAAGAGAAAAAACAATCGACTTTTATTCTGTCGATAATTTTTTACTAGGCTACAATTTAATTATTGAAGTTCAAGGTGATTATTGGCATTATAATCCAACTACTTTTACAACACCTCCTACAAAAATGCAAATAAAAAATCGTGGTAGAGACAAGGCGAAACATAATTTTATTAAACATAAATATGGAATAGAAATTTTATATTTGTGGGAATATGATATTGTTCACAATAAAGAATTATGTGTTGAGTTGATAAAAAAATATATTATAAATCAGGGTAACCTTGAAAACTATCATAGTTTTAATTACAATATTATCGAAAACCAATTATGTATAAAAGACAATATTACTACGGCATAAAATAAATACATATATTAGAATGCGTAACGACTATAACACTTGATATGGTAACATATTAAGTTTCGCTACTCCCCTTAGTTAAAGGGTGAACATATAGTCTGAACTCGTACTATAATCCTGTGAAAAGAAATACGAGAGTTAGCCAGAAATGACTAACCGCTACATATTTAATGTAGTCAGTACCAATACAATTGGGAAAGTAACAGATTGAACAGCTTAAAAGTTCTGTCAATGCGACTTCGTGGAGCAAAGACAGAACTTGAAGATGCAGGCGAGTCAACAGAGGGCATGGCAGTATCAACCTCAAAACTGAGGGAAGATATTAAAGCTCTTACTAACGTCAATGGCACAGGTGGCTTCGACATAATGAAGGACTCTCAGAACTTTAAGAGTACCTATGAAATTATGAAAGGTATCGCCAATGTTTGGAACGACCTTACTGATACATCAAAAGCCGCTGTCATAGAGAAAATTGCAGGTAGAGTTTACCTGAATGTACAGAAATGTGCATAAAGAATATATTTAATTGCAGGTAATGAGTAAAGCCTTACACCACAATAATGAAGAAATTACATTATGACGGTGCGAAAGCAGAAATAACGTAAGGATTGTATAAGGTCAAAAGCCTAAGTACAGTAACAATCTCTGTTCATGCAGCTAAGTACCCTAACGTTATCCTAGATCATAGGACAGTTTAAGTCGAGGGTAAAAGTTCAACGACTATTCCCCATATGGGGTTGTAACAATAAAATAAAGGTGGAAATCCTGAATAGTTGCAACAAAAGAAGTACGGCTCAATCGCAAATGGAGTGGGAGAATAACCCTTAAACGGAAAAGGTATAATTGCTGTCATAAATGACGTGATTAAGAAATAGTCTAAACTCTATGTGAAAGCATAGGATATGTTATATAACATATAAGTAAATTTGCGACTTACTTTAATATAATTGAAGCAAAGAGGCAATACAATTACTACATTGCTTACGAATATGAGTCAAGCGGATAAAATTGTTAATGACTCAATAGGCTCTGCTGGGTCTGCTATGTCAGAGTATGAAAAATACCTTGACTCTATTCAAGGAAGAGTGCAAGGTTTTCAGACAAGTATCGAAAATTTGTCAGCTACTCTGATTAATGGTGATTTGGTTAAATTCGGTATCACCAGTGGAACACAAATTATTGATGTTCTTGATAATCTAATTAGTAAATTCGGTGTTTTAGAAACACTTATTCCTGCTGTTATGGCAGGATTATCATTCAAAAACGTAGGTAAACAATTATTAAAGATGCCAACTTATGCACAGCCACAAACTATATGTGCATAGGTCACACACGTTTTAAAATAAGGTTGCCAAATTGCTGGGCAGACAAACTGTTTGTATAAATTTATAAATATTTAGACAAATTTATATAAATAGTACGAATACCCTTTGTATCAAGTAATTGGTGCAAACTCCACGTTAAATGCTTTTAACTCCTAAAGTCTTACAACCCAAACAGTAATTTGAAAAGATAAGCTGAGAGGTACGAAAGTAGAAAAAATAGTAAGAATAGTCTATGCTGAAATAAAAGCTAATCAGTGCTAATGAGAGGATAAACGTGACACATTAGAAACGTTAGTGCTAAGGACTAATACAATGGACGTTTAGCAGGGAAATTCCTAAGTTATATATAATAATATGGAAAACCCCCAACGACTATCTCCTAGAGGGAGAGTAAAACCACAAGCTTATGGTGGAAGAAAAATGTGGCTCTATAATGCAATATTATAGATGAAGATATAGTCTACGCTCATGTGAAAGCATGAGAGGTCTGTCGGTAACGACAAGACTGTATTGGAAGTTGCGTTCCAATATGAATAAGATAAATATGTACAAATCAAATAAATTTATAAAAATCTATTGACATTTATATCATTTAGTGTTATAATCATTATAGAGGTGATATAAATGGAATTATTAAGCATAGGTAAATTTGCTAAATTAGTGGGAATAACACCCGCAACATTAAGACGTATGCAAGAAACAGGGGAATTAATACCAGAACATATATCAAAAGGTGGAACAAGATATTATTCTACCGAGCAATTAAAAATGTTTAAGAATGATACCGTCAAACAAGTTGTGATAGGATATTGTCGAGTGTCTACATTTTCTCAAAAAGATGATTTAAACACACAAATTAATAATGTTAAATCATATATGATTGCTAAAGGTTATCAGTTTGAGATAATAACAGATATAGGTTCAGGAATTAATTACAAGAAAAAAGGTTTACAAACATTATTAAAAAGAATTAATAACCGTGATGTATCAAAAATAGTAATCTTATATAAAGACAGATTAGTGGGGTTTGGCTATGAGATGATCGAATATATATGCCAACTGAATAATGTTGAAATAGAGATTATTGATAATACAGAATATACTAAAGAGCAAGAACTCACAGATGATTTAATACAAATAATTACAGCATTTGCTAATCGTTTGTACGGTCAAGGTTCAAAAAAGACAAAACGGTTAATTGAAGAGGTAAAAAATAATGTTGACAACAAAGAAGGTACGTCTTAAACTAACTCCAGAACAAGAGATACAATTTAGAAAAAGTTGTGGAGTCGCAAGATGGGCTTATAACTATCTTTTATCTGAAAAACAACGAGTGTATGATGAATATATTTCTAATGGTAAAACTGGTAAAAAGACAATTAGCGAAGGAGAAGTGCGTAAATATATAAATAATGTTTTAAAACCTACTACACATCAATGGTTGAAAGAAGTTGGTAGTAATGTTATGAAACAAGCAGTTAAAGATGCTGATAATGCATATAAAAACTTCTTTAATGGATTGTCTAAAAGACCTAAATTTAAGTCAAAGAAAAGTAGTAAGCAATCTTTTTATGTAAATTATGAAAGTCTTACAAGAATAAATGGTGGTTTTAAAGGTGAGAAGTTAGGTTTTGTTAAAACTTCTGAACCATTGCCAAAACTTGCTGACGGAGAAAAATATGCCAATCCTCGAATTACATTTGACGGAAAATATTGGTATCTATCAGTGGTATATAATATTGAGCCAAAATCAGTTCAATTAACTAATGAAAGTTTAGGTATTGATTTAGGTGTAAAAAACTTGGCAATATGTTCAAATGGTGTAACTTATAAAAACATTAATAAATCGAAACGAGTAAAAGCATTAAAACGCACACTTAAAAGAGAACAGCGAAAACTTTCAAGAAAGATTGAATGTAATATTATAGGTTACGCAAATAACAGAAAACCTATATTTAGAACACCCTTACAAGGCTGTAAAAATATTCAGAAACAAATTCATTATATCAAACTCATAAACAGAAAGATAAACAGTATAAGAAATAATCATCTTCATCAAGCAACTGCTGAAATAGTGAAAACCAAGCCATTTCAGATAGTTATGGAAACATTAAATATTACAGGAATGATGAAGAATAAACATCTTGCAAAAGCAATAGCAGAAGAAAAGCTTTTTGAGTTTAAACGACAGATAAAATACAAGGCTGAAATGTATGGAATAAAAGTTGTAGAAGTTCCAACATTCTATCCAAGTTCAAAAACTTGTTCTGTATGTGGCTGTATAAATACAAATCTTAAATTATCTGATAGAGTGTATCATTGTGATAGCTGTGGTATTACTCTTGATAGAGATTTAAACGCAGCAATTAATTTAGCAAATTATAAAGTTATATAATTCACTATAAAGAATTTTATAACTATGTACCTATCGTTACTGGGGAATTTAAGTCTACAGAGTGTTATAACAAATGAGAGTAGCTTAGGCAAAATCAGACACGATGAAGTAGAAAGTCTAATTCGTGAGAATAGACATGGTGTAGATATTTATAAATTATAATAGATTTGTACATATTTATCGTAACGGAACGGCTAAAGCTTTGCGACTACTTATAGCAATGGCACTATAAGAGTGAGGAAACTCGGAAACAATAGCAAAGATAACATATGCTGAGATAAAAGCCTATTATACTATTATAATAGGTGCTAAGTGTTGTTAAAAATGTCAGGTCAGCAGCCAACCCCTATCGGGAGATACGGACTAGGTTCAGAGAGTAGACGGTAACTATCTTGTGGTAAGATAAAGGTGTACTCCAACTATAGGTAACACCTATAGCGTTTCAAAAAATGAATTATCCCTCATTTATTTAGTTTTGTCCTTTAACAGTAAGGGTGGGATAAAACTGTTATTAATCATTTTGCATAGTGATTTATTTTACACTATTCATTTGCGTATGTCAACACTAAATTTGTTCGTTAATAAAAATTTTACATTTATATTTACACAATGTTTGTTAATGCAACCAATATATGGCTTGACATTAGTTCCCAAAATGGGTATACTAATAATAGAAATATGCGTTAGACGCATAAATTATTATTCTTACGCATAATTTATTAGTTATACGCATATTTTAGGTGCTTGCCCCTATAATATAATAGAGGTGATACCGCATGGGAGAAACTAATAACAAAAAGAATGTACGTAAAAAGAAGGAGGAGTTGATAGATATGGCAGTTATGAGTAAACCTGTAAATCTTGCCTTCGTTGTTAGAGAAGATAAAGCGGACGAATTTATTAATTCCAAGTCCTCCGCAGCAGTTATTTCAAAAATAAAAAAACAGGCAAGAGAGATGATGAAACATTCGACTTTTAACGGACAGCCATGGGACGAAGATATTAGGAAATCACTTGAAGATTAGTTTTCGTGAGATAGACGAGGGTAACAAATTAATATTATCTAATTTTCATAGTGGCAATGATAGTATAGACAGTTACTTTAAAGGCAAATGCGAAGCAATAACAGATACTTCTGCTAAATCTTTTGTGGTTACTAATGATAACACACAAAATGGTATGCCTAGTGTAATTGGTGTTTATTCCTTATGTTGCTCTGGCTATGTTATTGATTCTCATAATTATTTTTACATTCATCCAGCGGTTGAGATAAAATATTTTGCAATCAACGAATATTATCAAGATATTCAATATTCAGAAAATACTGAAGAAGGTTGTCTTAGTAGTAATATTTTGGCAACGATTATTGGAAGAATTATTAGTTTTACTGATAGTTATTGTGGGGCTAATAAAGTGATATTGTACTCTGTTCCTGAAGCAGAATTTTTTTATCAACGTATGGGGTTTCATCTTTTTGCAAATTATATGCTGAAAAACAATGAAAGATACCTAGAAGGGTGCATACCAATGTATCTTGATCTTGATACCATGGAATGATGTTGCAGAGGTGATATATGAAGGCAATAAAAAATATACACGAGATGTCAAAGTGTGTTAAGTGGTTGCAAAATAATAAGTTTGAAAACTTTACCATTGAGAAGATTCATATTAGTCGTTCAAGAAGTGAGATTTATGTAGTCGCTGATTTTGATGACAATAATGTGGATAAAGTTTTGGACGAATTTTATAATACAACTTGTGCTTATACAGTTAATTACAAACAGGATATTGTTTTCATGATTACTTCTGAAAAGAGTTTGATGACAACAAGAATGCCCAAGTTTGAGGAAGTAATTAATGTAATTCCTAGTATTTGAGTCAAAGAATTTGTGTTCTGAACAAATGCAACGGAGCGTTTCTAAGAGATAACGTGGACTACATAATGAATAACCATAAAATAAGACCCTAGATTTTCTCTAGGGTCTTTTGTTATACATGAACACACATTGTTTACTTTTGCCCATTTGTACACTCATACACTCATACTCATTATCTATTCCCTCAAATTAACATTTACGTTAATCCAATCCTTGCCGTCACGTTCCATAGTGACAGTATAGTACAATCTACCCTTAACGCCAAAACTATTTTCAGCGTCCACATAAGCCGATACAGTGTAACTGTCATTGTGATGTGTGACAAAGTTTTTATCGTACATTGGATAGTCTGCTGTTGCAGGGGCTTTTAATTGTTTGTTTACATAGAATTTAGCTGCTATGTAGGCTTCTTGACTGTAGTCTTTTTCGTAATGTGAAATGTCGGATATTTTGTCAATTAGCCCCCAAATGGCAAAAAATAAAAATATAACGACAAATACAATTCTGCCAATGGAATAATGAACTTGCTCGGTAGTTTCATTATTAGTAGACGTGGCATTTTCGTTAGCTAAATTGTTTGTGTTTTCTTGATTGTTTGTCATAGCTATTCTCCTTTAAATTTATATCAAAACTATAAATAACTAACTGTTAAGGTCTTTAAAACAGTTGAAAACGAGAGCAGTGGCAAGACTAATATTAGCATATTAGGCAAGACTATAACACAACTTTCAGATTTAAAGAACTTACTTCATAATAAATCGGATATAACTTTAATTCCTACAAATGAAGTGGCAAATGTCCGTCAGTTTAATAACCTTTTGGCACAGGGTAAATCTGTAGCTGAAGCTGAGTCAATAGCTTTGAAAGGCTGTTCCGAAACAACTCTCAATGTTGCTAGAAGTGCTAATGGTGCAGCGGTATCAGAAGAAATATTGTCTGCTTCTTTAAAGGGTGTTGCGACTTCTTCTAAGCTTGCTGCCGCTGGCATGAAAATATTGTCAACTGTTGGTAATATGGCTGTCGGCTTGCTCGTAGGTTTGGCTATTGATGGTATTATAACACTTTTTGATAATATTGTCAATGGTGCAGATAATGCAAAAGAAAGTTTAGCTCAGTTCACAAGTAGTTTTTCTGACTCTATTGACAAATTAGATGAAGAAAACAAGTCAGTAAACGAATTAGTAAATCGTTATGTAACTTTGGTTGCAACAACAGATGACTTGTCGACCGTTAAGGACGATTTGAATACTATTCAGGATAATTTAATTGATAAGTACGGCAATGAAGCTAAGAGCCTTGACTTGCTTAATGGCAAAATGTCTGAAAATATTAAGAAAATCAAAGAGTGGAAAAAAGAAAAGGCTGAAAGCGAACTTTATCAAGAGTCAGATATTACTGATCCTGATGATGAAGATAGGAAGCTGAGTATTGCCGAGGCTTACGCCTTGGCTCAAAAAAAGTTAAAAGAGGGAAGTTCTTTCGGTTCTAATGGCGGTAGAGTAGGTCAAGCGTATGTTCCCGATACGTTATTTGGAAAATACAACAGTAATGCAGACATAAACAAGGTTGGTTCTCGTGATTACGGCGATTGGGGCGATTACAAAGAAGTAGCCGAAATACTTAAAAAATACAATAACGTTGGTATGAGTGGTTACGATGATGATACATTATACTTTGCAGGTACAATGCAAGAACGTATTGATACTATGCAAAAGGTTTATGATGAATTATCCGAGAAATGGGCAAACATTTCAAAAGACGATAATCGTAACAAGTGGTTGACTGATTTACAGAAAGAAATTGCTACCACAACAGAGGAATATGATAAACTTTCTAATGCCGTTGATAAATACAACGAAATTCAGAAAACACTTGAAAACTATAACACAAGTGAAGAATTTAGCAAAGCATTTGATGAAGCTCAGAAAGCTACTGAAAGTTATAGTCATGCTGTAGCAAATAAAAATATTGACGATGTTGATAGGCTTTATGATTTAACTCAGAAATACAAAGATAAGTTAATCAACTTGGCTAATGGTGACGAGGATTTAATTGACTATGTTAATACTTTCTTTGAAACTTTGCCTGCAAAATTAACAACAGGTACTTTTGATATTTCTGAGTGGACGGACGATATTGACGAAGTTCAGAATAAAGCAAAATCACTTAAAGATACTTTAACAAGTCTGCAAGACGGAAGTATTTCGGATAGTGACTTAGTTGAACTGTTTAAATCATATCCTGACTTGGCTAAATTCTCGGGCAACACGGAAAAGCTGACAGAAGAAGTTAAGAAACTGATAAGACAAAACCCTAAAGAATTAATAAACAGATTAAAAGAACTATCAAACAGTTTGCCGAATGGCAATGATAAGGCTAATGTAGAAGGTCTTATTTCAAGTCTTGAAAAACTTGGAGAGGTAGCTTCTTCTATTTCCGACGTTAAACTGTCTGTAGACGATATTGAGAAAATTTATGAGGAAACGTTTGATGATCTTATAGATAAAGCTGAGGACGAGAAAGATGTTCTTGAAGAACAAAAGAATATTCTTACAGAACAAAAAACTCAACTTGACAATATTATTTCTCAGTACGAAACTGTTGCAAACACAGTAGAGTCTTATATTGACGAGCAGAAATCAGCTATTGAGGACAGATATAATGCTGAAATTGATGCCATTAAAGCTGTTAATGAAGAAAAACAAGATACTATTGACTTACAGGAAAAGCTAAATAATCTTGAAAATGCTAAAAAGAAAAAGGTAAATGTTTATTCTGAAGCTAGTGGTTGGCATTTGGAAACCAATACCGAGGAAGTAAACAAGGCACAGCAGGAATATGAACAGGCTAGTGCTGATAAACGTGTATCTGACCTTGAAAAGCAGCGTGATAAGGAAACTTCATTGTGGGATAAGTATAAACAACAGTGGCAAGACCTTATCAACAGCTCTACTAACACAGAAAATGAACAGCTTGCCAAAGATATTTTAGGTGTTAATTGGACGGACAAAATAGCACAGCAAGACACAAATATTCTTAATGACTTTGCAAGCAAATACCAATCTTATCGTTCTCAACTTTCAGATCAGGTTGAAAAGGAAATTGAGAGCGTTGAAAAAGAGATAACGGCTAAAAGCAAAGAAATTGAGGCATACAAGAAAGAAAAAGAAGCTTTATCAAAGTATGTTACAGATATTACGAATAAGAATAAAGACTACATAAAACAGATGACAGATGTTTCTGAAAAAGAAATGCAGACTATGGAAGGTAGGACTAAGTTCTTAGAGGATTGTAAAAAACGTGCTAGGGAAGCTCTTGACTATTCTGATATTTCTGTTGAGGGTGCTAAATCGAATGGTTTGTATCTTGTTCAATATGACGGTGAAACTGTTGGAACAGGGCTTGATGAAGCACAAGCAGAACAGTTAAAATCTGAACTGTACGGCAAAATGGTTTCATCAGAACTCTTGGCTAACCCTATGCTTGGTAAGAACAAGGGTGCATTAACAGCTATTCTTAACGCTTTAAAGAGTAAGTTTAACATTATTAAACCATATCGTTCAGGCGGTATTGACGATTATACAGGACTTGCACAACTTCACGGAAAGCCAAATGCAGTTGAAACTATCTTCAATTCAGAGCAAGGCAGAAAACTGTATAACCTTGTGGCTAATACGGATAACCTTGTTAATTATATTGGAGACAAGATTTATAACGGCATAACAGATTTGGTAAGGACAAAAATGTCCTCACTAAACAATATTCAAAATAGAAGTGACACAAACAATAAAACTATTGTATTCCAGATCGATACTGTCAATACAACAGACGGCACAACATTCTTAGAACAGATGAATGCTTATCTGCAACAGGCTGATTTGGATAGAATGGTCGGTAAAAATTATTAAATAAATGCAAAAGTAATAAAGAGCCATTAATTATTTAGTGGCTCTTATCTTTTGGAAATATTTTAAATTCAATAAAATATTGACAAACGTGGACGAATGTGGTATAATGTACTTATAAGAAACAATAAAGGAGTTTTTATATGAGTAATTACAAACCACAAGAATTTGCTGAAATGATAGGTGTATCTGTAAAAACCTTGCAACGTTGGGACAAAGAAGGCAAACTTAAAGCATATCGCACTCCAACAGATAGGCGTTATTATACTCACAAACAATATGTCGATTATATGGGTGATGGTAATAGTAAACACGGCAAAACGGTCATATATACAAGAGTATCTACTTCTAATCAAAAAGATGATTTACAAAATCAAGTCGAATTTTTAAAACAATATGCTAATGCAAAAGGGATTATTGTTGATGAAATCTTTGAAGATATAGGTAGTGGGTTAAATTACAATCGCAAGAAATGGAATAAACTTATTGAAGATTGTATGCTTGGATTAATAAAGACTGTTATTGTTGCTCATAAAGACAGATTTGTACGTTTTGGATATGAATGGTTTGAACGTTTTCTTAAATCTGATGGTGTTGAGATTATTGTTGTTAATAATGAAAAGGCATCACCAGAGCAAGAATTAGTTAATGATTTAATATCCATTATACACGTTTTTAGCTGTCGTATATATGGTTTAAAAAAGTATAAAAAGCAAATCGAAGGAGATGAAGAAATTGCTAAAGAGTTACAAGACAGAAATAAACCCAACGTTCGAACAGAAACAAACAATTAATCGCACTATTGGAGTATGCAGATACGTTTACAACTTTTATCTTGCTCACAATCAAGAAATATATAAAACTGAAAAACGTTTTGTATCTGGAATGGACTTTTCTAAATGGATTAACAATGAATTCATTCTCAACAATCCTGACTTTCATTGGATAAAAGAGGTTAGCAGTAAGTCTGTTAAACAAAGCATTATGAACGCTGAGAGAGCTTTCAAGAACTTTTTTAAAGGAAAATCAAGATTTCCAAAGTTCAAGAAGAAAGCAAAATCAGATGTAAAAATGTATTTTGTAAAAACAAATGCTAAAACAATTATTCAATGTGGAAGACATAGAATTAAGATTCCTACCCTTGGTTGGGTAAGATTAAAAGAAAAAGGATATATTCCTACAAACCCCAAAACACATATTATCAAAAGCGGAGCAGTGTCTTGCAAAGCAGGAAGATACTATGTGTCGGTTTTAGTCGAAGAGCAGGAACATCAAAAGCCTGTTTTAAATGACTTTGGAATAGGAATAGACTTAGGTCTTAAAGATTTTGCCGTTTGTTCAAGCGGAAAAGTTTACAAGAATGACAACAAGAGTTCTAAAATAAGGAAACTTGAAAAGAAACTTAGACGTGAGCAACGTAGCTTATCGAGGAAATACGAAAGCTATAAGAAACTTAATAAAAATATGAAAGGAGTAGCTACTCGACAAAATATCCAAAAGCAAAAGTTAAAAGTACAGAAAATTCATCAAAGACTTGACAATATAAGAACAGATTATATCAATAAGGTAATATCCGAATTGGTGAAAACCAAGCCAATGTGGATTACTATTGAGGATTTAAATATATCAGGTATGATGAAGAATAGACATCTCTCCAAATCAATCGCACAGCAAAAGTTCTTTGAATTTAGGACAAAGCTACTTGCTAAGTGTAACGAATATGGGATTGAGTTAAGAGTCGTTGATAGATTTTATCCTTCTAGCAAAACTTGTCATAATTGTGGTTGTATCAAATCTGATTTGAAATTATCGGATAGAACATACCATTGTTGTGAATGTGGTTATACAGAGGATAGAGATTATAATGCAAGTCTTAATTTGCGAGATTGTCAAACCTACAAGATAGCATAAACAAGCTAACGTAGGTATGTACCGTAGGCTATACGGGAATTTACGCCTGTGGACTATACAAGAACTTGTGAGTAGTCTTATGACAAAAGCATATAGGTTGAAGCAGGAATTTTCTCGATATGGATATATTTGTCCATATTTTGAGTAGCAGGTGAAAAAAATGATTATGACTCCTACATTGGTATTTCCTAATGATGAGGTTGTAAAGATAGATAAACATAAGGACGTAAATGGTGAATATGATCGTGCTCCGCATTTCAGCTATCAGTTTAATTGTACGGCAGGTTCGGCTATGCGTTGGGCATTGTGCGAGTACACAAACCTTAAAACAGGTGAAGTTAATCACTCTTATTTTCCAAAGGGTGGTGACATAAACACCTTTTACAATGGTGATAAAGTCGGTGTCAATGAGTTAGTTTTTAACGATATTGCCGAGAACGGTCATGATTACCAATATCGATACATTCTTTTTCAAACAGACCCTACAACCATAGCTGACGACACTCAATATGGAGATGGTGTTGGTTTGTATGATATGTATTTCTGCCGTGGAAAAATTCAGAGAGCAGGTTCTTCAACATCATTTTACATAAACAAAGAAATAAGCAATTTGAAAGACGCTTATTATTATGAACGTGCTGACGGTTCAAATTACTTAGTTGGTGGTGCATACATGGAGATAGGTGAGGAACGTAGGTTTATTGAAAAGTATGACTACAAAACAGGCATGGTTACATTGAAATCTGCTTTTACAACTACACCAACAGTAGGCACTGAATTTAGGATATTTACTAATTACTTTATAGATAAACCGCATTATGTAAAATGCAGAAATGACCCTGATTGTATTGTGACGGCTGAAGTGAATGAAAACAATTCTACTAGACCAATACATTGTGAAACAACGTACACTCACCCTAATCATGTTGGCTTGAAATATTATAAGTATTATTTATATCAAATAATTAATTCAAGTGTAGTCTATGACGGAACTATTCAGGACAGCACAAATGATACAACTCAGGTCAATCTTGGTAAAAGTATAGGTGAAAATATAGTAAATAAGTGTATTACTATAGAGGTAGAGCCTAGTGGAACAGAGGGTCATGTTACCGAGGGTATTAATGGTTTTATTTCTAACTACAATACCGCTACTGGAATGGCTATAATTTATTGCCCTGCAAATACTCAGTTTGTGAAAGGTGCAAAATTTACTGTTTATAGTGAAACACAGAAATTGATTGGCGAGAGTCCTGCAATTTATAATTTCAGACTCGACTATGATTTCTATGCTATGCAGGCAGGAAATTCGTATTGTGTTGTTAGTGAGATTATGACACTTGACGATAAAATGTATCATTTTAGCAAAAGAATATCGTTCCAAGGCAACGAGTTAGGTGATTTAGTAAACAACTTTAATTGTCTAATAATTAATAATCGTATAGCAATGCTGTCATGGAATACAACTCTTAGTGGTACTGCAAAGATTTTTAGACGTAATGTAAATGAAGAAGATTATGTTTTTCTTGGTACTACTAATACAAAGAGCTTTTTTGACACAACAGTTGGTAATAAGCAGACTTATGAATATTATGTTTGTTACGGAGATTACAAACCATATAAATCAGAGCAAGTATCGGTAGATAGAGACGGTTGGTTTATATACTCTTTAACTAATTTGGGTACAAAATATAATAAAAAGTATTATGCTATTTCTGAGTGTTGGGAGTTTATAACAGGTATGACCGATAATGATATTACATCAAATATTGGTCTTGCAGTACACACAGGAACAGGTATTAAACCAAAAACAACTAGAACAGTAACAGACTATGAGAGTGGTTCTTTCTCTGCTGATCTTTTAACAATTAATTGCCCTGATGGGCAAATAGTCGATAATATTGACAGAGTAAAAGCATGGACTAAATTTATTAAAGGCAAGAATGATTTTATGTTAAAATCTCATAAGGGCGATGTTTGGATTATAAATATCTCAGATAACCCTACTAGAATTTATGATAGCACAAGTGTATTAGGGCTGACTAATATTAAGTATGATTGGATTGAAGTTGAAGATATAAATGATGTAATAATTATTAGATAGGAGGTAGGAAAGTATTATGGATTATTATAATAAAATAGACAATGCTTATCTTGCCGAGTTACATAAGCCAATGCGAAAAATGTATGTTAAAATGGAAATTTTATCACACTATGAAGGTGCTATTGGCGAAATAACAAGTGACTTATCTTCTACAGATGGTTCAATAACAATTAATAAAGAGCAAGGCTGCCGTAGGTCTTGCTCTTTATCTATTATTGATAGAAGCGGTAAATACTTAACTCAAAAGGATAGTCCGTTTTGGTACAATCGAAAATTCAAGATCTTCATCGGCTTGCAAGTTGATGAGAATATTTATTGGTTTCCGCAAGGTGTTTTTGTTACAAAGTCGGCAAACTCTAATGGGAGACGATTGAATGTTGAGGGTGTTGACAAATATGGTTTTCTTGATGGAACATTAAATGCTAGAATGTGCCTTGTTGAGTATCAAGCTAGTGTTACAAATTCTAAAAAAGGAACAAATATTGCGACTTTAATTAAGGACACGCTTATGCTTGATTTGGGTAATAATATACCTCTTGACCCTGTTGAGCCGATTATCGACCCTATATTCTATAATGTAACTCTGTATGACGATATTGTAGTTGATGAGGGCGGTTATCTTGGTGAGATTTTTGACAAGATTGCCGAAATGTATGGTGCTAACATCTATTATGATGTCAATGGCAGATTGAGAATGGAAAGAGTTTTTAACTATAATTTACCTTCTTGGTATCGCCATTTGTCACCACAATTTGAACTGAGTGAAACCGAAATTACAGAAACGGATATTAATTATACTTATAATTATGACGGTGTAAACATTATTACAGTTACAACAGACAATACAAGTGGTGAAATTTATTCGTACACAGCTAAAAATGAAAACCCACAATCACCTGTAAACATAAATGCTATTGGCTATAAGGGCTTAGATGGTGGCACTTATTATATACCCCTAGGAGATACAAGTGAAGAAAGCGGAGAGGAAAAGTGTAGGCAACAAGCCGAATATATGTTATTACAACATACTTGTATGAGTACAGGTATTAGTTATAATCTGCCGATCACTCCACATCTGAATGTTGATAATACCGTTAGGGTTAGTAATGATTATTATAATTTTGACAAACAGTTATTTATCGTAAATTCTATTACAATGCCTTTATCGGCTACTGAAATGAGTATTGAAGCCACTAATCTACAATGGCTGCCATTTGATACAGATTGTATTTCGATTTACTGTGAAACTTTAAGTGATACAGTGACAATATCTTATAACACGAATGGTGGCAAGGACAAAGATGGAAACACTATCACTTATAAAAGTATTAACCAAACCCCTAATAAACAAATCGTTTTACAAGGTGGGGATATGTATAACGAGAATAAATTGTTTGCATGGACGGATAGTCAAGGCAATAAATACAATTATGGTGACGTATACACTGTACCAAATAACAACACAACATTGATAGCTCAATGGATAACAGGAAATGAAGTTACAGTTACCAATACATTGTCGGCAGATAGTACGGTAGAATTTCAATCTATGTCACCGTCACGTTGCTTGATACGTTATGATGACAACGAAGTAGCCAGACGTAACACAAACACAATTTCAACATTTAAAAAGAATTATTTTTTGGGTACACACGATACAACTATTGTGTCTGAGAGTGATGATTTAACTAATTTTGACAATGCTTTTGATAAAGAAACAACCACAAAGATAGATTGTTCCAAAGTAAAAGCTACCTACCTTACTTCACCTATGGGAAACGGATTTGAAAATATGACAGACTTTGTTTTCCCTGCTAATCTTTCAAATATTTCGACTAGCAAGGGTGTGTTATCAGGTTGCAAAAAGCTTACCAAGATTACATTTCCTATAGTATACTGTGATATTTCACACCCTGAATCGTTTCTTGCTAATAGCACATTCGTTAATGGTTTGGAGCTACCTTATACCTTGAATTTCACACCAATGGTTTCAGTTGATAAGCAAACAGGTGTCGAAGAAATAAAACAAAACGAGATACTAAAAGGAAGTCATGTTGTTGGAAACTTAAACATCAAAGCGGCAACTACAAATAAATGTGTAGTGTATGTAAATAAAGAAACAACAAGTTTAGTTATTTATCCTGCAACAGTACAGGGAAGATTCTATCTTATGGATAAAGGTATTGAGGGAGATTTATCTGGACTTCAAACTATACAAATTGGGCGATCTACTAACATTAACGATACCGATGGTTTTGGAAGTAATACATCAGCAAACATAAATCTGAGTTTAGACTTTCAATCGGGTAATTGTACTACTAAAATACCTAAAAACGCTTTTAATGGCTATAGTGGTAATATGATTGATGTTGTAATTTATGGCAATGTGACCGACAGCAATGGTATCACACTTGAAAGCGGATCATTTTGCAATATGCCTAATATGACAAAATTACCAATGACAAATAGTACAAGCTTAAAAGTTGTACCTGAGAACTGTATGAATAATCTAGCGTCATTAACTTCAGCGACTACAGGCTATGTGGTTGACGTTGAGGGTTGTAACGATATGCCTAATTTGACAACTCTAAGAATTGAAAGTTCTTGCGAAATAGTAAACGGATTTAATAACTGCCCTAAATTGAAAAGTTTGTCATTCATGAGTGACGGAAAAGTAAAAGAGATTGGTGGTTTAAACAATAACGCTGCTATTACAACATTTTATATTCCAAGTATGGCTTTGTCTGTATCGGGCGTGAATAATTGCTCTGCATTAACAACGGTTGTTATTGGAGCTTCTTTGACTAGCTTTACAGGGTTTAATAATTGTCCTAAATTAAACAAGTTTACTGTGGATAGTTCTAATACTACTTTTAAAGTCGTTGATAATAACCTCTACCAAGGGAACAAACTCTGCCGTGTTTCAATGAGTAAATCAGATATTGTAGTAGCAAATGGTACAACTGAAATCATGAGCAATGCTATTCAGGTTACTTCTGTAAACAGCATTTCTATTCCAAATGGTTGCATTTTAGCTAACGACTCAATCAAATGTCAAAGCGTAGGTCAAATTATTTTTCATACTTCTTTAAATACAGAAACTGGGAAATATAATAATTTAACTATGACCGATTTTAGTACCCTTGATAATGTACAAGTCGGAACTATTTTCGCATATGGAAATGGTATAACAGATACTACAAACGCAAATTGTTTGCCTGTTGTAAAATACTGTATAGAACATAACATCAATTATGTTGATATGAATGAAACAAACACTAACGCTCGTGGAGCTATTGGAATAAGCGGTAATGCAGAATTGGACGGTGATAATTAATGATAAATACTTATACTTGCATACCAAATCAAACTTCATCAGAAACCGTGTTCGCAGACCTTAAAACATTTTTTGAAGATAAGTGGACTTGGAGCAAAATTGAAACAAATTATCCTGACAGTGAGTCCACTGATTATAACACTTTGACATTTTGGATTGATAGTACAACGTACTTTAGAATAATGTTTGATCCTGCAAAGTCACGTTACTGGGCTGGGTGTGGTGAATATGACTCTTCCCAAACGTCACCATATGCTGATTATGTCAGCTTTACCTATGGCAAATTTGATAGTGTTATATTATATACTACAAGTCAAGGAATGTTAATTTTGTTCAAAAGTAGAGATAATGACTATGTATTAGGTGGGGCTATTGCAAAAATGAGAAAACTATCTGACAATACAGAAATTACAGGTTTCTTTACACCAACGTCAAACTCAGGTCATCAAGGAAGCAAAATGGCAAGCTTGTATAATATGTTTAGTCAAAGTTTGCACAATGGCGGTACGAACCTTGTACCACAAGTTGATTTTAATATACCATTGAACAGCACAATTGAGGGTCAGTATGCTGCTAAAACTGACGGAATATTCTATGTTTATATGGGGCAAAGTAGTGTGTTTCCTGCTGACGGAACTGTTGTAAAATTCACAATGAATGGTGTTAATTATGTGGGTAACTGCAAAATGGTTTTAGCTGATTATTCGTAAAGGCGGTGTGTAGAATGTCTAAAATGAATAAGCTAATTAAGGAAAGCCAAGACAACAAAAAAACACTTGGTTACACCTACGGAACAGTTAAAAGCTATGACTCTACAAACTGTACAGCAATTGTTTCGCTATTAGAGTATAATGGTGCTGAAAAATCTTTTCTGAATAAATCAGGTGAGATTTTAAGCATGGGAGACAGTGTGTGGATCTATTTCCGTGGTGGCGGTATAAACGCTGGTTACATTGCTATTAGGAATGGCAAACCTATACCTCTAGGAAGTCAAAATTCTAGCGTAGGACGATTTGTTGAATACGTTGATAGTGGTGGTAGTAGACACATCTCAGAAAAGTTTAATTATTATGGCAATTCTTATTGGTATACTATAACCCCTGATGGAACAAAACAGATTACTATTTATCTCGAAAATATTGCTCATGGTGATTATAACCATGTTGAAGGTCAAGCAAACCACTGCTACGAATATAGTTATGACAGCAATAATTATATTGATTTTTCAGAAATGAAAACTAACAATATACCCTATGCTCGTGGAAATAGCAGTTTAAATTCCTTAACAGGTTTTAATAATACTAGCGTTGGTGGTTTTTCTAATCACGTCAGCGGTATGTGGAATACATCTGAATATAGTGTGGCGGTTGAGTGTAGCGGTGCAAAAAATACTGTTTTCAATTCTCGTGATACATATGTTAATGGTATGAATAATATGCTAGAGGGTGTAGCTGATAGTATTGTAGTTGGCACATGGAATATTGTTAAGGGTGACAAAACTAAAGACCAAATGGCAAAATATAACGCCGTGTTTGGAGATCAAAATGATGTTCTTAATTATGATGGATGTCTTGTCGCAGGTTCATGGAATCACGCCACGGCAGATAACCAAACCGTTATAGGTATTAATGCAAAATCAACTTATAAAAGCTCGGAAAATGCAAGTATACTATTTAATATAGGGAACGGTCATAATATAGAAGATGGTTCTCTAACTCAAAATTCTGCAATGCAAGTGGACTTTTCAGGCAATGTTTATGCTGGCGGTGCATACAAAACTATTGGCGCTGACTATGCCGAATATTTTGAATGGCTTGACGGTAACACTAAAAATCAAGACAGAGTTGGATTATTCGTTACGCTTGACGGTGATAAAATCAAACTTGCAAATAAGGGTGACTATATCCTTGGTGTTATATCAGCCAACCCATCTATTGTTGGTAACTCTGCTGAATTAGATTGGCATGATAAATATAAAACAGATGTTTATGGACGGTTGATTTATGATGAGTCACACAATCCTATAGTCAGTGAAAACTATAACGATACGCTTGAATATATCCCTCGTGGGGCAAGAAAAGAGTATGACAAAGTTGGCTTATTGGGACAGTTAGTAGTTCAAGATGACGGAACGTGTGAGGTCAACGGATATTGTACGGCTAGTGTGAATGGCGTGGCAACCAAGTCAGATAGTGGTTATAGGGTTATCAAACGTATTGATAAAAAACATATAAAAATAATACTGAAATAGAAAGAGGGCTAACAACCCTCTTTTATTATTGGAGGAAAAGTTATGAAAGAGATTATTACTCAGATGATTACAGAGTATTTGCCTGTAATTTTAACAGCGGTTATGACGGCTATTGTCGGTTTTGTAAAATCGAAGTATACAAAAATCGCAAATGACAGCATTAAGAAAGATGTGGCGGCTACAACGGTTAAGTACATAGAACAGATTTATAAAGACGTTCACGGCACAGAAAAGCTTGAAAAGGCTAAAGAAACCATGCTTGCCCTACTTGAAGAAAAGGGTATTAAGATTTCCGATATAGAGCTTGTTATCTTGCTTGAAAGTGCCGTTAAAGATATGAATTATAAATCACTCACAGATTTTATTGACGAGGTTAAGAATGGCGGTGAGTAATTATGAACACAGTTAAGGAAATTGCTACCTACTGTGGAAGTATTACAACCATTTTGGCACTGATAACAATTATTGTTAAGCCAATAAGGAATAGATTTGTAGGGTGGATTTCAAAAACAAGTGGCAAAGATAATCTAAATAAAAAAATAGATAAATTAACAGTATTAGTGGAAAGACAGGTAGAACAGAACCAAAGCATGGAAACTCAGTTGCGAAAACAAAGTTTGGCTTTGCAGGCAACGCTGAGAAATTCTATTTTAGCGATTTATAATTCAAGAATGAAAGAAAATAGTATTTCACTGTACGAAAAGGAAAATCTCGCAAGACTATACGAAAGCTATTCATCTATTGGTGGCAATAGTTTTGTACATAATTGTGTAGACGAATTAAATAAACTGCCTGTAAAGGAAGATTAATTGGAAAGGAAGTATACATATGACTATTAAGGGTATAGACGTTTCTGAACATCAGGGCAATATTGATTGGGCTAAAGTAAAAGGAAATGTAAGCTTTGTTATACTGAGAGCTGGCTATGGTGATGCTATTACATATCCAAATCAGATTGACAGAACATTTGAAAAGAATTATAAAGGTTGTAAGAATAACGGTATTCCATGTGGTGTTTATTGGTATTCATATGCACAATCAGTAGAAGCAGCAAAGCAAGAGGCAAAGGCTTGTCTTAAGGTAATCAAAGGCAAAAAGTTTGAGTATCCTATTTATTTTGATTTAGAGGAACGTTCACAGTTTAATAAAGGTAAGGCATTTTGCGATTCTATCGTAAAGGCATTTTGTGGCGAGATAGAAAAGGCAGGCTACTATGCTGGACTTTATATGAGCCGTTCTCCTTTGCAGAATTATATCTCTTCTGACGTAGCAAAGAGATATACACTTTGGATTGCTGAGTATAATAGGAAATGCAATTACAATGGTAAGCATGATATGTGGCAGTATTCTAGCACTGGTAAGATAGACGGAATTTCGGGCAATGTTGACGTAGATTATTGTTACACAGATTTTCCTACTAAAATAAAATCGGCAAACCTGAACGGATATACTAAGACAAAGAAGCTACCAACACTCGAAAAGTCAGGCTATAAAAAGGGCGATAAGACCAGTGGTGTTCTTGCCTTGAAAGAAATGCTTATCATAGCCAAGGCAAGAAAACTTCACAATGTCACACTTGATGAGAACGGTATTTTTGGTGACGGCACTGAAAAGGCTGTTAATGCTTTGCTAAAAAAGTGGGGTTATAAGCAGAATAGTATTGCAGGTGAGAAGTTTATCAAGAAGCTTGCAAGCGCTATTAAGTAATACTAATTGTTTTTGTTTTTAAAGGGCGAGGTAACACAGCTTCGCCCTTGTTATATTTTAGTTATACGAAAGGAAGATAAACTATGGCGTATTGTGCTACAAACGGAAACCTGTATGAAAACGGAAAAGCTTTTGAGCTGAAAGTTGGCATTGGTGCTGATTTTAAAGTACAGGCTTCGGGAACTGGTAGTTTTCAGGTTGTAGGAAAACTGACTCAGAATGGTGCAGAGGAAGTGCTTATGATGGTTGATCTGAGCGACTTCTCAACAGTTGATACGATTACAACAGAAAATGTTTATGCAGGAGATGTTAGTGGTTATTATAGTGTAACTGTTAAAAATGTCAAGGGTGTAAACAAAATTTGGGGAACGATCACATATTAAGGAGGTGGATTTATGGCTACAGATATTATTGCTAGAGGTATGGCGGCTAATGCTAAAAAGTCTGTCACCGCATTAGGTAACAAGATTGAAAGCGAAAAATGGATTGGCACAAAAGCCGAGTGGGAAGCTGTTGATAAATCCACTATAAAAGACGGAACAATCGTATATATCACTGATGATGAAACGGTGATTTTATACGATAAAGCGGAAATGGAAAAGATAGCCGCACAGGTCGCCACAGACCGCAAAGCCGCTGAAACTGCCTCACAGACAGCACAGGCGGTGGCTGACAGTTTGCCTGAAGATTATGTGACCGCTGTTGGGAAAATTGCTGAAAACACGGCTGAAATAGCTAACGTGAAGCTGACCGACAAGGAACTGACAAGACGTGTAAATGCGTTATATGATATGGGTCAGGGTATCACACATAGGTTTGAAACTGACAGCGATACGGCATATGCCAAGACCGTCCCTACAGGGGGTAGGCTGATGTCGGTTAAGAATGTTGGCGGTAGGTCGATTGTGTTTAACCAGCTGATACCTGACAGCATAATCCATGTCACAGTAACAATTGACGAAGACGTTACCGAGGATAAGTGGATTAGCCGTATCGAAGCTGACACGTCAAATATAATTAGCGCACATGGTCATAAGGTATTGGGGAAATGCGTAAAAGACGCAAGCAACCCAACTGCAAATGTTGTAGTGCGTTTTGGCGATAACAATGCCAATATTTCAAACGGATACGAGTCAGAACATTCCACTGAAAAGGGAATATACTCCCTGCAACCTAGCGTTAAAAATGGTGCCCTGTATTATCGTGCATTTGCAGGCGCAACCGCAGGCACATACGGATTTACATTGCAGTTATTTGACCTCACCGCCATGTTCGGCTCAGGAAACGAACCAGCGAGCGTGGAAGAATTTGAGAAAATGTTCCCTACTGACTACTACCCATATAACACTGGGGAGGTTGTCAGTGCAGGCACAGAGAGCATTATAGAGCAGGGAGCTAACCTGTATTATGGCACTGATATGCTGAAAGTTGGTAGTGATACCTATGAATATATTGCAAATAGTTATCGTTGTAAGGCGATAAAATTAAAACCTAACACCACGTACACATTAAGTTTTACTTCCGATAAAACCAGTGAGATAATTCTTCTAATGAATGTGAATACTGTTGTAAATTCACAGCCGTATTTGGATTTTAGAAAAACATCAGACAATCGGTCATACAGAACAGGAGATAACGGATGTTTATATGTAGGTGTATATGCTGGCAACGGTAGTGTTGCATCGGCTGATGTTGTTAAACGACTATCTGAATGTGAAATCATGATATCGGAGGGCGACACCCCGACAGCCTACGCCCCATATCACCGCAACGAACACCCAATCCCCGAAGCCATCAAAGCATTGCCTGGCTACGGCATTGAGGGGAATGTGACAGACTATGAGGCTAAGACCTATACACAGAACAACACTATTGACGGAACGGCAATCAAAGCGTTAGATACCCCAATCGTCACCGACATTTCAACCCTGATACCAGATGACTTCCTGCGAAATATTGAGGTTGAAGCAGGCGGTTCAGTGACATTCAAAAACAGCAACGACAGCTATCGCATACCAGTGCCAAGCGAAGAGGAATACATCGTTAAACTGTCAGAGATAGGAGGTACAACATGACGGAGCTACAGAAAAAAATGGTCGAGAGCATGGGACTATCCACCGAAGACTTTCAGCCAAAGAAGGCTACAAAGGTGGACGAGCTAGAAGCACAGGTGCTATATACTGCGCTGATGACCGATACACTAATTGAGGAGAGTGACGACAATGTATAGGAAAGTCAAACGTTTGTACGATTTAGGGTTGTACACCGCCGAGCAGGTCAAAGATTTTGCTGACAGGGGAAAGATAACCCCTGAGCAGTATGAGGAAATCACAGGAGAAAAGTATGAAAGCGAGGATAATGAGGGTGGTGGAAAGACTAAATGAGTGTAAGTATATATAATAAAACAGATAATAAGCTTAGTTCACTAGCAAACCAAACGGAGCTTATGAACAATGACGGTACGGCAGATATTACAAGCCAAATAGAAAATTTGGCTACCTCAGTTAAAAGAAACGCAGATGAAATATCTATTCTGAGTGGAAGTTGTGTTCGCATGGAGAAATTAAATCGTAATGCTCATACCGTAGGTGGAACATGGAATTGTAATGATCCAGATAATATAAATGGGTTTCTCGGTCAAATAAATTGTGGCAATATTTCCGAATTAGGTCTTGGTACAGAACTGAAAATAAAAGGAACTATTGAAAATGTTCCTTGTATTGTTAATGGTGAAGAAAGTACAAAAACGGTAGAGTATGATACTTATTTTGTATGTGTGGCTGTGGATTTTCTTAGGACTACAAAAGCCTCAAGTGGAAAACGGTCATATACATTTATGCCTTTTGGGTCACCAATAGGAACAAATGTTATTGATAACGCTACAGGTTTAGGTGATGTTCACGCATACTCTCAAACATTCATTCAGCAAAAGGTTATGCCTGTTTATACTGCACATTTTAAAAATATTTTTGGAAATAATCTTGCTGAGTTTTCAGACCCATTACCACTTATGATTAACAAATCAGCCACGAGTTACACTTATTTTAATGGTGGTGGAAGAAGTGTGGAAAACTATGGTTATAGTGATAGTTATACATCCTATTCGCTTAGATTACCGAGTGAGCCTGAGATTTTCGGACATTATATTACATCAGGTTGTTATGACAATTCAGGCATGGAGTCACAGTTGCCATACTTTGCAAATAAGCCAATTACTACAGCTTTAACAGGCTTTGGTTATGATACTACTGGTGGAATGTGGCTATCGTCATATTCGGGTATGAATTATTACGGATATTATGATATTGATAAAAGAACAATTCACGCAAGACCAGCCAATGCTGAGTTTGGTATTTACCCACTTCTGACATTGGTTCAGAAATAATTTTAGGGTACTAGATTAATTTCTAGTACCCTATTTTTTTACGCTTGACGAAATATAAATAATTAGATATAATAATACTATCTAAAGCGAAAGGCGGTCAATTTTATGGTAAATTATTCTGAGTTTATAGAAATAGTATGTAGTAATTTGAAAATTACTAAACCGATAGTCGAGGAAGTATTGTTTTTGCATACACCTACACAACTAGCAGAGTATGTTCCTGCGGATAATGCACTTAAATATCGTATGGGCAAAATGCCACTTGACATAATGTTTGCGATCGCTCATGAGTTAAGGCACAAATGGCAGGCTGAAAATTGCCCTGAGATTTTTCAGGATTATGTAAATTCCACTGAGATTGGTACAGAACAATACAATCTGCAAAGTGCAGAGATCGACGCAAATGCGTATGCTATGGTTATAATGGAAAGCGGATTTGGCATAACACCGCAGTTTAAAGAGTTAAGCGAAAAGGTTAAAAAGAAAATATCGTTAAGGGCTAACGAGATAGTGGAAGAATAG